TCCCGGGAAAAAGACCCCCCCCCCAGAAACGCAGAAACCCGAGTTAGTTTCCTAATTCGGGTTTCTTTGGTTTTGCACGGACAAGCCGTGCACTTTTCTACATGTCATTTGGGATCAGCGGTCATCACCATCGTCGAAGCTGAAGCCCTTCGTGTCCACCTTCTTGCCGGCCTTCTTTGCAGCCGGGGCCGGAGCTGCTGCCTTCTTGCCTGCCTTCGGTGCGGCTGCAGCTGCGTTCACCTTCGTGGCACGGGTAGCCTTGACCGGGGCAGCTGCAGGGGCTTCGCCGATGCCGTGCGCTGCTTCGTAGGCTTCCATTGCAGCCTTGTCCACTGCAGACTTGCGACCACGGCGTGCCTTGAGTTCGAGGTAGGCCTTCTTGGAAAGCGTACGAACTTCGGGCTCGTCGGCGTCCGGCTTGACGGTAGCGCGCTTTGCAGTCTTGACCGGAGCGGCCGGGGCAGCCTTCGGGGTACGGGTAGCCTTCGGGGCAGCTGCAGGGGCTTCGGCAGCACCTTCGTTCAGCATCGACACCAGCGACGCGGCGAGGGTAGCGATGTTTGCAGCGGCGTCGGCAAGCTTCAGGGCGGTGCGGGTAACTTGCTTAGAGGTAGCCATGGTGTGAATCTCCAGAGTGTCAGGGTTTAGGACCGGGGTGTTTAGTGGTCAGGCTGTCTTGGTCCGCTTTCTAGCCTGCCCATGGTTCCCATTGTACACCGTTTTCGGCGGAATGCAATAGGGTTAGCGAAAGAAAGTTGTAACAGTTTGCAACCGTCAGGGTGCTGCCTCTAAGTCTGACGGTTGACTATCTAGTAAGGGGTCCGTGTACACGACGTTAGCAGTTCCGGCTTGCAGCCTGTACTGTCTAGTACCGATCCACTTTTCGGCAAGTTTGAACCGGTCAATCGTTGACTCTAGGAAAGCTTTGACTTCAATCGAGGGCTTCTTGCGCTTCGTCTTCAGGCTAGCTAACAGAGACTTCAACTCTTTGACTCTGAGCCTCAACTTGCTGTTGTCAAGCTTTGACAGGTTGCGAACCTTTCGATCAAGGATCACGTTTGCCTGTTCAATGCTGATCTTCAACTTCTTTGCAATGTAGTCTGCAGTGTCTTCGCGTCGCAAAGCATCCATGATGATCTGCAGGTTGTCGCAAGCTAGGATCATCAGTTCAGTGAACGCGATCTGACTTTGCGTTTTCTCGATTCGGAAGTCTAGCGAGCGCGCTTCCAGCTTGCATCGCCACTTCAACCAACGAACTATCAAGTTCGGTATAGAGATAGCAAAGAAGTTGACGTGATAGTTGTCGCCGGACCCTTCGTCTAGAAGACGTTCCGTCACGTACACTTCGTAGTGATTTCTGCAGGTCAGTCCTTTCTTGAGAAAGAGAACGAACTTGTCAAAGTCATTGTAGTTCAGCGTTTTCTTGCAGCGAATAACAAATGACATTCCAACGTCGCCTGCTGACACATTCTGCACTTCGTCTCTGGGCTTTACTTTGTTTTCAAGAAAGTTCAGCGGCGAGATACCTGGCGCGAATGCAAGGATGGTCACTGTCTTGCTGTCCCTGTCTATCTCTATTTCGCTGTTCCAGTCAACGTAGCCTTTGTGACCCTCAAAGAAAGCACGAATCGCTTCTGCATTCTCTTTCGACTTGATAGGTTGACCACCATACACTTCTTGAAACTTCAGACCCTTTGCGTAGTCCTCTGTTGATAATGACTCGCCGTTGAGCAGTCGAATCATTATTTTCAAAACGGATGCTGGCTCAAAGCTTGGAATAGACGTTGTCACACCAACACCGATACCTGAGCTTCCGTTGAAAAGCAACTGCGGTAGCAGAGCAGGAAGCACTAACGGTTCCTTTGAAGAACCGTCAAAGTTAGGAATCAGATCTGCGCACGGAAGAAAGTAATGGTGAAAGTTTAGCTTTCCAAGCTCAGTGAGGTTGCAGTTTGTATATCGGTAGGCGGCTGCGCTGTCTATCTGCGTACCCCAGTTACCTTCACCTTGAATAACGGGTGCAAACGAGGTAGTGAGTGTAACTATGGCGTTATAGCAGTTGTGAACCACTAAGAAGTTTCCAGACTTTTGACCGTTTGATGAAAACACAATCATGTTTTCATAGTTGTCAACGGTAAAGTCGTAGAATGTCTCTTTAGCTTCTAGAGTAACATACTCCAATCTAGCCACGGCATTTAGACACCATGTCGGTATCTTAGCAGCTAACTCTGCAACTGTATTGATACTAAAAAGCGACTTAAGCCTTTCCGGTTTTGAGTAAGCTACTCTATTAAAGTTTGCGCTCATGCTAGGCTCACGTCTAACATACGCTGTATAAGTATCCCAGTCAACAGAGTTCAGACTTCCGTGAATAGCAAGAAGTTTTCCCAGCACGCTACCAAGCCTAGCGTACAGTAAACCATTTGGATCCTTGCTCTTAGAAGGCACTTGTACTCTAGTGCCTTTCCGTGCTTTTTTTATTTTTGAGGTGAAACCTTTAGCCTTATTAGTGTCAAGCTTGAAGTCCTTTGCAAGAGAGCATAGTTCGTCGAAGCTATGACCTTTTTTATACAGCGTCTCTAGCCTTGTAAGATTATAGACGCATGGGCGCAGCTTTTCGTAATTATCCTCTGTTACCTCAATGTTACTAGCTTGCAGGGTGCGAATAGCCTTAAGAGCTATCAGTATGCCATGGTGCGCACTAACCTCCTTAGTGAGAGTGCTATTCTTTTTTCGGATTGCAGTACGCAGTGATGAGTCTTCAGCAAACATGCGTTTTCTACCTAGGCTCAACCCGTCTAAGTAGTTATCTTCATGCGCTATTGCGTGCTCTGCTCTTGAAAGTAGTTGCAGATTAGAAGGGCGATTGTTTTGCGTATTTTCATCGATATGATGATATACCTCGTCATCCTCTCTGCCTCCGTACTTGGCGTCACCAACTAGCATGTGCACCTTTTTACGGAACTTGGTATTGAGAGTCACTTCTTTGTAGCCGTCCGTGTCTATCAGCGCCCCACCAATTAGGGTGTCTCCAATTGATAGGTCTTTTGCTTCTTGCCAACCTCGGTCGCTACTTATCAGCTTATGTTCAGGTGTAACTTCAATAACTTCACCTGACGTCAGGTGAATACGCAACATCTTCCTAGTAACCTTTGCCTTGCGCCAAGAATGCGCTAGTGCCGGTACCAGTGACTTTGTTTCTTCATCGTAAGAAAGAACCCACTTAGGTCCGGACTTCTTGTCAGCTAGTTCCTTTATAGTTACATTGGTTCCGCTAAGCAATGGTACCAGTGTGTTTCCTCGGAGACACGCAGTGTCTCCGTGCGGATGCAGCTGACCAATAGTATTGCCAACTACGCGAGCAGACTTGATAAGCCTATTCTGAGAAGTGACAACTTGCTGCATTGCCCACAGAGAACGACGATGCACAGGCTTCAGACCGTCTCTAAAGTCTGGAATGGAGCGCTCTTCGTTAACTTCTTGTCCGTACTGAGTTAACCAGGTCTTTACGCTAGGTATCAACTGCTGCGTGGCAATAGGTGCTACGTCAGCAGCGTTTACAGCTTGCTTTCTTCGTGTCGCCATTTAGTCGAATCCACTGTTTATAATGACACCGCCGTAGTAGCTGACCACGTTGTTAAGATCAAGAGGAAAAGCAAACACTTGCGTGTCTTCTTTCTTGTGTTCCACCTTCACAATTTTTGCATTAATGTTTGGATTGACAGTTGGCAGCATGTCTCCGGCTCGAAGCTTTGCAGCTCTAATACTCTTTTGCTTTGGTACTCCGTAGTCTGTCGGGCCATTTCCAAGAGTGACAACATTCAGCACTGAATTTGCAGATAGCGTCAGACGCAGTGCAGCGTCAGGTGCTTCTATTGTCAGAGTCACAACATCGTTTATGACACCGTATGTCTGAACCGGCGTAGCTCGCCTTGAGCGCAGAGTCTTGTTTCTACATTCATACTCCACGTAATGCAATTCGTTTGGAATCAGGTCTGCATTGAAGAGCCCTGACACTTGCTTAAAGCCCGAAGACTGGCGTAGTGCGTTCTGCGTTTCTATCAACTGCAGAGTTGTTTGATAGAATGCTGTCAGACAATCCATACTGAAAAGATTTTGGTTTTCCACTTATATCCCCAGAAGTTGCTTGCGTGCAGAAACGTCCTTGGACATCAGAAAAGACAGTGCCTCTTCTTCAGTTCCACTCATGTCAGAGTCAATCAGAACCAGTCGGCGCGTTTCAGGATTGAATGCTAGTTCTTTCAACATGTCGGCATTGATTTCACCCCACCCCTTGATGTGGCTTATCTGAGCAGACGTAGCCTTGAGCGCAACAAGCTGCGCTTGAACTTCTTCCTTAGTATATCCGTACACCGCTCCGGACTTTGTGGTTGCATAGTACTCCGGCGCTTTTACATAGTAAACACGCTTCTGCGCAAACAAGTCCGGAAGCAGCTTTTGAAGCAGTGAAAGAATCAGGATGTTAATATGGCAGTTACCTGTAACAATCCCATTTCCATCTTTGTCCTCTATCAGAAAGTTTCCTGTATCTGGAACCGCCATGCAGTAGAAGTCTCGGGGTGTCTTACTTGTGACTTGCTCTACAGCAACAACTGTGTGATTGACAGCCTGGAATTTTTTCTTCAGTAGACTCGTTGAAAAAGAACCATACTCCTGCTTGAAAATATCTTTTCCTAAGTTCCAGCGCGGGTATCTACTAAACCTTCCGATCCTGTACTCTTCATATTTCTCCTCATTGAGGACGCCATACTTCAAACTTGTTCTTTTGCAGTGTATGAGGAACTTCTTAAGAGCGGCCTCCTGCGAAGGCTTAGTCTTAGCATAGGGTTTACCTGCGGTCTGAGAAACAGGTAGTACTTTGTACCCGTCAGAAAGTTTCAGTCCCCGCTCTTTGATAAACGCAGTCACATCCGCTATGGAGATATCAAACTTGCTCATTGAGGGTTCAGCTCCGCGATACGAGTTACCAGTGACAAACCGATACCCTGCATGCTTACTGAATGAAACACCTGCATCCTTAAGTCCCAAAAAAAACCGCGCCAGCGACCCCAAGGCCTGCTTCCTCTTAACTTCAGGGTCAGCATTCATACTAGAAACAACTTTACGATGCGCTTCTGACTTGTTATACGCCGTGATTCTGTCTGCAGCCTTGACGCGAGCCTGTGGGTTGTTTTCCCAGAACCGATTCAAGTCTTGTATATGCCGCTCAGATCCGTTGTACTCCTTTGCGTATGCAGAAATATGCAACCTGGAGTGCTCATAGCGAGATAAAAACTCTAGATTCTCGGGTGAATTGTTGAGCTTGTTTTCGTCTTTATGGTGGACGTGTATCGCGCCACCGTGTACACCAGTGTTTGCTGCAGCGTACTTTGCATACTGTTTTGATTTCACGTTTTGCATTACGGTTCTATGCAGAAGACGGTAGCTACCATCAGGTGCTATATAAGACTTGTACCCATCGTAGTTGTCGTGATTCTTAAAGGTGAAAGTTACGTCGGGTATCGAGTCACCAACTACCAGATTCTTTGCAAGACAGTAATTGAACCCTTTATGTGTCTTTTTAGTGCGGCTACGTTCCAGATTATTAACCGGCCACGCATGCCCGTTTGTACACCTTATTACAGAGCCATCATCAAAAGTGATTTTCATATAACTACTACTGGTAGTTGTCACTGATGGCATGTAAGCCCTAGCTGGTACTAGCTCGCGTTTTTTGTTAACACCCCATACCCAAATAGGTGCGTCTGGAGCCTCCTCCCACATGGAAGCTAATTGCTCCATTGTCTTGGTGGTTCCATCGCAAAGCTTTACAGGAGTATGACGGCCCAAGGGTCCGTCAACATCGGCATCAGCCAATGCGATCAGTCGATTCACTCGCAGACTCTTGTAAGGATCTTCTGCCTTAGGATCGAAACCCATTGTTGCAAGGATGTTCAGAACCTCTTCTGACGCAAGAAGCTTTTCTATCGGTGCTTTGTATGCGTTCAGGAACTTGCCTCGCAATGGAAGCAGTTCTTGATATCGCTTGTCTCTAGCGCCTTTTGCCGTGTTGTGAACAAAGATGCCAGCGTCTAATGCATAGTTGTGGTACTTCGGAACCGTAGCGTCATAAACTGGAATAGGATCGCATGTGACCTTCCTCACAGACTTTACTGTAATAGTATTAGTAACAACACCCTGATGCAAAGAACGCCTAGTTCTCTTCCCTGTAGCCTTTGAATTCTTAAGGCGCAGCCTGTCTTCCTTAGACAGTGTGAGCTTTTCACACGACGACTTTTTCATTTGACTTCCTTCCAGGATTTTACGCTCTTCACAGCAGCGCTCTTTGTATCAAAGAACTTCTGCCAGGACTTTGCCTTCATCGGTGTTTTGCAATCAAGTCTTTGCTTTGCCGCGTCGAATCCGGCATCGGTAAAAGGATCCAGTTTGATTGCTACAGCGTGACTAGCTATGCTGAGCCACAACTTGCGCATGCCTATGCGAGTAGCCTCTGCCGTTTTCTTTCTATTTTCTAGATTCTTAAAGTAGTAGGTTACTGCTTTTGATTGCAGTTTCCGGTTGGATGCGTCGCTCCAGTATTCCTGAAATACTTCTGTTGTATTCTTAATAGACTTTTCTTTATAAGAGAAGTCTGTCTTCATTCTTTCCGCATGCAACTTACCGAAGTTAGCTCTAGCTACAACTGCACCCGGTGAATTTGAGTGCTCTCTTACATGGTCTTCTTGCGTCAATACTTCAAGGTTGCTTGGATCGTCGTTCAAGCTGTCGTTATCCTTATGATGTATGTGCATTCCAGTAGCTAGCTTGCGACGTTCTTTCCGGTTAAGAAGAACAGCTTTCTTATACACCATAGTGCCAACACCATTCTTCTTTCCAGGTGCTATAGCTACTCTGCGCTTTATTCCGGAGCTAAAACCGCTTACTTTTGCATGTATCTCTTCTGCGTGCGTCATCAACGAGTCGCCAGGTTCCAGTTTCTCTGCTGCCTTATAGACCCCTGACCGCAACAAGAACGGATGATTCTCTGTGCAACGCAGAATTTCCCCGTTTGAAAGTTCTACTTCAACGTACGAAGTTACGTGCTTCGTTATTCTCGGTGTGTCAAATTCAATAACTTCTGTGCAAGACTCTTTCAAGTTGTAGGCGTAACCGTACAGCTTCTTACCAGCTTCGCTTTGACGCACCATTTCTTCAAACGACATCGAAACACCATTTATAAGTCGAACCTTTGTGTCACCAAGAAAACAGCCAGCTGCGGAGTCCCCTTCAACAAGATACAGTTCTCTATCCTCAGGTTTGCAGTCGTAGGCAGTGCATGCTTTCAGGGGCAGCCCCTTCTTTGCAATCTTGCGAAGCGTAGATAGCACGGCCTTGCTAGCAGTGAACTGATTGCGCAGTTCCTTGAGCTTTGCTGCGCGTTCGCACACAGCTTCAGCTAGAGCCCTGTTCTTCTTGAAGAATGCTGTCAGGGCTTCAAGAATCAATTCCTTGACTGGTTCAGCAGCACGATCGTCAACCAGCTTTTCCTTGGTCTGACTTGAGAACTTTGGAGCCTCAAGCTTGACGTTAAGCAGGCCAACTATGCCTTCTCGAAGTTCAGTTGCTGAAAACTCCTGCTTGCGTTTCACAAAAGGCTGCAACGCTGCAATCAGTGCTTGAAAGAAAGCATTGAAGTGAACACCCTTTTCAGCGTTGTACAGACCATTGGTGAATGGTGCAAAGTCACAACCATCGTGACCGGTGAACTGCAGCACGCAAGACACCAAACCAGATTCAAAGTTGAAGGGTTCAACGTCAATCAATGGCGTAGCTTGCAGCTTTGCTAGACGGTCCACCACATACTGAGCAGGGCCGTCAGCTTGAAACTCTCGCACCTTTCCAGAGTGATGCGAAAGAGTGATCTTGAAACCTGGGGTGAAGTACGAAGCAATGCGCGACCAGTCGGTAAGAAGAATCGACGGAAACACAGGTTCGCTAAAAATCGACAGGTCTGGCTTGAAGTGTACAAGCGTACCTTTCTTGAGCGTTGAATTGCTTCCAGGCTTGAGCGGTGCCTTGACCTTCTTCAGTGGAGTTGACAGGCGACCAAATTCATAGTCAAGAAACCACCATGCTCCAGCGTTGAAAGTGTAGACTTCAAAGTACTCACTTAGAAAGTTTGTCGCCTTGATGCCAACTCCGTGGCTATTCGAAACCAAAACACCTGAAGCGAAGCAGTCAATGTCAGGTTTCCCGTTCTTTGGTTTATGAACACCAACACCAGCTTCAACAAAGAAGGTGTGCGTGTGGTCAACAGTTATGTCATACACTGGAACCGCATTCTGTAGCTTCAACTTTCTGACGCCAAGTACAGTATGGTTCCATGATTGAATCAATGTGTCAATTTCGTCATCAGTACAGTCTTCAAATTCAAGGCCCAGATGCTTGGAAGCAAACATCTTGAACATCATCTCGTCAGGAAGGTTGCGGCTCTTGCGAAGAAGGCTTCTATGCAGGTCAGTACTGTAAGAACGCTCGCCAAGAGAAGACCTGAGTCGCCTAATGCTGTAGTTCAGAAAACTGTAGCGCTTCTGCTCAGTAGCAACCCGATACTCCGCAATTGCTCGGCGCATTGTCACTGCTTCTTCTGACATGTCCTCATAGCATACCAGAGCTTCACCATTCAGAACATGGCGCTTCAGAGCAGCTAGTGTCGTAACACTAGCAAGTAAAGCATAGGCAGATGTTCCCATCTTATAGTCGCTAGAGCGACGTGCGTTCCACTCTTGAGGCGTAACGGTGTTTGGGTTCTTGAAGCTCAGAAGCTTCTTTTTCCACAGGTCAAACCTAGCAAGGTCGCTCTTTTCCTTTGCAACTTCTTGCAGCGTCTTTTGCGAAGCGTTAGACCCAGACAGAGTGTCCTCTGCAAGGTAGGATCGGCCAACTCTCTGGACAAGGTCTTTATAGAACTTATTAGCTTCCTTAGCGAAATCTGCTTCCGATTCAAAGTAGGAAACTGCAACTGAATACTTTGCGTCAGTTCCTCTACGAGATTCGCTGTAAGTGACTGCGTTGAATACGCCGTAGGTTTCTATTGCTCGGGCCGCTATCTTTAGAGCTTTTTTCTGACCCGACTGAATCTTATGCCATTCTTGTGTGTTCTGACGCGTAAACCGACTAGAGTTTTCTGCTCTAAGGTCAGCCTGAGTTTCAAGAATCTTGTCTCTGGCTAACGCGGACCGGTCTTCTGCATGCTCACGATGGTGGTCCGACATGAACAAGCGTTCAAGGTTATCCTGGCGGTTATCCTGAACTTTTTTGTTCTTATGATGAATGTCAATCGACTGTCCGCGCAGATCATCAAACACACGCTTCTCTGTATCAAAGGAGCCTACAAGTCGATGCAGTGGTTTACCTACGCCGTTGTCAGTTACACTGTAGTAGTCGTGAGGTCCGTGTTCAGTATCGTTAGCCCTAGCGTGCCGATCGCTGTAGTAATAGGTGGTAACTAGAGAGTCTTCAAACCGCAGATACTGCGCTTGCACTCGCTTTATGGAGCCACCTCTCCTTACGTAAAACGGATGCTCTGGTGTACAGCGAAGCGTGTTGCCGTTATCCAGTGTTACTTCAACCAAGTCTCGCGTTTTCTTGGTCAGTTGTGAAAACGAAATCTCAGACGGCTCAAGTCGCTGCTTGCGCGTGCTGTAAGAAAGAACTGGAAGGTTCTTTCCTGTCTTTGTCCAATGTGCATGCAGTTCCTCCATAGAAAGAACGCGACCATCCAGCAGTCGAATTCTTGTATCTCCAGTAAAGCAACCAACCGTGTTGTTGTAGGAACCTTCCTTTGAAAACTTTCCACCTGCATGAAGAAGAGAAGTAATGGCCTGAATAGCCGGCATGGAATGCTCACTACCAGAAACAGGATCTTTGATCTTCTTCGGCTGCACTGGCATTCCGCGCCCGTCGTCCAGAACCCAGTAAGACCCATCGTCATCGATGTACGTTTCAACTGAAGAGCAGAAACCAGCTAGCGATTCATCGCGTGCGTTGTCCATGACCTCACGCAGAATCGTGAAGATGCCGGCCCCATCGGTAGGTCCGATGTACATTTGCGGCTTCTTGCGCACAGAATCAACGTAGTCAAGATGCTGAATTGCACTTGCGTCGTAATCTTTCAGTTTCTTTGTTGCCATGATGTTATTGAGGTATTAAAGCAAGCAGCAGCTTGACGGTGTTCATCAGATCATCTTCTTTCACGGAAGACGTATCAAAGGCGCGTTGCAACGATGGAACCCAGTCGTCACCGACCTTGTCGCAGAACCGAATAGAAAGAATCGTAGCACCAGCGCGCATTGTTGACGCCGACACTTCCAGTTCAAGTTTTGCCGAGCTGGAAAGATGAATAGCTGAAATCTTTGGCTTGGTGTCTGCACTAAGCGTGCTACCAAAGAAGTATGACGGATTGATGTTCTCGTCTGCAAGAATTGTCAGGCGTGTCAGCAGTCGTGCACCACCAGACTTCTGTTCGGGCTTGTTCTCTCTGCGTACCTTGAACCCCCAACGCCCAAGATGATTTACGAACTTGTCAATTCTTGCGTTGATCTCGCGCACTGATTCTTCGTCAGAGGCATAGCGCATGTCAACCTTGTTGCCAACCTCGGAGTATTCTGCTGTGTTTTCAATGGAAGATAGAAAAGCGGCAAGCACGCTAGGATAAAGATCCTGCCAGTCAATGACTTCTATATTGACACCCTTCAAAAGAGTAGGCCTGAGAGTGTCAAGAAGCGATTGCTTTATCCGAAAAACAAACACATACTTCTGCTTCAGCGTAGCAAGGTCAGCGATCTTGAACGGGAAGTATTCACCCTTGTAAGACACCAATGTTATTGTTGCGCGTTTTGTAGCAGCTGCAGACATGGTTGTACCTTCAAAAAGCTAGTTCCAAAGCGTAAATACCCCGATAGCATTTACACTACCAGGGTATTTACTTGTGTCAGATCAGACCAGATTGGCTGAGAACAAATTGTCGTTCGCTTTCTGTGAGGTCTTCCAGCTTCTTCATGAGACTGATCAGCTTTGCAGTGTCGGCATCGGCTCGCGCTTTTGCGAGGCGCGAAGCCGTCTGACGAAGGTGACCCGTAGGAATGAAACTGAGACTCTTTGCCGGGCAGAATTCGTTACCAGCAGTGAAGTGGCAACGAGAGTTCTTCGGGTAGTCATCTTCCGGAAGCGACGGAAAAAGGTGCCCGCAGGACAGGCAACCTTCTGCGTAGATATGAATGACGAGCTTGTCATTGCCATCGATATCGACGATAGACGGCAAGGTGAAGCTGCGAGATTCTTCGCTTGCACCTTGCAGTTCGTCGGCTACCTCTTGCACGATTTCAGGCTCAAACGGATTTTGCGAGTTTTCGATGTGCATGATTTTCTCCAGTGGAGAAAGGTGACATGATTGCCACCCTTCGGTTTATGTCTTCAGCGAATCAGTCTTCGTCGTCAAAGTCGATCGAAGCGGTGCGTACCGGCTTGCGAGCAGACTTGGCTGCCGGCTTTGCACGCACCGGAAGTTCATCATCTTCCTCTTCGTCTTCTTCGTCGTCGTCTTCGTCAGGTTCTACAACCTTCTTCTTGCTAGCTGCCGGTTTTGCAGCGGCCTTTGCATTGCGCTTCGGAGGAATAAATTCCTCTTCTTCCTCGTCATCTTCATCTTCTTCCGGATCCGGCTCGACAACCTTCTTCTTGCTAGCTGCCGGTTTTGCCTTGCGCTTCGGCGGAACGAAATCCTCTTCTTCCTCTTCTTCCGGATCCGGTTCGACAACCTTCTTGGTGCGCTTGGCCGGCTTTTCTTCAATTTCCTCTTCTTCCTCCTCAGCTTCTTCCGCTTCTTCCGCTTGAGGCAGGAATTCCGACTCGTCAGTCACTGTGATGATGATGTTCGGATTCGGATACAGCTTCGATTGAACGCCATCTTCAGAAACTACCGTGTAGTAGCCCTTCGGCGAAAGCGTGACTTCAGAAGCGCGCAGCACGGTAGTGAACGGACCAGCAATCATCGCCATGCCGGTGGAGTCAGTAAGAATCACTTGGTCCTTCGGAACCATTGCAGTGCCGCTGATACGAAGGTCATTGGTAGCTGCGTCTTCCGGCTTTGTCGGAGCTTCGACAACACGAACCGAGTTCTGAGCGATGATTTGAACGATGTAGGTCATTTGACAGTCCTTGTCTGATTGGTAGGGCTTGTTTACGTGAGGCTAGTTACGTGTCTAGCTTCTCACAATGCATTCACAGTATTGCGTTTTGCGGCCAGTAAATGCTATCAGTCTGCGTCTTCTTCTGCTGCCTGCTTCGGTCGGCGTCCAGCCGGAGGAAGTTGCACATTGACAAATGCAGATCCGGCAATTCGATTCACTTTGCGAATCTTTCGATACAGCAAGTCTGTCTTGTCTTCACCAAGAAGCCGCGACCGCTTGCCTGCTAACTTCACAGTGATGACTTTGAGAGCTGCGCGCAGCGTACCGTCAACCGATGACTTGGCAACGCGGAAGATCAGAATCCATTGCGAACCTGCAGGCAGCCGACGTTCAAAGTTCGGAGCGTACGTTGCCGAGGAAATGCGAGCTGCGATGCCAAGCAAAGAGTCAACATCGTATTCACGAAGATCGTACCGACGATTGTCCGGATTGTCCCACCGGCCTTTCACTCGAAAGGCATTGAACTTGCTCGGATCCAGCAGACCGTCACCGCTGACTTCAAATTTCACTTCCAAAAAGAAAGGCTTGAAGTCTGCCGGCGCAATTGCTTTCGGTGCCTGAACTCGCGTAGTTGCAGGTGTCGCTGCTGTTGTTTTCTTGACAGCAGGTTTTCCTGTAGCTTTTGCTGCTCGCGCAGCAGCCATCGCTTGAACCGCTTTTGACTGTGCTGGTGCAGCGGCTACCGGCTTCTTTGATGCAGGCTTTGCAACCGGCTTTGTAGTAGCAGAGGGTTTGAGTGCCATACTATGTTCTTTCGATTAAAGTGAACTTACCAAAATTGAGCAACCTTTATTGCTATTCCTTTGCGTCAATCTCCTTGCATATATCATTCACAAGTTTCTGCATTGCGTGTTCTTCGTCTATGGGCCAAACTCCTTTCAGTGAATTGCCTTTTAGAGCGCGGGTCTTCCAGTGCATATTAAATGCGTCTCGCACTGCACGAGACAGGACGCTCCTTGACATGTGTGTTGAACTGCTTTTGTGTAGTTCACAGAGTTGAACTGCAAGCAGACCTTCTGTAGGCTCGTTAAGAATACGCGCCTGAATTCTCCTCCTTAGCACAACAAGAAACTTCTGGTTGCCAGTCATGTTTTAGAGTCGTCTTTAGCACCAAACAGTACTACGGCGGTTATAAAGTCAGACCACTGATCTTTTGTAAACTCCATGCAGCACACCTGAGTGCCATCCTGCCATAGACATCCGCTAGACAACTGAATAATTCCATTATGTGCTTCCCACCAAGCACCACGCACGGAACTGCCCCAGTTCAGCCTTTGTGCAAAGAAAGGCATATTAACCATAGTTAGATACCAAAGATAGTTCTCTTCAGTATCTATGTAGCGAAAGGTAGTACCACTTGTAATGCAGCTACATACTTCCAAAGCCTTCTTGGCAAAGAAAACATCGTGTCATCGTAGGTAGTAAAATTGAAGATGTGGCGACTCAAGTAGCTTAACCTACTTATTTCCCCTTCAAACGTTTTGGTGCAAGCGTAGCTCTCTTCAAGAATGCGTGCGTACATTATGCCGCCTATCTATAGGTTGAAAACTTCTGCATCAAAGCACTCAACAGAATGTTAGATGCCGGCTTTTTCGGAATGGTTATCACGGGCCGATGCGAACGGTTAACAACACGCTGATTTACAGTTGCGGCGTCGGCAGCTGCTGAAGTGGTGCTCTTGCTAACAGTTACCTGCATCGGTTGCGAGTTGTGTTGTGCGGTGCTGAGGCGTCCAGTGACAACCATTTCAACAGGGCCGTTATGCAGTTGCTGCTTTTCTCCGACAACCTTCACAGGAATTTCAGTAAAGTCAGCCTTTTGCATGCGAGCCCAAAGCTTTTCAAGCTCGCGCATCGCATTGTGCAGCAGGCACAGAATGGCAAGTCTGGAAATAGGATTCTTGGTTTGAAGATCCCAAGAACGCGGGTACAGGTGATAGTAGCCCTGACCTTGACCGAGCGCTTCAACGCCAAAGAAGAAGTCGTCGCCTTGATAGCGAGAACGCAGGGCTTCTGCGAATTCACGTGTGCAGCGAATCGTGATCTTGCGAGTACGTTCGCAAAGGCTGACGAAAGACAGATTCAGCTTTGATGCAGCAGACATGATTGTCACTCCGGTTGAAGACTAAAAACGTATTGAAAAGCGCACTCAGCAGGGAACCAAGTGCGCTTGACCAATAGGCTCTTATTTTGACTTGCAGACTTTCCGCGCTGCTCCCAGGATGTAGTCTACACTTTGCAGCTTTTCAGTGAGTCGGTAAATCACATTGTTTGCTTCTTCCAGCAGTCGAAGCGCTTCGACTTCAGTTTCTGAAACGGTGTCTGCGCCTGTGCGTTTCTTCAGGAAACGAATAACTGCATCACCATCCCAGTTGTCACGATTGACACGCGCATGCTTTGCTTTATTCCTCTTCTTTTTCGGCGCCTTTTCGGTTGCTACTTCGATGACTTCAGCCGGCTTGTTGCGCATGATCCAGTTTTCGTTTGCCTCGTTGAAGCGCATTGGCTTGTACTTCCCCTTCCAGATTGCAGTCACGTATTCATGCAATCTAGTTTCGGTTACACCGTTTGCGTGTTTTGTTTCCACGTGCGAGGCGTCACAGCGAGATACCTTTCCAATAGTCTGAGAATCCAGCACAACGTATCTGTCTACGCTGTTTTCCAGTAGCGTGTCAAACACTTCATTGCTAACTTGCGTGCTCATGCTCTATTCCTTCAGTTTGGTTTGTAGCAACAAAAGGCTCCTGTATTTAGGAGCCTTTCTAGAGTACTAGCTTTGATGTTACTTGGACCTGACAATCCAAAGCTTGGAGGTTTCATCAAAGTTCAAAGGTGCGCGTTTTCCACCCCATACCGCAACCACGTCAGCAAGTTGAATTTCAACCTCATCCGCATCCATGTCAACCTTACCGTTGACAACAGGTTTTACACAGATAGCGTATTCATTTGTTTTCATGTCTTCTTCCGTAGCGTACACAGCAAGAATCTTGTTTCCACTGTAGACGTAGTCTGCATTAAACACATAGCTAGCAAAATTCTGTTGAGTGGTCTGGGTGCTCATTGCTATTCCTTCAGGGTTGTTTCGGGTTGCTTGGTAGGCTTTCACTACCTGCACTTTCAGTTTACCACAGGTTCAAGACGCGGTCAAGAACTAAAGTGTAACAGTTAGTAACCGCATCCTGTAAGGTAGCCACGCAGCGAGACACCTATAGCAGGGTCCAGCTCCTGCACAGAACAGATCTTCCAACCGTCTGCAGACTTCAGAGCTTCCAGTTCTTCACTGCTAGATATTGTTTCTGGCGGATTCTCCATCAATCTAACGCTTCCTGACTTGGTAACCTCGTGAATGTTGACCCACACAATCAAGTTCAAACCATGCACTCCGGGTCCAACAAACAGGTTGGGCACGCGGCAAAGTGGACCGATAGCGGACTTAGGCCAACTCCAATTACTTAGTTTCATTGCCGCGTTTCCTTTTCAGGTTAGATGTTGCTGGCTTTACAACTAGACCATAACACCGGCATCAAGCTTCTTGTTACGGTACGCAGCATGTGCTTCAACGACCTTTAGCGCTGCTGCCTTGTACTCTTCATTCTTTGTAGTAAAGACAGCTTTGACAATTTGCATTCCGTCTTTCTTCTCGTACTTGGCTTGAACGAAAGCTACAACGTGCTTCTTCTTTGAGTACGGAACTTCGTTGTTGACCAGAATTGCAGTGAAGCTTTTCTTGGTGTCATAGACGCGAAGCGTCTGATCGCCATTAGGAGAAGACGAAACGTTTGAAGGCGTTGCCTTCTGCAGAATCTCCAGAGCGGTTTGTTCCGAAGCCTTTGAGTTGGTAGCAGTGGTGTTCATGGTTGGTTCCTTTGACGTGTTGACTGATTAGATCTTGTATGCTACGTACTTGACTTTTGTTGGCGTGCAGGTCAGGTATCCGCACAGAAGCATTACGTCTTTGCTATTCGATGTGATCCAGGTTGAGAAGAACACAGACAGCAGGTAGAGATTCTTAGCGGAGAACCTTGCTACCGCGTCATTGCCGTAGACTCGATGCGAAACAAAAGACTCGCGGGTAGACAGAAGCGAGTTTTCCAGCTCAGCTTGAAAGTCAGCTAGGGACCATTCAGATCTTGGCTGCTGTACAAGGTACTCAAGTGCACTACCTAGAATGTGATACGTACCGTCAACTACTTCCTTCAGTGTGTAGTTTAGAAACAGCAAGCTACGCAGCTTATTGATCAACCACCGTTTTCCGTTAGCGTCCTCTGCAAGCCTAGCTAGCAGGTCTTCGCTGACAGGAAAGTTGAAAACAAAAACAGGTTCTCCTGCGGCGTCATACATTGATCTTTCCTTCACCGTTCATTCCCAAATGCATTGTACCAAAAGCGCCTAGGCAGTGCCTGTGCTTTTCGTCCACCGTTGAATACGTAAACGTCATGACTTCCAGACTTGAAATCAACCACGTTTCTTCAATGATATTCTTGTCTTCAGCGTTCAATCGATTCACTTGCCACTTGGACTTGCTTCCGTTGAAGAAGAACCGCAAGTCGCACCTTGCGCTTACTCGATTCCAGTATTCTACAACAGGAAGGCGTTCCTCTTCGTGGAGACTGTACTCTCTTGCGACATGACTTCTTTTCACACTATGCTTCCTTGTTTGAACTTAGTCACCCCATCTAGCATTCCAGAACTGACTCACAACCTCACCTCGAAGTTTTTCCGGACCGGTGTAATGAACAGATCCTGCTAGGTTATCGCTTTGATCTATCCACCTGCCACAATATGAAGAAAACGGACACAGCACCAAGTAAGGTGAATTGATCTTTTTCACAGCATCGACGTAGACGGCATCACCCTCTGCAAGGTTTGCAATCTGCGTGTTATATCCGCTATAAAGCGTAAACCCCGGATATGACCACGGTTTGCAACCTGCAGGAATCAGATGCTCGTTACCTTCTACTTGAAGATGCTCGACTTCAGTCATTTCAATTCTCCTTGCTCAGGTAGTGATTTTCAGATAGGAGACGCCGTTCTCTTCTCGATAATCCATAGCCGCTAGGTCAGCTGCTTCTAGGAGTAAGACGCCAGCTTTTAGCAGCTCGTTAACAAGATGCACGTTTCTGCAGCTTATAGTGTTTTCAAGAACAGTTCGGATATTCAATCTAGTCTCACGGTCAATGTCCGTTCGTCCAGAGTCAACGTAGACTGCGTCTCTACAGGCATTTATTACCTGACACGCGTCTCGGCAGTCATATAGGTTGCTAGTGTCCCCGTCCGCTAGTGCATACACGCTTTCTTTTTCAAGAACAAACTCAAGCAGTCGGCGTGCACCATCGGTTAGCTTCATCTTCATTTCAGTTCTCCTTGTTTACTTAGGTTTTCCTTCAAGAAATTCTAGTAGCTCATGATCAGAAGCTACCCACAGCAATTCTGTCTCCATAGCTACCACGCTTATGTCTCCTTTAGAGCTTACAAGAAAGCGCGCATAGGCTAATGCCTTTATAACCTGCTTTGGTTCTGTGTAGATGGTTATTGAGTCGCGTAACGTGAACTCCTGTTCTCCTGTACGCTTGGTTACCGTTGAACCTAGTAGAATTTCACCTGCTTTCAGTAGTACGCGCATCTTCATTTCAGTTCTCCTTGTTTGCTACAGGCATTCACATTGTTTATGAAATTCGCCAAGGCGTCAGGCTTTCACCCACTGCGGATTGTTTATCAGGTGAACACCCGTCACATAGAAGCCGACGTCGGCTCTCTGTTGTCAGAACAAAACCCTTTGGTGCCTTGGTTACCTTTACAAGTCCATATTCATCGTCACAGGACGGCACTATCACCTTGAGGCGAACCTCGTTGTTCGGGCTTTTGAACATGTCACCAGACTTCAGCCTTGAAGTCTTCTGTTTGCTACCGCTACCATTTGCGTAAACAAACCTGTAGTCATGACAGGAATTTGGCATGGTTTTATCCTTACTCACAGTGGACCTTCATGTTAAATTAGTCGTTGTCAGCAAGCCAACCCATGAATCGGTAAACTACACTATGCGCGGCTGCTGCGAGATCCAGAATCCACAAGACAATAGCGGGTAGCAAAAGAATTAACACACGTAATGCAAATATCCAATAGTTGATTTCCACACTCATGATTCACTCCTCTACGTAGGTTGCGTTTTCCAAAGATAGAGCTTTTAGAAAGCTCAGCTTCTCTCTTTCACTCACTTGCAGATTTCGTGCTATTGTCTTCAGGTGCTTGAACTCTTGCATGAATTCCTTTTCATTCATTGCCGGCAGACGATACATGAAACTTTCAAGAGTCAGTTTGTCGGCTAACGACTTCATGTTGTCTGTAAACGCTAGCCACAAAGCTATGTATGCGCAATATGGATAGCGAATGTCTATTCCGTGCTGTTTCTTTATTCTGCTGACGTGTCTTGGTATGTGACTTTTTCTTGCATCAATCAGCCCATACCACCAGCTGTTCACGCTGCTATACTTATCTAGCCAGTAGTCTGCATCTGCGCTTTCATCCTTCCACTTTTTCAGCACACCAGTTTCGTCAAGGCTTACTCTACTGTCTACAGTTTCTACACTCATAGGAGTAGCAATGAAGTCCCAGGCTAGGTCTTCCAGAATCAGCTCGGTCAGCTTTCGGCAAGCATCTAGCGTTACGGAAACATCCGATGGAAACAGCACGTCGAGAGAACACACCTTGAACTCTCCTGACATTTCAGAGAGAATCTGCTTTGACTTGGAAAGCAACTGCTTTCCATCTATTCTCAGATCCCACCTAACACCGCATGTGTCTACGTCTTCAGCTGCTACTGGTTGAGACTTGGTTTCCTTGACTTCAGATTCCTTGTCGTAGAATGTTACTCGAAACTTTTCGTCTGGCCTGTTGTTCTTTCTTGTTGTCAGCCTAACCAAGCTGAAACCCTTACCTTCGCTTCCAAGATCCTTGAAGCGAACACCAACCAGTTCAGCTAGTGAAAGTCTAGCTCCTGACGAATAGCGAACAGACCCGTACATTGCTCTTACATGATCCATGAACAGTCGCACTTTCGGCGCAGAGTTTACTTTTGGAAAGAGCCAGTATGCTAGATCCAGCTTCTGAATACGCAGATCTCCACGGCTTATTCTCTCTATGGTAGCCGCAGAGAATATCGCTACTCCGATATCCTTCAGAATTCCAGCATGCAGCGCTTGAAAGACACTTATGATTACTGATGACGTGCGCTTGCTTCTGCAGGATATAGCACGCACGTTCTGTCCTTGCATTTCCGGCATGCTAGGCAACAGTGCAAACTTCGTTGGATTTCCAGCGTAGTTCAGGTAGAACTTTTCTCCTGAATGGTTCAGGTAGAAGCGTGCTTTACCTAGCGGTTTTTCGTTTTCCATAAACCGCCATAGATCAATCTCAAGGTAGTCTGCAGAAGCTCGATTTTCATAACACACTACACCACCAGTGAATTTTCCTCTGAATCCAGTAGCGTACTTCCTGCTAAGCTTCAGCAGCGTTGTGTATGCATGCTTGTACTCTTTTCCAGATAGATCCAAAGCTATGGAAGAATCCTCGTTACCGAACTGTAGTTCTGCAGAGGACATTGCGTAGTCGATGATCGGCATTGCCTTGTTGTCTACTATCGATGCCATAGCACCTTTCTGTGTGTTTAGCCTAATGGAGCAGTGCTCCTGTGCTGCTACTTCACAGTCTGCACTCGTATGGGGGGTGGGTACTACAGGTGGGTAAAAATTGTATGGGACTACAATTTTTACCCACCTGGTTGCTGGGGCTCTTAAGCGCGTATCTTCTGTCTGCATCATGCCTGCTGTGTTGGGTGGTGTACTGGTTACAGTTGCTATATGGTTATTAGGGGTTTTGCTCCTGTCTACGCACTCCCCTACGTCAGCTGCGTGCTAGTCACGTCAGAAACCGGCGGAAACCGAACCTTTCTCAGTCTTCGACTGCACCATGTTTCCGGTCGATTCTGTAATGAAAAAACAGCAGGAAACAGGGGTTTGTAGCCCGAGACGTGTATCTGGGTGCAGAAGCGAAAAACCCCTGAAAACTGCGTGTTTTCAGGGGTTTGTTTAGTGGTCTGTTTCCGTCATGTATTCAGACCCATCCAGCCAAAATCAACCATCTTTTCTGCAATCCGGTAGAAGTCCCTGTAGTAGGCCTCTGAGCCGTCTTCAAGTTCCTCGCTTACAAGAGCTTCTACTGTATCCAGAAAGCGTTTCTTCTTAAGGTGATCTGCAATGTTCAGATCTTCAAGAAGGTCTTGAATAAAGAGCTGTTTCAGTTCATTGCGTTTCGCCTCCCACTCTTTTCGTGCCAGCTGCAAAGCTAACTGATCTAAAGACCGGTCGGTTACGCAGCCGGTGGTGGTTGGGTGCGCATGGGTAAAGTACTCAATATCACCGCTACCCACACTCTTAGCTACAACCACACCTTGGCGATAGTAGTAAACCGTGTTGTATTCACTCGGGTGCGGACGTGCTTCACGGTAAACGTACTTTGCAAAATCAAACAGCATTTTGATCTCCAAGTTCAAAGGTTGAACATTTCCTTGCGCTTGGCAAGAATCTTTGCATGGTAGTCTGCTCTTTCCAGACGCGCAACTTCTTCTGCTGCTAGTTCAGACGCATGACTTTCAATGGCTTCATCGAGAAGCTTTTCTTCATCCTCGGTGAACTCTGTCACAGTAACAGTGTGTATTTTCTTTCCTACGGCGCCATAACGCATTCCGTGATCCATGTCATACACCCGAATGGTAATGCACCGAACGTTTGAGACAGTGCAATTCAGAGCATACCAAGTAAGGTTTGGTGGTCTAACGCGCCCCCAGACCATTGTCGCAAGCCTAGGGTTGTGAACACGGAAGTCCCGCAGCACCTCCGTTGTCACCTCCTGTGCATTCAGATATATCGGAAACAGTGACTTCATGTGTACCTTAGAAAGTTAGCCCAAAGTTGCTGCATGTTTTTAGCACCCACTGGGTTTGCAGAGTGCACATGCAAAGCAATGTCTCGCACACCAATGATGCCGGTGTCAAAGGATTTCCACCCGCACGCCGAGGGCTGCTGCCAGCTTTGGTTTGAGAGTGGTTCGATAGAAACCTTCAGCGTCTTCCATGTTGTACGCTGCTGCCTGTATCATGCGTATCCCAGCCATTGCAATTTGCTCTGGTGTAAATCGCTCAGTATCAAGCATGGTCCGATCTGCATCCACCTCTTCTGGTTTACTGTTGCTAGTAACCAATAGCGAAAACAAGCAGGAACTTTCAACAAGAACCACTTCGTCGCTTTGCGACTCTAGCAACTTGAACTCTGTGGACACTCAGTTCTCGAACTTGTTGCTGTTCAGAGCAAGAACCTGATTTTCAAAGTCGTCAACTTCAGACTCTGCCAGTTCAAGCACCGTAGCGTGAAATACCTCGCCTACCTCTGCAGGTAGGCCTCCACCTGTTAAGGAGGGGAAAACAAACACGGCAAAGTACCGAGTTGGTGAGTTCACCAACTCAATGTAGTCGTTGACAATACTTTGTACCAGTCGCGCTGGCACTTCAAGGAACGGATCCGTGTCCAGGTCTGGGTCTGGGTCTTCTCCATCAAAGTGAATGTATTCAAACAGTTTGAAACAAGGCATTTCACTTCTTGCGGTTGCTTCTGCATACTCGCAGAAGCGAGAACTGTTGACCTTCCAAGACTGCTTGCTAGGATTGAAGCCAGTTAGGAAGCTGACAGCGCGAGGTGCATTGAAGTCGGGAACGACGATCATGATTAATCCTCGATACTGTTCATGAACTTGAGGCTGTTCGCAATCCACAACGGAGTGCGCTTTGCTGTCATTGCGTCCGTAGTCACAAAGACGTGATTCTGTATGTCCCACCAGAAGTCAGTATTTTTCCTACGAATGCCTTCCTTCAGGCGGATTTTTCCGTCCAGAGCCTGCGTGAACTTTTCAGTGTAGGTAGTGAGTTCTTCAGGTGAGCACCAGCCAACTGCATAGAAAACTTCGTTCTTGTGCACAAAGCTGGTCTTGACGTGTTTATCAACGCCGATAGCTTCAATTGCGCGAAGTGACTTCGGCAAAGCGCCAAACTCAAACTCCGCACTTCCCATGTAGTCAAGGTCTATGGAATCGCTGATCTTGTTTTTAGCTACTTTAGACTTGACGGCACCGCGTTGAACTAGATAGATGTGCATGATTTTCTCCTGAAATTAGCTGCGGCTGAAGTTGGGGTTACGAGACTCGGAGACGTTGTAGCTCTGCAATTGCAAGCTATCAAACGTCAGGTGGTTGCTCAGAATGTAATCGATAGCGGTTCGTGCATTGACAATGTTCTGCAGAACGGCATCCTTGTGACCTGTAGCTGCGCAGAACCAGTTGGCAAGCGTCATGTGTGCACGCTGACCGGAGCGCTTCATGTAGTAGTCAAGAAGAGAAGCGCGGCTTGCCGTATGCTGCTTCTCAATCTCACTCTTCAGTGCACTCCAAAGTTCCACCGGAATACGGGCAACGGTAACCGGCACTTCGTTTGCTGACTGGTAATACTCGTCAATTGCCTTGACTGCAGTTTCGATGCTCATTTCATTCTCCTGATTGGCGTTGGTTACTACGCGCCGCGTTCTTTATGTCTTCTATTGACTTATAGATATAGCCCATAGCAAACCCTGAGAAAAGGGTTGTTGCCAGAAGGCCGAAAAAAACAAAGGTATCGTTGATCATGGAGAACTCCTTACAGGTCAAGTGTATTGCAATCAGAACCAGGTTCAAGCAAACCTAGCATGTCAGAGTCGGTCAGCAACTCAACCGTAAACTCTGCTCCTAGCAATTCAAGCATCTTGCTGACCACGTCAGCAATCAACTCTGCGCTTGCCTTGCAGTCTTGCGGAAAGCTCTCAATGCTAACAAGGATGTGGTTTGCCATTTACATGCTCCTGTCAGTAGTCATCATTGTATTCATCATCAAATTCACACGTATCACATAGCATTCCACCACCTCGATTCGGCGTTACGGCGGCATTGCACTGCGCACACACTGGCATGTAACCCTGCCCTGTATATTGGAACACCTGAGGGTAGCCGTAGTCGTTTGTACCTTCAATAAACTCGTCTGGTTGGTAGACGTCGCGAGTGTCAAGATCAACATCGTCAGAAAACATGGTTATCCCCAAGTCAATGCCAGAGGTAAGAGGTTGGACTTTCAATTGCATGCTGAAAGTTTTCGTACCTAGAACCCCAACCGTCAACGTACGGTATTACTAATCTAGTAGCGTTTCGGAACACTCCTACGTAGTGCACAAGACTTTCTTCTGCTTCAAAGCTAAGAAGAGTTGAATTGCCAAAGTCATCAGTGACGTAAACATACATACTACGATCGTAGTAGCCTACGCCGCAATCAAAGTATTGAAGACCAACATCACCATCGCAGAGGCGACCAACCTTGCTAGTTTCCATTTGGATTTCTCTAGGCGTTAAAGGTCAACTGCGTCAGGTGCGCAAATTTCTTGCAGCGTCAACCCGTTGCTTTCAAGCATTTTCTTGAAAGCCGGAACGTATTTTGTCAACTTAACAAATTCGTCGTATCCAGCAAACCTAGCAGTCACGTTGCTACTAGCTAGGACTTCAACATAGGTCAACGTCCTGCCACCAGATTTTAAGTCCGGAACCCAGTCCTTGAGGTGAATCTCCACTAGCCAGCGTTTGTCAGTTTCGATGCTGTTATCCTGCAGTGATGTCACTTTCGTTCTCCAAGTATGTAAAGAGTTACTTTCCAAGCTCTTGGCGCAGCACCTCAAACTGCTGTTCCTTTTCTCTGCGCATCCGGTCAGCAATACGCTTAGCCTTTGCAAGAGCAGCGTTAGCAGCAGCTTCACGCTCTTCTGCTAGACGCTGTTCTTTTGCCTTCTTTGCAGCAACTCGTATAGGTAAGAGGTCTGCCTCAATAGCATCAGCTTGGTTTGTGTCCCAGTGATCCCGACCGTCAATGAGAAGGGTCAGCGTCGCTTTTGCGTCTCCTTCATAACCGAGATTAGCAAAGCGCAAGAGCGCTTCCTCTCGGGCGTTGCCGTTATAGTCCGCGTCCTTGAAATACTCGATTTCCAGGTCACCGCGAATGTAACCAACAGTGCAGGAGCCACTGTCGCATTCTTGATAGACGTATTCACCTTGAGCCTGCCACACGATTGTGTACGTTGTCAGGATTCGGTTACTCCAGTTTCGTTAAAGCTTCGATACACACCAAGCAGAATGTTCTGCAAATTCTTTGGCGTGATGTTTGACGGTACGGGGCGCCCGTCAATCTCCAGCTCTACCTTCAGCTTTGAAGCTCCAGACGCAATCTTTTCTTGCAGCGTCATCGGCTTTTCAGACTTGACGAACATGGAAATCAACAGGTCGCACAGAGGACGAGAACCACGAGCATCAAGTGGAATCAGATCTTCCACAACAAACCCGTGGTTCTTTCTTACTTCAATCTGGAAGCGTTTGTACAGTTGCCAAGTTCGATCCCTGAGCACGTACAAGCTAACGCTTCCAATTTGTTTTTGGATCACAGCTTGGCAGGACTGCCGTTCGGCATGTGAAGACGCGCCCCCAGGCCATACATTTCATGGTGCTGCCTGCGGATAGCCGCTTCGCGCTTTGCTTCCTTGATGCGCTTTTGCTCTGCAGCAACTTCAGGCTTACGGACTTCAATCCAAGCTTCCAGGAGTTCAAAGGCGGGTTTGTGGTCGTACCCACCGAAGTGTGTTGAAGGTTCGACTTCCACGGCATCATTCAGGATCAGGGTAAGCACAAGGGTGCAGTCTGCAATTGCGCCGGCCTTAGTGCAACCATGGCGAGTCTTGAACTGATCTTCAGAAGCTTGACACTGCTTGACAACCGAGGTCAGCTCAGCAGCAATCAGCTGGTAAGCAACCCACGAGGAACGCGGAAGCGTCTTGGAAGTAGGCAGATTGACGGTGTTGACTTGAGTCTTCATGGCATGACTTTCATTGGTTAGCGCGGAACATGCGTGTCCGCTCGATGCGGGTTGCATCGCCTTTGGGCGCAGTTTTCAGCTACGCCCAAAATCAATGAACCTTTTGCAAAACTACATCTTGCGAATACTCAATTTCGGTTCCAGTGTCACAAGGTAGGTAACCCCGCGTATGCTCACAGGAACTTCATCAATGTTGACAAGATCAGTGCTGCACACGCTGTCCTTGTTATACCTTCCGTTTTCAAAGAAAAACAGAAACTTCCCGTCCACCACCGCAACTATCGTTTCATTCGGTGCTAGCTCCGGTCGATGCGCAACGATCTTTGCAAGCCTGCCATCGAACGTTGCTGCAGGTTTGCGTGGGTCGAAGACTCCTACTTCTTCAATCAGTGGAGGAATTCCATCAAACGAGGTTCCATCTTCATTGAACCAAACATCGCGAACATGTCCGGTACAGAAGAATGACATATCTGTACCGCGCTTTTCCTTGACTTCAAAGACATTGCCGTTGACGTCTTTATACGTCTTTCCAACTTCCAGCTTGATGCTGGTCTTAACTGACGTTTCATGGTTGCTCATTACATTCTCCTTCGGCATCTTCATACTCTTCATCACAAACGTCTGACTCCTTTGCGTCTACTGCGCAGTAGTAGTTATATAGCTTGTCAACCTTGACTTCTAGTTCAAGGATGCGCTTTGTGCAATCTACCAAAACCGTGTTTTTGCTCATTTCATTCTCCTTAACGTTGGGCTTCAAGATCGCGCACCATTGCCTGAATTTGCATGCGCGTGGACGGGTCTGTGGTTTCGCGGGCCACTTCCATCAGGTATCCGATTTGTGCTTCGCGTTCTGTAACTCGCGCCTCTTCACTGTTGCTGTTCTCTGCTGTCTGCCCCGTGACAATAAAAATCGTCAGCAGCACAATGACAGAAGCGTTGCGGGCAAACTTCTTTTGCATTCTTATCTCCAGAAGACAGCCGTTCCAGCTGCGAGTAAAACAAGAACGATAGCCCATGCAAGATCTTGCATTATATGCGTTGACATTCTGCAGTTTGAGAACTTCGCTTTTCTTTCTTTGGAAGTCCAGACCCTCATGATCAACTCCTTTGGTTACGGTAGGTTTTCGCTACCCGCACCTTCAGTTTACCTCTGTTACAAACCGGTTGTCAAGAACTAAAGTGTAACAGTTTGTAACTCTTGCGTAGCATCCAGCGCAGCAGAGCTAGCAGATTGTCTGCAAGTGTGCATGCAAGGCTTGTTGCCGTTGTGAGCAGCACAAAGATTGCCTGACCCGTCATTACGCTCACACCCCAACAAAGTAGACCCATCATTGCAACCATGAACAGCACAATTGCAATCGAGCCGATGACACCAAAGAAGAACCTAGCGACAGCACCGCAGGCAGAAACAAACCACTCCTGCCAGCTGGGGTCAAAGTTCATCCAGCAGGCTAACCAGAAACCGCGTATTGCAGCAAACAGAAGCGCCAGCGATTCCTTGGTGGTCGAGGCTAGAATGTACAGGCTCAGAAGAAAGCCAAGCAGATAGAACAGAGGCAGACAACTACGCAACGAAAAGTAGAAGCTGCGCTGAACGCTGCTTGTGAACTCGAATCGGTTTGCCGACCACAGCGCTACCTGAATCGGATTGCCAATCTGAGAAGCTACTTGGTTATAGGACGGTTCTACTTCTTGCTCGAAGACAGGAGGATGGTCCTTGTGTCTCGGCATTTCAATCGTTGCGTAGTTCATGATTTATTCCTTGTCAGACTTCCATGTTTCCCAGGGTTGTATTCGGTAATGCGTCAGCAAACGCATTCCACCTTTGTGTTCGCCTGCGCGCTTTATTGGTGCTGCAAAGCTACCTCGCACTAGAATGCTCGTTTTGTTGGTTCTGCGTAGAAGCCGACTCCGGCTTCCGCGTTTTCGTATCCAGTGCATCCTAGTCTTTCATGATGCATACTTTTCTGCTTTGAGGTCTGCAAAGTGACCGCACGTCAACATGGTGTTCATTACAAAGTTTGCGTCGATTTCGTCGTAGCACCATTCCAGAATCCCGCTAGCTCCAGACTTGGTATCGTAGCCGCTAACGCACCACAGCTGGTTGTCGGGTCGAATAGAACATGGCAGGTTTCTGTACCTGTACTGCCTAGCTACCTTCTTTTTAGGTTGCTGCGTTTCAGTCGCCTTCTCTGAACTTGCAAGCCCAACCTTGCGAAAAGCATACTGAAGGGAGTTTTCTGTTTTCATGATTCGTACCTTTTGGCTCAGGAGGCTTGAAGCGGTGGAATGACGCGGTCTAGTGCTGTTTGTATGTGCGTGTCGTCAAGGTACACATACAAAACTTTGCAGACCCACGGAGTCAAGTTAGCCTCTCGGACAATGTCCCATTGATAACGCTTTGTTGTCAGCCCTGAGGCGATGTACCTGGCACGAGTATTTTCAGTGTCAAGGCCTTCAACAGCCTGCTTCAGGTACTCAAAGTGTTCAGTTATCATCTTCATGATGCATTCCTTTATACATCAAAGTGGATTACATCAGCATGCTCTTGTGCGTGTACTTCGACAGGATCTGTGCACAGAAGGATTTTGAATGTAGCTTTGCCAGTAGGCTTTGCGCGGTTAAGCCCCAAGCCGCTGTGTATAAGACTTGACGGGTATCTTCCGTCGAACTCACGACTTTGACCTAATACCAAGTTCAAAGTTTCCCGCGCTTCGCTTTGAGTTGAGAACTCTAATGCGTTCTTGATAGAGCTAGACCAGTCAAACTCAGTCCACTCTCCTTTTTCAAGATACTGCGTCACATCAAAACCGTTTTCCTTGCGTGTGACTGTGATGATGAAATACGACATGATTTTCTCCTTGATGGAAAGGTGCGTGGTTGCTGGTTTAGCAACCACGCAGAAACACGATTAACGAATCACGCGGTATTCAGGGTACTGCGTATGCTCAGTGCAGCTCATAACCTCAGGCTTGTCAACAACACGATACTCAGGATAGAGAATGTGGCCGTAAGCCTCTTCAACAAAACTGTTGACTGCATCGTCGTCTTCAATCCCGTAGACAGCCGAGTTGCTTTCGACAGAGCGTCCGAAGTCGTCCGTGATGTAGTCAGCAGCGCAGAAGGACAGGTACGTATGGAAAGGAAGATGGTACAGCCACATCGGAGTGAAGTCGCGGTTTGCGTACTTGTTACTCATTTGAATCTCCTTGCTTCAGTTTTGACAAACTTGGAAACCCAACGCAGGATTTCCTGACGAGAAAGCAGCGTGTCGCTAGACACAACCTTGTGCACGGTGTTTACGCTTGCTGCGCTTTGAATTTCCAGAATTCCAAAGTTGAACAGCGCCCACGTGGTGACATACTTCACCATTGACTTGTTGATTTCCGGCCAGTGATCAGAAGAGCTGTTCTGACGCAGCAAACGCGCTTCTTCGGCGCGATCAAAGTACAGAAGAAAGCAACCTTCAATCTCACGGCTAGAAAGCGTCGTCTTGACGACAAGATTCACGGTTGAAACGTGACTGGTTTGAACAACAGTCTTCAGCATTGCATCCTCACTCGCTGGAACATACAGCAAAGGGTTCCTGAAAAGAAACCCTCAGGCTGTAGATTCTTACTTCACAGGAGCAAACCCGTCGCCGTTTTCGTAGTCGTACCAAGCAACCAGTTCGCCGTTTTGACCAGAGTAATAGATAAGCATGCCGCCGATGTTATCTGCGTAGTCCACATTTATTGAAGACCCCGCAAACTCTTCAAACTCAAGAATGCCGGCGCCGTCAAAGTCTTCGTTAGCTTGGAAGTTGCTAACGTTCTGAGCAACGAAAGTGTCAACGTCGCGTGTCATGTCTATCTCCAGTTCGTTCGGACAACAGTGTCCACACCTTCAGTTTACTCCTGTTACAAACTCTCTGTCAAGAACTAAAGTGTAACAGTTTGTAACGCAGAAGCGACAAACCCCACGTACCTAGCAAGTAGATAGTGGGGTTTGTACTGACTAGTAAATCAAGTCACCATTGTCGTCAAAGTCGTCACGCAGCATTTCTAGTGTGCTATCCGCAGCAGCTTCAAGAACTTCTTTGAAGCTTCCGAATGGCTTCCCGGTTTCCGGGTTCGCCTCTGGGTAACCGATTGCATGTTTTGCAGCTACCTTAACCCACTGCGGGGCAGCCTCAAAAGATCGATTCAACTGATCAATGAGTTGCATACGCTCTTCTGGTGTCATTTTGTTTCTCCTTCTGTAATACGCATGATTGAGCGAAGTTCGATAAGCCTGTCACTAGCTACACTTAGTAGTCTGATTTGAAAGGCGCGATTGTCTTGATGAACTTTACCCTCCAACTTACCAAGCTCCATTACAAGTTCTTGCCAGCGGTTGAGCCTGTTTAGTAGCCGCTGGTACTCTGCTACCGCGTTCGGAAAGACAACATTAGGACTGCCGTCATTGTTGCGAACATGGGAACTAAGCGTTCGTATGTCCTGCATCACTTCAGAACAGCATGAATCGCATTCCGACTCAAGCGCTGCAGTTTCCAGCTTTCCGTCAACAGCAATGCTACTGAGTTCCTTGGCACAGAAAAGAAGTTCCTCTCTATTTAGCTTCAACCACTCGCCTAGTTCAAAACCGGCAGCCTCAGGTTCGTCTGCTTTGTGGTCACTGTCCGCGCTTACGATACCCATGTCCTCCTTGAGAATATCAAGTACCCTTGACACAACAATCGTCGAAAGGTCTTTATAGCACAGAATAGCCTCTTGCACTGCAAAAGGAAGCGGAAACTGGTAGCCAACAAGACTAATACTAGAGTCGTCACCCGCCAGATTCATGTACAGGTTGCAGTTGAAGTCGATACCTACTCGCATTGAGACTGACATGATTTCTTCTCGCTGTTGACATAACGATCATATATCTTCTTCTTTGCCCACGCTGGTGTAGAAAGAAGAGGCGCCCAAGCGATTTCAGGGGATGTGGCTTCCTTCCATGCTGAAGGCCACATCCCCTGAATGTTCACGCCGCCGATTGTCAGAATGTTTATCTTGACGCCGAGCGGCGGTGTATGCGTAAGTGGATTCAGGTATTGAAAGTTTGTGTCGGTTGCAATACCTTCTGCTTGGTTTACACGCATGTCATTCTTTCTTGGTCAAACACCGAGTTCGGCGCACGCACATGGTTGTGCAATTGAGGAACCGACTTGTCAGACGCGTCAACACGCCGCTGTACAATTTGCGATTCAAAGACTCCGAAGTAGAACACACGCTTGTCGAATGGCATGATGTACTCTGGAATCTTTGAACGCTTACGGGTGGACTTCTTCTGTGAGTTGTTCATCAATAAGCTCGAAGTTCTGCTGATCAACTTTCGGTTCCTGTTGCGTAGCGACGGTTGCTACTTCTGCACTGTCAACAAGAGCCGTCAGCTTTTGCTTCAACTCTTGCAGAATTTGCTTCTGATTGCTGATAAGCACGCTATGGCTGACACCAGCCTTCATGGTGGGCATGTGTGCAATAGCGTGAGACTCCAGCTCTTCAATGTTGCGTTCTGCAAGTTCGATCAGGCGTAGGAAAGACATTTCAATCTCCAACAAGTTCTTCAGAGATTTTCTCGTAAGCTTCAGCTGCCATTTGCTTGGTATAGCCGATAGCTACAAGGCTCATTTCAAGCTTTGAATAAAACACTGTCGGGTGACAGTGCATAAGCTCAACACGTTGTTTGTCTTCATGCTTCATGTAGACAACAACTCGATACGGTCGCATTACCGGAATCGGTTTTAGAATTGGTGCTTCCAGCCGTTGCGCGTCGTCTGTCCTTCTCTTCGCTTTCATAGCTTTCTCCTTTACTCAAACCACTTTGAATACCGTGAGTTCTCGCAGTGTGTTCCACCACAAGCCTGCAATAGGTTGCGTGCAAACTCCGCTGCATTCTTTCTGTCAACCTCCCACTGCAGAGACACAAAGATGTCGTCTACCATAGAGTCTATCGGCTTTAGCCAATGCATGACTCTTGGGTCTACAACAAAGATAGAGCCCCTGTCTGTGCTGCAGCCGTTTGCCCATACACTCGGCTGCGTACCTTTACTCTCTGCAAGGTTGTACTTCGCATCAATGAATTGGTGGTTTCCTTCAAGCACCAGTGTAAAGATATACTTGTCTTTCCAGAAGAGGTCTGTATGCGGCCAGGCAAAGTCCGCAACCAGCATGCACGTAACGTCATGACACCAAGAAGGCAAGCGTGCAAGTATCTTGGCAACCAATGGATCCTTGCGTCTTGTGACTGCTATGTGACCTGCAGCTCCATGAGTCTTCCAAACAGGATCTTCCTTGAACGCAGCATTGATTTCCTGAAACATTGCACCCTTCTGCAGTCGCTTCAGTGACGGAAGCTTGCAGTTCTCAATAATCTTCATGATGTATTTCCTCAGGTTGCTCTGCTAACTTGCTGACACCGTGTCAGTCGCCCTTGCCGTGCAGCTCCAATTGGCGCAAGACTTCAATGCGAGAAAGAGAACGAATCTTCAGGTGTTCGTTTTGCGAGTTCACACCTCCTGCTAGTTGCTGCAGGGTACGCATGATGATCTCGGCAGCCCTTTCCTTTTCCATTGGAAGTTCGCGGAATTCAATGCTGATGCTGACTGAAGCTTTCATTGTGCACCTTCACCAAAGATTTGATCTGCTGTCTTGGACGTTGCTTTTGCAATTCCCTCCTGAATGGAGGCTTCAAGCGCTGCCACCAGAAGCTTTACTTCTCTATACGGGCGCTCAGCTAAGGCATCACGAATGTAGTTGAAGGCAGAAAGGTTGCCGGTAAGCTTGATACTGATTTCAATATCACCGGGAAGCTCTTGTTGCTTTGCCATTTGTACTCCTAAAGAGAACGGGGACTCTAGAGTCCCCGTTGGTTTCCTTACTTGGTTTCCGACACCGTTTCGGAACCAGTCACTTCTATCTCGACACGCCGATTCATTGCGCGACCCGTTTCAGAGTCGTTGGTGACGACTGGACGCGTTTTTCCGTAGCCGACAACTACTTCGGGTGACACTTCAAAACCCAGGCTGCGAAGAATTGCAGCGGCCGTTTGCGCTCGACGCTCCGAGAGTTTCTGATTGTATTGCAGAGAACCGACATCGTCGGTATGCCCATGAATACGTACAACCTTCACATTCTTCAAGTTTGCAAGAACGGCAAGCTTGCTTTTCAGATATGACACAGCTTCAGGTTGTAGCGTGTCTTTGGCCGAATGAAACATCGCACCAGCATCCAGCATTATTGTCTTGGAAACAATGCGCTCCACCACCGTTTCCTTGCGAACTTCAATCTTTGCTTCTGGTTGCGGCGCGACCGTGATCGGCGCTTGCGGTACTGCAACCTGTTTCTTGAAGCAGTCTTCCAACTTCAGGTTTGTAGAACCGTCTGCAGTCACTGCATGCAAGTCTGGATACTTCTTGTTGAGGTGCAGCGTCAACAGGTCTGCAGCTGTCTTGAATTGGCAGGTGATAGTCAGGTACTTGATATCTTCGCCGACATCGCAGTCCGCGTCCTTCAAGTGTTCCGGGTTGGAAAAGGAAACCAGATTCCACAAAATCCCGTACGAATTGACTCCATGATTTGTGCATCGCGTGTTTCCTGCAACCATGCCAGGTTGCACAGCTTGCGGAAAGTTGAACATGTTGGTGGTTGAACGTGAATTCTGCGTCAGACCGTTCTCAACTCCGGTGTTGTTCGCGGTTGCTTCACCCTTACTGTCAACAGCTGTCCCGTTGGAAAGCGTATCTGCAGCATAAGCAGAAACCGCAAACAGAGAAAGGACAGCCGCTGCAATGATCTTCGAGTTCATGGATATTACCTCAAGGCGCTTTAAGCGTTTTGGTAGCGAATCGCGCTACCCGCGATTTCAGTCTAAAACTGTTACACCCGTTCTGTCAAGAACTAAAGTGTAACAGTTTGTAACAACTTGCTAAGCTATGTCTTAGCGCGGATCGTCCAGTTCAGCCCATGCCTGTGCAACCCCGTCGCTTACCGATGTCAGCGTTTGCGCAGCTGTCAGCTGCTTGCTGTCAACCGTAACCGTTCCGGTGTTCACGGTAGCAGCTGAGCTGTGCGAAGTGTCAACTGTTCCTGTCACTTGAGAAGTCAGGTTTGTTCCCGTCGGGTTTGTGTAGTTTCCAGCTACGCGACCCGTACCTGAGAATTTGAATTCTCCTTCTGCGCTTGCTTGACCTCCACTATTCATCTGTGCAGCAATGTTGACCGTTGCACCTTTCGTGTTGCTGTAGTAGCCAGCATCCGCAGATCCACCGCCGATCACCCATTGACCATCACCATAGTATTCAGTTCCGAGCTTCACGTAGCCGGTTGACAATCCGGTCAGTGATGCACTACCTGTGCTTCCCTCCGATGCGATGTTGAATGCGTAACCGCTGCTGCTGGTTTTGACGTTTCCAGAAAAGTCGATACCACCGACACCGCCAACTTCTGAAACGGCAAGACTTCCGTTTGCGGTTGCTGCGTTCCTGCCTTCCGCAAGGCTGTAGCTGAAACCGCTAGGTCCGCTAGTTGCTGCGTGTGCAGAAGAATTACCGCTGACGTAAGCCTTGTTCACTGCATTTCCATTCATCGTCGGTGCAGCCGAAACCGAAGCCGCAAAAAGAACAACGCTAGAGACGAAAAGAGTCTTCATGAAAATCCCCGATTAAACTACAAAGGATGTGCTATCAAACACATCGCAAAGGGTTCCTTTTCTGAAACCCTCAGGCGATGCACTCGCTTTACTTGGTAAGAGCAGCCCGCAAACCAGCAAGTTCTGTTTGGGGCTTCGTGTGCCGGGTAGTTTGCTACCCGCACCTTCAGTTTACCCATGTTACACATAACCGAACAACCCCCTATTCAGGGGGTTGTGACCGTAGCATGGGTGCGTTTCTTACTTGAGGCTTCCAGTATCTAGAGTGCAAACCGATACAGGAACGCCCCACAACGTGCGTTCCTCCACGTACTTTGCAGCATCACGATAGCGACGCCCAAGAGGTTTTGTTACACCTGTAACTTCGGCCTCCAGTTGCTCCTGATAGTTGTCATGATTGAAAAGCACGGTAGCAGGTCCGTTGGAATCTTTTGACGCTTGAAGTCGAATGCGAATTCGATACTGACGCTGCTCAAAAACGTGAGGATAGAAGTTCTGAATTGCAGCTGTCACATAGTGAGAAGTTCGCTCAAGAGAGAACGGATACTTGCCAATCGGCAACTGAAACTCAAGTTCTCGAACTTGAGACGGTGTCTTTGCAGAACGGCCGACAAGAATTGCGCGTTGCTGCACCGCCCATTCCAGAACTTCTTCCAAGGTCGGGGCTTCTCTGCTTTCCACCAGCCGGTCAACCTGACGTTCTTCACCCTTGTTGTAGACAACTTCTACACACATGGCGCTGTTTTCTTTCGTACGCTGATGAATGCGAAAGACTCGTGGGGTACGTGCTGCGTTGCTGACAAATTCCATTTCAATATCTCCAGTAGTTTAAGTAAAAAATCAGAGCCACGGAGCGCGGATAGAGTCCACACCCAGACCACAGTCGGTACACAGTTCGCAAGTTATACGCACAGCATCTTCTGCGCTTTTACCGAGGTGCATTGCCGTAAGTGCAAAGTCTCTGCCAGAGCCTCTAGCATATCTAGAAGTACGCAAGACGGTTGGATCTGGTCCTGACTCATACTCATAGACTCCTTCCTTACGTATCACTATAAGTCTCCCTGTGGAATCTGCATCTACCGGTCTTGGGTAGTCAGATATCGCACCATCGCTTTTGTACCAGCGTTTTACTGAATTGCAATAAGCTATGTCACCGGTGATAGCAAGTAGGTCACCTTGAAACACTTCAATTTTGCAAGTCGGCATTCCGACGTTACCAACTAGTGCCATTCTGTCTGCCGCTAGTGTTTCTCCGTCCCATGCAATAACAGTCATATCAATATCTCCAGTAGTTGCGTTGACTTTAGTGTCCACACTAGTGACTTTCACATTGTTTGTGGGCACTTCATTTTTCATACGGAACCCAGTTAGACAGCTAACTGGGTTCCTTTGTTTCAAAACGCTTATTGCTGGAGAATTGTTTCATGCCTTTTTCTGCAAGGAAATCGAATAGCAATAGCCAAAAGGCTTTGCGCATTCGTGCTGCTGCGGAGAAGTCGGTGGGAAGTCCAGTCTTTGTTTTTGCATCAAGTGACCCGTCGTTCCTGAAGCAGGAAAACGCTGCGAAAGCGATTCTGGCCCACCCGCTAGACGCCTTTCAATGCAATTCCTGCGGAACGCACATCACAGCATCTGCGGATTCATCTCCGTTTTGCGTGACCTGCGGTTCAGCTGACGTAGAAACAAATACAGAACAACACCTGCCACTTCCGTCCGTAACAGACGCATCGCTTATCGCAGTTCATTGTTCAAGTTGTGATTCTCACAACACAATCGACAAGAGCTACGTTAAAGCTTCCAGTGAACTCCACTGTTCTGTTTGCGGATCCGAACTAAAGCTTCCGGTTATCACAGCTGGACGCAATATGTTTGATAGCAGCGACATTTCAGTCGAACCGCTTAACGCAGACACTGATCTGCTGGACAATGTCCAAGCAACCGTAGAAAGTGAGAACCCGATGAAAGTCCAAGCTACTAGTGACTTTGACTGGCCGTTTGACACCACCGCAGACGCAACCGAAACTGAAAACGAAGAGATTGAAGCGGCTGCTGATGATGACTTCATCTTTGCTCTTCCTGAAGGAATGGAAGAGATTGAGGCTGGCGTCGAAGATGGTGAGAACCTTGAACAGCACCAGCACGAAGATCAAGAACACCTGAACAAGATGCACGCTCTTGAGCGCAAGCAAGCTCAAGAACGCGATCAGCTGCAAAAGCAAATTAGCAGCTATGCCATTGAAGCCGCTGAAGACTCGTTCATTTTTGCTTTGCCGGAAGGTATGGAGGATATTGAAGCCTCCGTAGACTGCGACGAAGAAACTGAAAACGAAGAAATCGAAGCGGCTGCGGACGACGACTTTATTTTCGCCCTTCCTGAAGGAATGGAAGAAATCGAAGCTGGCGTTGAAGATGACGATGAATCGTCTGAATCTGACGATGTCTCTGATGACGAAGTTGCTCGTGAACTTGAAGACGCTGACGGCGCTTCTGGTATTTCCGATGACGATGATGACGTGAATCTTGCATCGAATTCTGATGCTGTTTCTGGCGACGATATTTGCCTTGATGACTCGGACGAAAGCTCTGAGCCGGAAAGCGAAAACGAAAAGGTCGAAGAAACCATCGAAGACGAAGATTCGACGCATGACACCATTGCAGACGCAATGGACATGGATGACAGCGAAGAAGATCTTACTTTTGCTGTCATTGCTAACAAGATCGTTGCTTTCAAGGGTTGCAACAGCATTGCTGTGCTTACCAACAAGATTCAGGCTTCGTCTGATCTTGACTTTGAAAGCGGTGCTTATCAGCGTGCTGCCTCTCGCGTGGTTGCAAAGTCTGGTATGCGCAAGGGCTTGAATCAACTTGGCTTCCGTATGCTTACGGTTCCGGTTGTCACTCAGGCTGCTGTTAACAAGAAGGCACGCGAAATCAAGCTCGAAGCTTCTATGCAGGAAAAGGCTAATAAGCGAATCCTCGCCGAAAGTCTTGCTCTGTCTGCTGCGGGTCTTGCTCGTGACTTCTGGAAGGGTTATAAGAATCCGCTGCGTGCTTCCGTTGAAACGGAACTTGCACGTGTTGGCGTTCGGAATCCTCAACGCGTTGCTGCTGCTTTGTTTGAAAAGAGCAGTGTTGAGTACACGCGTAACCTCGTTGAAGTTGCTGCCAAGTTGCAAGCAATGAGTGTGCAGACCCGTGAGGATATGCGCGCTTCTCTTGACATGACTCAAGAACCTGAAGAGATTGAATCTGACTTTGATTCCGACGAAAGCTCGGATGGCATCTCGGATGAACTTCAGTCTGTTGAGTCTCGACTGATGACAACAGCTTCGGCTACGCCTGCTTTGCTGCGCCCTCAACGTGGCATCTCTGGTCGTATGGTTACTGCAGCTGCAAAGACTAGCTCCGCTGTTGAAGCTGCACAAGCTATTCTTGCAGGCAATGCTCCGCTGCGTTTCAGCAGCAGCATGTAATTCTCTCAGAATCAATTCACCTTCAAAGGTAACAAATGATCTACGGTCCTTTTTCCAATTTCAACCGTGCCACCGAAATTCTGCTGGCTACCGGTACTGTCCTGACCGCTGACGGTCAGGCAATGGTTGCTACCACCACCAACGGCGTTCGTACCGTCAAGCCGGCTACCGGTTCGGGTACTGAAGTCTTTGCTGGTATCAGCTTTGTTCAAACTTCGGCTGCACCGTTCCTGCCGACCACGACGGTCAAAGCAGAAACTTTTGTTGTGCCGGCCGGTAACGTCGTTACTCTTGCCAAGACTCCGGTCACTGGTACGCTGGTCGCTGTCAATAACGCTGACAACAGTTCGATTGTTATTGCAAGCACCACAGGTAACGCCGTCACGCTGACCACTGCAGTTGGCCTCACTGTCACCGTTTACTACCGCACCACGCTGAGCGTCTCGGACGCACAGTCGATTGCTGGTAACGTGCAACCCGGTGGTTTCACTGGCAACATCTTTGGTTCGGTTTCGGTTGTGCAAACCGGCATTGTGTTCACTGATCAGTTTGATTCTTCGGTTAACTGGTTCACCGCAACTGGTCTGAAGCTTGCAGCTAACGGTCAAATCACCAATCAGGCTGGCTCGGGTTCCGCAATTCCTGGAACCATCGTGCAAGCTCCGTCGGCCGACTATCCGTACCTGGGCATCAGCTTTAACGCTGCCGCCTAATCTTTGAACACAACCCATTAAAGAGAAAAGTATGACTATCAAGTCCTCGAAGCAACCCGTTGTTGCAACCGATCTGCGCTTTAGTGGCCGTAGCGAACGCGCTATCGGTAATAACGGCGAAGTCAATGCTTCGTCCAAGAAAGATCTGCTTGCTAACGCTATGCAGCTCATGACCGCTGCTGCCGATGGCGGCGTCATCACCGCAAGTCAAGCCGAAGAAGCTGCTGAGATTTCTGCACGCAACCGCGTTCTGATTCAAGCTGCTTTTGATGATCCGACTGCTCACCGCATTCTCGGTGAAAAGATGGCGAATGAAGTCTACATGACTGCAAACCGTAAGGGTTACATGCGTCGTTTCCTTAATCGGATCGACCTGCGTCAAGGTGACATCGCTCGCTTCCCGGTTCGTCGCAAGAACGCTTCGGCTATTACCGTTACTGGCCCGACGAAGGTTGAAACTCAAGTCCTGACTGACAAGTGGTTCACTCCGCCGGAATTTCAGGTTGTGAGTCGCATCTTCGTTCCGCAGAACGAAATCAACCAAAGCAACACCGATGTGCTGGAAGAAAAGCACGTTGAAGCTCTGGAAGGTGTGATGGTCACTGAAGACCGCATGTACACCAACCTGTTGCGCAACGCAATCGGTGTTGACAACAACCTGTCGCTGATCAGCGGCACGATGTCGCCTTCGACGCTGATGGCCGTTCGTCAGAACGTTGTTCAGTGGGGCATGAAGGCTATGTACTGCCTGATGGCTTCGGATCTGTTTGTTGACATCGTCGGTGACGCTTCGTTCATTCAAGCCATTGAACCGGTTGCTAAGCATGAACTTATCATGACTGGTGAACTCGGCGTGCTGTACGGTATGACTCTGGTTTCGGAATCGTATCGTCACCCGGAACACAAGGTCATGAACGCTGGCGAATTCTTCGTTCTGAGCGATCCGGCTTTCCACGGCGCCTATGCTGATCGTGGCGGTGTTGACAGTCAACCGATTGACGGCACCACTGAAAAGATGATCGGTCGCGGCTGGCTGCTTAGCGAATCGCTTGCAATGAGCGTTTGCAACACTCGCACGGTTGCTGCTGGTAAGCGCGTCTAATACAGGGGGCGGGATGATCCCGCCCCTCTACTTTCGAGGTAGGCGATGAAAGTTAATTATCGAAAAGTAGAGGCAGCGATTGCACTGTACCACGCTAACAAGACAGTAGAAGCAGCCGCGCTTTTTGCTGAGCTTGCCAGCGAGGCGCTAACCGTAACAGCTGCGTCTCCGGGTATCTTGAAGCCGTCAGCTGCTCGTTTGAAAGCCCCTGTTGAAAAGACAGACACGGAACCTAAAGTTAATCGGAAGAAAGCTACAAAGGCTGACTTCATGAAACAACTGCAGGCGTCCCAACTTCGATTCAGCAAACTTCCAATCAAGGCAGATGCTAACGATGAAGACGTTGGCGGTATAGCAGAGGAAGACATGTATGAGGATGGTGCTGCTCCGGTAGACGTCAGCCTCAATAAGCAGCAAGAGGAAATAGCAGCGGCTAGAGTTTCGACTCTTAGCAAGGCACTGGCTAACATTCAAGCTGCTAACCGCAAGCGTTAACGCTTGCTATGCACTTTCGTATATCGCAGCTATGTACGCACACGGGGAGATGGAGCTAATCCAGCTCCCCGTTTTTCTTTGTCCCGTTGAAAACGCTACAGTCATGTTACCTTCAGAAGAAGAGATACTAGCTTTTCATGAGAATCTTCCTGAAAAGCTGCAAGTTTCAACTGCAGGCAAATTCTATAAGGCTTGCCGGCGTGATCCTAAGAGATGGTTGCTAGCCCTGTACGCTGCAAAAGAATGGTTTGGCGAGCTGTACAGTGGAAGCGAAGACTACTCAGCGGATCCAGTGGTTCTTGAATCTAGCATGTGGAACTACAAAGATTCGGTTTCCATGTTTGCAACGCTGAAAAAGCTGCAGCTACACCCAGTTATCAAGGACGAACCTAAGCTATATCGACTGCACGATCTTGCTCTTGAAGGGTCCAGATTTCAGCCTAGAGTAGGTGACATGGTTTCCGTGAAGCCACACAAGTCATGCCTCTCGTTTTCCAAGCGCAACATCAAAGAAGTACCCGGTAGGACAGAAGGCAATTTTGATGTTGTTCTTGAATCCGGCTTTGCAGCCGCCGCTATCCTGTGGAACACTGACTGCGTAAACTTTCTGACAAAAGAAAACAGACTGTATGACGAGTATGCTGCAAAGTTGGGCAACACTAGAGCTTTAGAAGACCCATCGGTAGCTAGCTACAGTAGCGTCTATAACTTAGAACGCACTTGCGATCTACAAAGCATTCGATACGGTTTCAAAACCAATCTAGCACTGTTCTACATTGTAGCTAACCTGCTTACAAAGCTAAGCTATATGCCACTCTTTGAAGAGGCTGAAGTCATAGTGCACACCGGAATGAAACCGTTTGAAGCTAAGCTGTCTTCCATAATGAAAAGGGAAGAGGACGAAGAGGAAGGCTCATGACGCAACCTATCGACTGGAATGCTGGAATAGCATCCATTGCAAAAGTTAATCGGTTCGGCGCCTTTCTTTCAAAGCTCCTTGCCTCCGATAATCCCAACGAGCTTCTTACTTACGTAAACACGTTTACTGCAGCAACACACTGGTTTGGCTCTGTCTACATGGGAGCAGAAACGGTGTTAGACGCTCAGATAGACCTAGCAGCGCACCTAGGTTCAAACAAGAGCTATCAACGTGGCATGAACCTGCTTGCTTACTTTGGTAGAGTTTTGTATAGAAAAGAGTTATATACACCCAAAGTTGTGTACCGTGTTCATGACATACGAGAGCGTCCAGAGGGTTTGGAAGTAGGCGATACCATAGCGGTTACTCCACACAAGTCATGCTTGTCATACACAGACTTGCGAACGATAAAAATACCAGCACGTGACGCAGGGCACTGCGACATTCTTTTCAGCATAAAGCCGAATCCGAAGGATGTTGTCTGGACTTACAAGACTGGCGCGGCAATGCGGGAAGACTTCAAAGAGGTGCTGAAAGTCATAGGTGTTTCCAGCCCTATGGAATTGCACGACTTCCATGAAGTTGAAGATAGACTAGAAATGCAAAGGCAGCATCTCTTATGGGCGACTCACAGCTTGATGGTAGCTCCTTTTGAACAAGAGTATGAAGTGATCGTGTACCATGAAGACATGAAGCCACTCCATGCTTATGTAGAAAGGATATACTGATATGGCGGCTACTAACGGTCAAGCAAGCGGCCTGAACTTGAAGCTGAAGCCAGTTGAGTACTTCATATTCAACGGTCTGGAGACAAACTTTCAGCGCATGTTTCGATGTCCTGTTGCCTGGACTACATCTACCGATAAGGTGCGAGCTATTCAACAGCTATTCAGCGGTACAGTTGAATACCCGTATGCTGTTCTATCGCTACAAAGCTATACGAAGTCAACAGACCGTGGCTCGAACAAAGCGTCCTCTTCTCGCGGCCGAGTGTCTATAGTGACAACAGACGAGAAGCGAACCTTTCGAGTTGTGTATCTGCCTGTTGACATTGTCATAGGGGTAACCTACGTTACCAACAAACACACAGACCTTCTGACGTTTGCAAATACCTGGATGTTCTCAGGTCAAGATGGTGCTCTGAAGTTTGATATTGACTACGGCAAGACGGCATTTTCAATAGGCACACTGTTGGAAGACCACGTCGATCTGCCCCTTCGAGAAGCCGATCTGGACAACGTTCAGGAATACACGCTGGAAACAACGCTTACGCTGTACGGCTTCTTGTCAAAGGCTACGCTACTTGAAGGTCAGGTAGCGGACTCGATACAAGTTGACTCAACTCTTAATGATCTGGGTTCTACAAGCTCAGGTCAGGTGTTCTGGTCTTTCAATAGTGCCGACTCATTTCCCGTGAGTACGGTTGCTTCTCCAAACTTCCCATCTTCTCAAAGGTGATACAAATGGCTCTTTCCCTTGTCGCTCGAAGCTATTCTTCTTACCCTCTCGGTCACTGCGTCATCAAGGATACGGCTGGTAACCGTGCGCGTGTTTACGCAAATGCGCAAGGCACTGCTGTTTTCTCTGCAACAGGTGAAGTCAATCTTGACAGCACGGGTTCGCTTTCTGTTTATCTTGCTGATGATCGCACTTACACGATTACCGTTTACGACGCAGTTTACGGCGCTATCGTTGTAAACGAACAGCTCGTTGATCCGGGTGCTGGTGCTGGTGGCCTTACTACGCAGCAGAGCGTTCTGTCAAGTCAGGGTGCAATTCCGGCAATTGCTATTGTTCGCACTGCAATCACTTCTGGTGTCACTATTGACACCACGAACACCGGCCTGACGCAGCTTACTGTCAAACCTACTGCAGGAACCGTAAGCGTCTACTCCGGTCCTTCGGTTGGTAGCCTGACACTTGTTGAAGCCGTTACTACTGAAAACACTTGGATGCTGCAAAGTACTGACGTTGTAATTCAGATCACTCTTGGCGTCGGTGCAGCTGGAACGTATTCGATGAAGTGATTCTTCATTTTTAATTAGGAGAGAACGATGCCGTCAGCTACAAAAGCTGTGATATTCAATGTCGGCTGCTTTTTAGCTGACAACAACATTCGACGTAACATCGCTACGTTGTCCCTGAACTATACCTCGGCAACTGCTGGTCAGGTAAATAGCTACCTCACTATCAACCCAGGTGAAACACAAACTTGGACCACACCGTCGTCCTTGAATCCTTCTGCAGTTACACTGATAAACACAACTGGCAACCTTGACTGTAGCTTCACGTTCAACGATGGAACTCTCAGTTATGAACTGGTTGTGCAAAAGATGCATCTTGTAGATCGATCTGTGTCACAGGTAGTGATAACCAATCCTAGTGTTTCTCAGATAGTTCAAGTTCTCATTATTCAAGCCTGAAACAGAAAATGGAAATTCTACTTGTCAACACCTCAGACGTTCAAGTGCAGCCTACTATCGTGAATGCGGAAACGGGTCAACGCACTGAAGTCTTCATTCAACCGAAAAGTCGTGCCAAGCTTCCCGCAGGATTTGAAATGGACACACAGTGGTCTGCTCAGAATCCTAGCGTCAAGTCGCACACTCTGCAAAACTGATATAGGAGAAGCTGCGTATGGCTAATCTTTCCAAGCGTGCTTCTGACGTACGCATTTCTGAAGTTGACCTGTCTAGCTCGCTTACTGGAGTGAGCGGCTGCACGGCAGCTATTGTGGTCGTTGGCTCGCAAGGCGATGACACTCCTCGCTTCTTCAGCTCTGCTGACAACTTCCGTTTTCACTACGGCGATCCGAAGGCTTCGGTTTCTTTTGATCACTACTGCGCTCTTGACTTTCTTCTTGAGGGCAACAGCCTGTGGGCCGTGCGTGCTCCTGGCACTGGTCACAAGCGCTCCGGCGCATCGGTAAAGATCGATGGTTCCGGTGCCACTGTAATTCAAGGTATCTCTTCGGGTGTTGCTGTTCCTACGTCTCCTGACTTTGGTGTTAACGTCAGTGGCGGAGAGACAGCCGTTTATCAGATCACGAGTAATCGTGGTCCTGGTTCCTACGGAAACAACCTTGCTGTTCGCATCATTTCTGACAACATTGCTGCTCCGTCGAACACTGCAGCAGGTTCGTCAACGACGGGTGGCTCGCTCAGTCCGGCTACTTACACGTACCAGATTGCATCTATTGCAAAGGATGGCACAGAGACGGTTGCCTCTGCTACTTTCACGGTTGTCATTGGTTCTGTCACTACGACAAACTCTGTCAACCTCTCGTGGAACAAAGTAGAGAACGCAATTGGCTATCGTATCTACGGTCGTGTTTCTGGAAGCCTCGGTCTGATTGCTCAGGTTGGTGGCTCCGCTGTTTCGTACATTGATACCGGCTCCATTGTTCCGGATGCAGGTGCGCAGCCTATCCTTGTTGCAGGCACGAACACTCCAAGCCCTGTTTTCAAGTTGCAAGTCTTTGACCTGACGTTTTCTAGCGTCACGCCGGTTGAAACGTTTACTTGTTCTGTCACTGAGCAGGTTGACGAGACTGGCTCGCAGATGGAAATCACGCAACGCGTCAATCCGTACTCTAAGTACATTCGCGTTGAATCGAACGTCACCTCGCTGCTGACTACTCCGGTTCTTTCCACTACGGCTACTTACGTGGCGCTTGCAGGTGGTACTTCTGGTGCTGCGCCCACGTCGGCAGACGTGAATGCTGCATGGGACAAGTTCAGCAATCGTGAACTGTATGCGATTGATGTTCTGATCAACGCTGGCCGCACGGTTGCGTCTGTGCAACAGCACATGACAACGCTTGCGGAAAATCGCTCTGACTGTATTGCCTACCTTGACGCACCGTCGAGTAATCAAACAGCACAGAGCGTCGTTGACTTCAAGAATCTGACGTTGAATGTCAACTCTTCGTATGCAGCTCTGATTGCTCAGGACGTTCGTGAAACCGATCCGATCAATGGCAAGCTTCTGTACGTTCCGCCGTCTGGTGTTATTGCAGGTCTGCTTGCTCGCACCTTCCGGGCGTTCCAACCGTGGTTCTCTACTGCTGGTTTGAATCGCGGTCAGATTCTTGGCAACGTTGTTGACGTTCGCAACACGTACACGGATAGCGAAGCTACGCTGGTCACTACTTCAAACATCAGCTACATTCGCAAGTTCGTTGGACGCGGTATTGTGTTTTGGGAACAGAACACACTGTACAGTGCCAACAGCGCGTTGCAGTTCATCAACATTCGTGTTCTCTGCAACATCATCAAGCGTAGTTGCTACAACTACCTGATCTATCAACTGCAAGAACCGAACGATGACATTCTGCGCAAGCAGGTGCAGTTTGCTCTTGAAGAGTATCTGACAAGTGTTCAGGCAGGTCGCGGTATCAGCTCGTATCGAGTTGTTATTGACGACACCAACAACACTGCTGCTCTTGTGAACAGTGGCATTCTTGCAGTGTCTATTGTTATCACTCCGATCCTTGCCGTTCGTGAAGTTCAGCTTACGCTGTTCATTTCCAAGCAAGGTCTTACCGTTGATGAACAGACCATTGCGTCTGCTTAAAGGAAACAGACATGGCACGTCCTGGTCTTCAAGAAATGATGAGTGTGCTGGATTAACTTCAGGTCCAGGGTAAATCGCGTGAATTGCTGGAACATCCTTAGAGGCTTGATGGCTACAACGAGACTCGTGAGAGTGAACGTGAACGCTAAAAACATCAAGCATTGGACAATCAGCAGCCAAGCCTCTTAAGTAGCGTAAAGCGAGAGAAGAGAGTGGGTTCAACGACTAGGTGGTGAGGAAACAATACTCCACCCACGAGCGCGCGACGGTCACGTTAGACCGATGATATAGTCTGGTCTTTATCGAAAGATAAAGAGGCTTTGGTTAAATGCCAAAGCGATAACAAAACGCCGTTACAAATGTGGAACTGGAATTTGACGATTCCAAACATTCCCGGATCCAGTCTTTCACGAGAGGTCAGCTACAAGGCGCTGAGCACTTCTATTCCGGGTTCAAAGCTGGAGCAAGTTGGACTTGAAGCTCATGGCATCAAGCTGAACTTTGCAGGTCGCCGTCAGTGGGATGGAACCTGGAATGTGACGCTGGTGGAAACGCGAGACTCGTCTACGCGTGACGCCTTTCTAGCTTGGCAAGAACTTGCACGTAGCTGGAAAGCAAATGCCGGTAGCTACAAGTCTATCTACTCAACCACTGTGAGTCTTGAGCTTTATGACGATCTGCCGCAAGTAGTTCGTGAGATCAAACTGTTTGGTGTGTTTCCGACGTCTATCGATGACGTGCAGCTGGATCAAACTGGCGACATCGTGCGCTACAGCATTCAGTTCAGCTTCGATTACAGCGAAGGCTAAAACAGTGGTTTTTACGTGTTTTCTGACCACACACCCAGATACACGTCTCGGCACGGAAACCACTGTTTCCTGCTGTTTTTTCATTACGAAAACGATCGGAAACTGCAGTTTCCCTGCCCTACCGTAGTTTCGGGTGCAGAAGCGAAAAACCCCCGGAAACGTGCTGTCTCCGGGGGTTTTGTTTTTCCGCTTGGCAATCTCACGGAAGGGGCTGTGTCTGCATTCCTGTGGGCTCGCTACCTACGCTTCGCTTCGGTAGACGATCCAACCTTTCCTCGCTTGCGCTCGTCAGGTTAATTACGTATGTTAGGTTAATCTCTCAGGGGAGGTATCGTAGGGTGGGGTGGGGTAACACCTAACTCGCTATCGCTCGTTCACAGTATTTGAACCGGAGCCATCGCGCTCGAACAGCAGCCATCTTGTGGGTGCTGGTAATAAGGACAATATATGGCATTCATTCCAAGACCACCCACAGGCCTATCCATCTTTCAACCAAAGGTTCAGCTACAACAAGCGCAGCAACCTGTTCGCTTTGCAGGCAAGGTAGTTGATCGCGTAACGGTATCAGCAGACAAGGTTAGCAACTTTGCGGATCGAGTCACTAATACAGCTTCGCAAGGTGCCGGTCGCGTAATGGGTCGCGTCAATCAGGTTGTGGGTTCTGCTAACAAAGCTCTGGTGTCTGCGCAGAAAGCTGCAAACCTTTTCAAGGATGTAGGTTCCGCTCTTGGCATAAACTTGGGTGGGTTGAACTCCTTTGAAACTGCAGCCTTTGGACCATACGCAACACCGGAAACGAAAGCAGACTTCAAGAAGAAGATGCAGGCTCGTGGTGATCCGCTGCTTTCATTCGAGTGGGTTGCCTTTGTCAATCCAGTGGTGAGTGAGAACGATTCAATCATAGATCCAATCTACATTGAGACGCTACAAACGCCACACCTTAGCTTCGATGTGCACACCGTGTTTCGAGAAGGCAAGGCTAAGAATTACGCTGGTGCTTTTTCGTGTGATGGTATTGCAATAACCTTCTTCACGGATACAACAGCTCAGGCGTTTCAGTTTGCTAGTTCCTGGTTTGACTCAGTGTTTGACAGCAAGACTGGCAACTATAGAATGCCGTCGCAGTACAAGAGGAACGTTGTCTGCATTGTGCATGATGCTAGGCGCAATGCCTTGGTGAAGTTCACCTTCATAGGTTGCTTTCCTGTCTCATGGGACTCCTATGCGATGAATGGCAGTTCCTCTGAACCCCTTACTACCACAATGCAGCTTTCTGTAGATCACATTTCAGTTGAAAGCGGCATGCTGGATAATGTGAATAATGATCAGGGCGGTCCTAGCGGGCCGAAACTACCTACGTCCCTGTTAGCATCAGGAATTCCTTCATTCACGCCAGCAAGTGCAAGAGACTATGTCAAAGCAAAATTCTTCTAACAACCGAGTCAGCGTTCAAGTTCGACGTCCGACAGTTCAGGTGCAGGAAACTACAGCACCTGCGCAAGTGCAGATCCCGAAGTTCAATACAGTTGCTCGAACTGATATTGCTGCAACTTCGGATGCCGCAACAGTCAATCCGAAAGTGGTCAGCGTTCAACTGCCTAGCAAATTCTACTTCTACGATTTCAAGACACTGACGGTTTCTCCGCTTCTTGGTTACCACCAAGCAAAGTTTGCGCGAGCAGCTGCAGAGAAGAACCACCGTCACATGGCAGAAGCTGTCTCTACACTTCTGCATACCGCTGACGGCCTTCCTGTTTCCACGCTTGACCTGACGATTCCAGACTACTACTGGTTGCTGTATTGGTTGCGAATCAACCACTACACACGAAGCCCGCTTACGCACGTTGGTTTCTGCAACAACCCTGATCACCTCAAGAAGATCAAGTCTGGAGAACTCAAGCCAGAAACGCTCAAGACGATTGTCACTATCAATCGAACGACACTGACAGAAAACGAATTTGACTACGGACCTGTTGCAGAGTTTGTAGCGCAAAACGGCAGTGCTCTTGAGTCTACGCCTTTTGCTTTTCATCCGGCAACGGTTCGTGATCTGCTTGAGCTTGAGGACATCGTTGACACTTCGCCAGACATAACGCGAGAGATCGACTACCTTGCAGACATTGCTAGCTATCTGAAGTACAACGGAGAAGATGCAAGTCAAGTTCAGGTTTCGTTGAAAGACCGAATTGAGTTGGTGCAGTCACTTACCGTCGATGAACTCGAAACGGTGTGTGACTATCGTGATCACGTTCAAGACTATGGCGTGATCGAACAAGTGAAGTTTACATGCAAGGAGTGTGGTGCTGCTGTGGAGAATGAAATCTCCATCGCGGCACACTCGTTTCTTTAACTTCTACTCCGAACAGTTTCTGTATGAAGCGCAGGCTCTTATTGCAGAAGAGTTCGGAGTATTCTTGAGCCTTGATGTTCCTTTGAAGCAGTTGCTTTTCATGAATTCTTCGGCTCTTAACAAGCGAACTCAAAAGACTTAACATGCCAATCACGACGCCTCTGCACAAAGTAAAAGGACTTCCGAAAATAAGAGATACAAAGGCTGCTCAGGCGATCGTGCGCAGCAATGTGTCTTTTCCAAAGTTCAACCGCGACGCAGAGGGAGAACTGATGTTCTCTTCTCTGAAGCGTCGAATCGAACTGGACTACGTAGCAACAAAGGTGTTGCCAGACAAGCTAGCAATCGATTCTTTCATTGCACAGCTGAGCGACCTGTACGCTGAACTTGAAGCGCTTCAAGGCTCGCCTGAAAACGCAGACTCGCTGCAGGCGCTTCGCTCAATCGATGCAAGAACTCGAAGCCTGGAAATTGCACTCACATCTGCGCTTCAGCAGAGACAGACGTTTACTGGCCGAACGGTTCTTCGGTATCGAGAATCGCAGCTGCGCGAAACGCGTACCGAGTTGTTGAATGACATGCCGAGCCTGTTGCGCAGGTACTCGTTTATCAACACGGGTGTGCAACGTCTGTATGCTATTCAGTATGGACATGATGAACAGACACGCAATGATAAAGAGCTGCTTCTTGTTCTAGCCAAAGATGTACAGAAACTTCTGACGTCTATCGAGCGTGGTCAGCTTGAGACTTACAAGCTTCTGAAGCGTCGAATCGAAAACTATCAGTATCTGCATACAGCACGTGGCGTTGAGCTTAGTCAGCCTGTTGTTGCGCAGCTTGATGACGTGTTTCAGGCTGCAGACTTCCTTGAAGAGAAGCGTCAGAATGCTGTTGACAAACTCAACAAGACGTCAGCTTCCGTTGGCAAGTTCATAGGTATAAAGGGTGTAAACCTGTACAACGCCTTTCGACTCATTCGAGGCACTTATCGAGTCGGACGTAGCACAAAGCGAGTGCTTCAGAATGTTCCATCCTATCTGCGTGAGGGGCTGTCTAACCTCCGTGACATCCACAACCTAGCAGCGCAAGCGCTTCCCTATTCTGTTCGTCGTGCTGGAGACGCAGCAGGAAAGGGTTTAGGTTGGGCGGGCAGAAAGACGTTGCAAGGTGCAAAGGCCGCTAGTAAGTTGGCGGGTAACGCGGCTTCAAAGGCAACTGCAAGCATTCTGAAACGTGCGGCTAAAAGCCTGCGAAGCAAAGACTCGAATGCTGTTGGCAGGGCACTGAGAAAAGCTGCGGTTCTTAGCAGCCGCAAGCTTCGCAGATCCTTACGTGACACTAGGCTTCTAGCAAAGTCTCAAGAAGAGTCGGTTGCACAGGAGTCAATCACAACGCAGACAGCTGCAACTCCAACAGACACAGGATTAACTTCTGATGTTCCTGACACCAGCGCTGTTGGCGAGTGGGAGCGCAAAAACAAGAAGCCTGAAAAGGCAGAGCAGAGTAAACGCGTTCAGCATGCTAAGAACTACAAGACAATAATTGAGATGCTGACGGTGCTGACTGCAGATGTAAGAACTCTGCAGTCTAAAGTAGGCAACATGCCTGCTGAGATTGTGCAGCCTGTAGCACAGAACACCAGCACCATCATGAGTCGCACGTACTCTGCGCTCAAAGAGATACAGTTGAAGCCATTAGTTCAGTCTATAGTGCAGCTGCTTTCTCTTCCTTCAAACAAGAAGGCTATGCAACAACGCATAGAACCCTCCTATGGTATGACTTCTGAAACGCAGCAGGCTGCAAACGCTGTCGCTGAAGTTGAAGACCGTCGCATGCGTGAGTCGCAAACTGCAGACTTGCACGTGATTGCAGAGAACGCAAGAAGGCCAAGAGACTCTTTCGGAACTCTTCTTGATATGCTTCTTGAAAATCCGGTTATCAAAGGGTTGATAGACGGAGCAGAGCTTACTGCTGGAATTGCCGGCCTGGGAACTTTAGTAGTGAAAGTGCTAAACACTGAAGTTGGCAAGCAATTTGTTTCCTGGGCTGCTGAGCTGGCTTCCAAAATAGGAACTTGGGTTTACGATAGCGTAGAAAGCTATTTCAGTAAGAAAGCGCTAGACTCTGTTGATAGGTATCTTAAGCCAACAACTACAGCGCTTACTGAAAGCGGAAAAGTAACAGCTCTTGGCGTTAACCTGGACAAACTTGCTCCAACAACAAAGAGCAAGTTTTCCAACCTTCTTACACACGTACAGAATCTAGGCTTCAACACTCCGGACGTACATAGCATAAGTGATGACGGTTACTCAATAACCATGCCATCAACAACTATAAACGATATGGAGAAGTCTGGACTGTTAGCTGACAGTGGATTCGTAAGAACGTCTCCGACCGCAATCCGTGACGCAAACGTACGCAAGTCCTACCCGTCAGCAACCCGTAGTCTTCTTGAACGCCTCACTGACTACAACGCCACACTAGATACAAGGCCGATTGACAGCAAAGCGCAGCGCACTGCAAGTGGTCGCGTTACCAATGCAGACGGAACGCCTCTGTATCCGTCAAACAGTAGTGTTGCTTCCGGTCTTGGCAAGTCCTCAACTCCGGCAACGCAACCGAAGCTTGTAAATACTCAAGCACCTAGTATGCAGAAAGCGGTGCCTGCACCAGCAGCGCAGACGGAAAGCAAACCCGCAGCACAGTCACAACCAGCTGGTAGCAGTCAGGCAAATAGCGTTCTGTCCATTCCTACTTTCTCCTGGATGGATGGTGGTTTCTTCTTCGCAAACCTTGGACATCTTGCAAGATAAATGGCAGCATTCAACAATTCAAGGCAGCTAGCGACGTCCAGTTACGACGGTCTGTTTCTTGCAACTGTGGTTGACAACAACGACAAGAAGAAACAGCAGCGTGTCCGTATTAGAATTCCTAATGTGATTGATGCTGAGAAGGCTGAAGACCTACCTTGGATTCTTCCAAGAGTAGCTTCCTCCTTTGGCGTTACGGATAGTGCCGTTACGGTGTCTGTACCAGCAATTGGAAGCAAGCTTCTTGTTTCCTTTCAGGGCGGTGACGTGCACTTTCCAGTATTTGAAGGTTATGTGCATTTGGAAACAACTGCAGTTCCGGAGCCTCTTGCAACTAACTATCCGGACCGACGTGGCTTTGTGGATCCGTCCGGGAACATTTTTTATGTGGACAACAAAGAAGGCTCCGAGACTGTCTACTTCAAGCACAAGAGCGGAACCGAGCTGACAATACTTGCGGATGGCACCGTGCAAGTGAAGGCGGTCAAGGATATAAACATGGAAGCTCCAAACATAAAGTTGAAAGCTACCACAAAGATAACACTTGACACGCCAAACACTGAAGTGACAGGTGACACACTGTTAGATAAGAAGCTAACGGTTACTCAGGACGTTACCGCTAACGCTAATGTGTCTATAACTGGAAACACAACTGCTACCGGAAACGTAAGCGTGACTGGAATCTTGAAGCAGGCAGGTGTCAACGTCGGTTCTACACATACGCACGGTGGAGTGCAAGGTGGCCCAGGTACAACTTCTCCTGTGATTCCTTAAACAGCAAATAGTATGAACTTATACAAATTCCACACTCACCCCGAAACCCTTGATGGTTACGAAGCTGCCAAAACGCGCATACCAAAGATAGCCTGGGAAGCAGCAAGAACGCCTGAAGAGAAGAGAAAACTTGAAAGTCTGTGGGCTAACAGTACCTACTATGCATATTTGTATGCTACAAGTGTTTCAAGAAAACCCTTCCCTGCTGGCGAAGCCGCAATTGCTAAGGACGCTGAATACGCATACAAGTATGCTTCCGAAATACTTAAACGTCCATTCCCTCTAGGTGAGCCTTTGATAGCTAGCGATGACAACTTTTGTTTCAACTATGCTATGTATGTAAAGAAAGATCGGTTTCCAGCAGGTGAAGAGACTATAGCTATAGCAGACGATGACGAGTCCTACGAGTATGCTGAGGTGCTTCTAAAAGACAAAAACCCCGCTACCTGGGCAGCTCGGTACAAGAAGAAACACGGACTATCTTAACATATGGCAATAAGCATAAGCACACTATTCAAGGATATCAACCCTTTCTACATGCAAGACGGAAAGGCAGACACCATATCCGGCATTGATTCCATAAAAGCAAACCTGAAGTGCCTGTTTGTATCCTACGCTGGATGTCGAAGCCGAAGCTTCAATCCAACGTGGGGTGGTCAGCTTCTGGAAGCTCTCGGTGAACCAATCTCTGAAGTTACAGCACTTCAGGTTACAGCTGGCATGTTGAGTTGCATTCGTTCGCAAGAACCTAGAATTCGAGTTACCAACGGAGACATCGTTGTGACTCCAGATGTGTCGATTCCTGGGTATCGAATTCAACTCAACTACGGTGCGGTCAATACTGAGTTTCGAGACACATTCAACTTCAACTTGGCGGTAGTGAACTGAAACCACAATGCGAGACTTCCGACCTTCAACTAGACTTCTGTCAAAAGCAGACGTAGCAAACATAGAGGAAGTCTCGCAGCCGCTGAAGACTTCCAGCCTGATGCAGTTTCTTAGCCTCGTTGCAGCAATAGCTGGCGGGGCATTTCTGCTTTATTCAGTCAGAAAAATAAAGCTTTCTGACATACTAGCTAGCATCAAAGGTGAATCGAAACCCCTGCTGGATGAAATTGAACCTGTTATCTCTTCAGCGCAAACACCAACTATCAAAGGCAACAGAGAACAAAGCTACGTGCCATCAAAAGTGCGCATGCGTAACGTTCGACTGTCTTCTGAGGAAGTAGCGGCAGCTTCTCAGGTTGAAAGCTCGGGTGTTACTGTAGGATCTTTTGGTCGCGGTGGTATATCAGAAAGTCTTGAATCGCGTATTAGAGAAAAGGCAAAGCAGTACGGTCTGAATCCAGAAGACATGCTACGAATAATTGCAGTGGAGTCTGGCGGCAATCCAAACGCTATATCAAGCACAGGTGCTGTTGGTCTTGGTCAGTTCACGGCTAGAACAGCAAAAGCGATGGGTCTGCGCAACCGCTTTGATCCAGAAGAGAATCTTGACGCTACCATGCGCTTAGCTGTCGAGAACAAGAAGTACCTGATTAATAAAGGGGTGGATAGCAAGTATGCCAACGATCCAGTGTTTCTTTACCTGTCACATCAGATAGGTTCAGCTAATACGCTGAACGTCATACGCGCTTATGACTCGGATTCAAACTACAAGATTTCCTACCTGCCAGCAGATACGCAGTACGCGATAAGCGTCAACATAGGCGGCAAGGCGGAAACTGTAGGTCAGTATATAGACGCAAACCGTAAAGCACTAAAGACTAGTTATGCACCGGCCTCCAGTGTTATAGCTAAGTCAACAACGCAGCCAGCACTTGTTAGCAACAATCCGACTACGCCTGCACCTTCTGAAAAGACACAAGCATCTACAGCGGCATCGAGTAAACCTGCAAGCAGCAGACTGCCGGCAAGTACTTCTGTTCAAAAGAAACCTCAAGACATAGTTCAAACGTCCACGGGTCATCTTGTGGCAATACACTAAAGGTAAACAATGGGGCTGACCAACAAGGAATATCGGTTCAAACCTGAAAAGGTTTCGCACTCGGTTCGTAGTGGTAATCCGAATTACAAGGTGTGCATCATTGCTTCTTCGGTTACGCACTTTGGTAACGATAAGCGAGAAGGATTCACTCTCATGGCAGACCTGCCTGAGACATTCAGTTTCAGCGTAGCTACTAAATACGAACCTTCTATATCTCAGGGGTTGTATGGACTCCAAGACAGCTTTTTGAATGTAAAGGGTGTCTCTGGAAGAACTGTAGCTAACGCCTTCGGTATGGATCTGATGGCTAAGTCTCTTACGGCTCAGATATGGGGTGGATCCAGTCACATCAGCTTTCAGCTGCCTCTCATATTCAACATCGAGTCTTCTCCTATGGAAGACGTCATCATTCCATTGCGCCAACTGATGACGTTGGTTCTTCCCTATGAGAGCAGTGCCGGTTCCCTTATGCAGGCTCCTGGTCCTCAATTCAATTGGGACAAGCTGACTAAGAACCTGACTGCAGCAACAAAGCAGACAATCGGTTCTGCTGGTGCAATCGGTAGCAACGCATTGCAAGGTGCGGGTAGGGCTACAGACGTCACCACAAAGAATGTCGTTGGCAGCAATGTCAAGGTTCCGTTTACAAATGTGAATGCGGATCAAGCGGGCTCTGCAATCGCAAACTGGGGTTCTAGCGCATTACAGTCAGTGCAGAAGTCGGGTGATGGAAACGCAGCAACGGCTAAGAGCACTACGGACTTGAAGCAGTTTCCAAACGCGGTACGCGACTCTCTGGATGGTCAAATATCCTTAAGCATTGGCCGCTTTCAGTGGTTCCCTTCCGTTGTCGTTACTAGTGTGGATCCAGAATTCAAGATGCTTACAACAGAAGACGGTACACCTTCGCAGGTTCAGGTAAGCGTATCGTTTTCAACCATGTTCGTTCCTACGTCTCAGGACATCAACGACATCATCGGGGCTTCTAGTAACACTGGTCCGCAGCAAGGATAACAAATGAGATTCAACCTTTCAAACTTTGCAGCTGTCACCCAAGACGGTTTGGCTATTGACATCTTTGCTTCAACTTTCAAGAACCTGAAGCAGCGCATTCCTACTGTGCGAAAAGTGGTGGTTACCTCACCAATGGAAGCTAACCTTCCTGCTATCGCAAATTCCTACCTGGGCGATCAATCGCTCTGGTGGGTTATTCTTTTCTACAACAACACACTGCACCCGTTTGCTGATATTATCCCTGGCACTACTCTGAACATTCCTGATAGGCGCGACCTGCTTGCAGCTCTGAACTTCTCCACTCAAGATGGTACTGTTGTAACTCTGGGTTGATTCATGTATGAGTTAAAGAACCAGCTCAGTCTGAAGCTGTATTTTGACGACAAGGAATTTCCATTCCAGTATGCAAATGCAGTTGACTTCATCCACATGTCATGCAGCACCAAACTTGGCGTTCCCATGCTGCACATGGTGCTGTATGACAACATGGACTTCTTTCCAAACTCGGGGACTCTTGGAGACGCAACCAAGATTGCTCTTACGGTAGGAACCTCTGAAGCCTCGGACACCTATAGGTTCCGTCTAAATTCATTCAATCGACTGTCTTCGCCAGGTGGTAACCGGTACGAACTAGATGCGTACATGGATGTACCTGCTTACTGGAGTGCAACCACAAAGCAGCCGTTTCATGGCACTTCAAACGACGCGCTTCAAAACCTAGCCTCTACCTGCAGCTTGAAGTATTCAGGTACGCCAACCTCTGATAGTCAAGTCTGGTATTCTGGAAATCATCAGAACCACGAGTGGGCGCGTATGTTAGCAGAGCGTGGGTACAAGTCAACGAATAGTTGCATGCAGCTAGGCCTTGACCTGTCAGCTACGCTTGTGTATTCAAACGTCATGGAGAAGTCAGAGCCTATTGCGCGTTTCTCTGTGGGTGATCCGAAACCCGGATACTACCTAGCTAGCGATTTTCTTCCTGCTTCAACTGCAGGATCCGCGAACCATTTTTCTGGATATAAGGAAAGCGCAGTAGCTCAGAGTGTCTTCACTCAAGGGCAACAGACGTTGTCTGACGTTTCTGTTTTTGTGCCAGCGAGCACAAAGCTTCTTGTAAACGATTCTGTGGTAAGCAGCGTAGCTCGTGGGCGCGTCTACTTCACAGCAGTGGACTCTGGCAACGTACACAGCTTTTATGAGAAAGCCCTGTATCAGAATCGCAGGCTGACAGGATTGTTCAACATGCGTATGGAGCTTGTCACTCCTATGCACACAAACCTAAAGCTGCTAGACACGCTGGAAGTCGTTGTAGACTCCAAGAACAAGAAGCAAGAAGCCTTCTCTGGCAACTATCGGGTAGCTTCACGCGTGGTGTATATCCACGACATGAACTATTATGAAAAGTTGGAACTGTTCAGTCCTACAATAGGTTTCAATAAATCATGAGAGTAAACAATGGCAACACTTGAACTATCGTCCCTTGCTCCTGACCATGATCAGATACTTGAGCAAATTCAGACAGAGCTTGCTTCGCGTGGTTTGTGGGAAGGCAGCCTCTCTTCACCGACAGCTCAGGCCTTTGCTGAAATCTTTGCAGCTATTGGAACTGCAGACCGCGTTGCAATTCTCCGTTCGGTTCAGGATTGCTTTCCTGACACGGTTATCTCAGATAACGCAGCATACGCGCTAGCAGACTATCAAGGCATACGCTTGCCACGAAAGCTTCCAGCTTCGGCCGTTGCAACATTCACTACGACGACTGCAGTTGTCATCCCTGCGTACACGCAATTTGAATCAAACGGAAATCTGTTTTTCAATCGTGAGTCTCTGTTTCTGCAGCCTGGCGTGACGACTACCGCTACCCTTCATGAGGGTGAAGTTCTGGTTGTTGTTACTCCAGGTCTTGGTGAAGACTACGCCAGGTTCGTTTCTCGTGAATACTCGTTTGCTGTAAGTGACACTGACGTAATCGTCTACCTCAACGGCAATCAGATTCCAAGGGTAACCGATGGTATCTGGACGCTGCGAGGTAAGCCTGGATTCAAGGATCGCACGCTTCCAGACGGCAGACTTGCTATAGAATTTGGTACTTCGATTCTTGGCACGCGCCCTAGCACTGTGGACTCACTGTCTATTCTGTACACGGTAACACTGGGCTCTGCAGGTAATGAAGTCTCTACAGCAGGAAAGATCATTACATGCACTTCGTTTCCTGACACGACTGCTACCTTCACCAGTGCATGTACGGGTGGAACAGACGAAACGCCGGCCTATGTTTTCAAGAACGTAAGTGCTCCGACTTTTGGATCGTTCAGTTCTGCTGTAACGAAGCAACAGCATCTTGATGTAGCTCTTTCTTATCCTGAGGTTGTAGACGCCGCTTTCTACTCGCAGCGCGAAGTCAATCCGCATTCACTGGCATGGATGAACCTGATACGCGTTGTGCTACTAACGTCAGTGCCTTGGAACGCAACCAAGAAGCAAGCGTTTCTTGACTATCTGCAGGATCGTGCGGTCTATGTTTCTCGTTTCTTTCTTGAGGACGCAGCACCTGTGTCCGTCAACATTGACCTGAAAGTGTATTGCTATTCCTGGGCAAACCTCACATCCATACAGCAGAAAGTGCAGAACAACATTGCTGCCCTGTTTGTGGCACGACGCGGGTTGATCGGCTATGACCTGTACACAAGTGACATTGCTTACGCTATTCGGTCTGCTGATTCTGGCGTTGAATACTTCGAGATAGTAAGCCCTAGCACCAATGTCATAACTTCTATTCAGGCTGTAGCAGCTCCGACTGCAACTGTACTGTCATCGGGCTCACTTGCATCCGGTAACTACGTTTACGGAATCGGCGTTGCTATTACAGCTGGCATTGTCACAGCACACTCGTTTGCAGAAGTGACGGTAGCAACCGGAGGTTCAAGCGTTCAACTATCCTGGACGCCCGTTGCTGGAGCGACAAATTACTTTGTCTACGGTCGCAGCGAGAACGACGGGCTATACGTCATAGCAGTTTTGGATAGCAGCACGCTTTCGTTTACCGACGATGGCACCACCATAACGACCATTCCGATTCCGCCTCAGGATCAGACTACTGTCTCCTACATAGCTCAAGGAACAACAAGCATTGCTGTAAACTACTCTTCGCGTTCTGGACGCAGGGCTTGACGCTTATGGGGCGCTCACTAATACTCCCCGACTATCTGCAGTCACCTGCTTGGTTAGAATTTATTGACGTTATAGACACTGTCTTTCAAGCGTCAGTAGATAAGCCAACACGCGATCTAGCAGCGTTGCGTAACAACTTCAGATTGACTGACGCCGCAGAGGCTAAAGTTCAAAATGCAAGCTTGATACGAAGCTCAGAAGTTGACTGGTTTGACCGAGAGACAAACCTGAAAATGCTGCGAATGAGCGGCTTGCTTCTTGAGAATGCTTCCGTCTTCACGGACGCGCAGCTTCAGCGGCTGACCCAAGTCCTGCCAGTTTACTGGTATTCAAAGGGAAGTTTCAAGATTCAAGGATTCCTGAGTTACGTCTTGAACACAGATGTGGAAGTGCACACGCTGTGGACTGAGGACTACGCAAACTTCTACAGCTACAAGGCTCCTGAAGTTGGCACGCCGGTTTTTTCTTCTGGAGGTACTTGGTATCCAACATCCCATGTATCTATAGCTTACCCCTCAGATCTTACTCCTGATGAAGTAACAGCCCTAACGTCTTTGTTTCTAGCAGTGTCGCCTTATGTGGTTGTTCTGAATTCTGTTTATGTGGATACAAGTCTACGTACTCGGCCAACAGACACAACTGCAGCTTGGGTGTACGGTGCTCCAAATGCTTCTGTTGTCTACACTGGTGTAGCTCCAGAAATTCAGGCCTGTTTGAGCATATCTCAGGTAGCACCGCCGTTTACCACGATTCGTGTCTACGTTGACAACGTGCTGATAGATACGATACTGACTGATGGAACTGGCGAATGGTCCCTGACGTACTGCAGTCTCTCTTCAGGAACGCATGACGTCTATTACTTAGCCACTGAAGTGGACGCGGATACAAGCGTAGCTTCTCCAACGATAACAAGCCCAGCGATACCAGCTCCGACTTCTCAGTATTTCACCACGGTAATTTACCCATACACGTACATTGATGACTTCTCAATGTCTATCGGTGCACTGACGGGTCAACTGTGGGGGCTGCCGTTAGATGACGCTACTATCGCATTGCCAGTAATTGTCAGCGGTACGCTTACGGTTGCGTCAGCAACGCCAACCTACACTGTACCTATTGAGGACTTCCACGTTAACCTTCCCACAATTCAAAGTGGGGCTCTTGACGTTACCATCAACTACGTTAATTACAACAACGGACTGGTAGAAGACTTCCACGTTAACCTTCCCACAATTCAAAGTGGGGCTCTTGACGTTACCATCAACTACGTTAATTACAACAACGGACTGGTAGAAGACTTCCACGTTAACCTTCCCACAATTCAATCTGGAACTTTAGTATGAGCTTGACTACACACCTATCTATCTCTGGTCAGTACAACTTGGTTGTTTCTCGCAATGGGCAACAAGTGTCAGAAACCGGCTGGTTTGACAACCTCATTCTGGACGCAGGTCTTGACAAAATAGGTAACGCAGCTACTGGGGTTATCAACTACGCACAGGTTGGAACCGGAACCACCGCGCCAGCTAACACGCAGACGTCTCTTTCCAGCTATCTAGCCTCTACATCCTCGTCCATAAGTGGAGCTAGCTCTTATACAAATGAAGGCTCACCAAACTATAGGACCACTCACACGTTCTCGCTCGCTTTTGCACAAGGAGCTGTCGTTGGTAATATCTCTGAAGTTGGTGTTGGTTGGCAGTCGGCTTCCGGTGGACTGTTCAGTCGTGCTCTGATTGTTGATGGAGGTGGATCTCCGACAACTATTACACTGACATCGATAGATCAGCTTACTGTTTTTTACCGTCTTCGCATCGCACCACCTATCACGGACGGTACTGGTTCTGTAACGCTTGGCGGCACCAGTTACAGCTATACCATGCGCGCTTGTGTCGTTGGTAGTTTTTTAGCTAGAACTGGTATCTTCAATACCACTGCTATTTCAAACACTTATGACCTTGTTGCGTATCCAGCTACCACAACTTCTCTAGGAGCAATAACGTCCCAGCCTGCAGGATCTACTGTCCCCGGTACTCCGTCGGCTACTGCTTACACAAATGGTAATTACTATCGAGACTACACGCTATCGTTTAGTACTACGCAAGGAAACACTGCAGGCGGCATCGGCGCGCTTCGTTTTGGTTTTGGTCAGTTTGGAGATACTAATTTCCAATGCCTGTTCCCAACGCCAATTCCGAAAGATAATACCAAGGTTCTTACGCTCAACATTCGGCTAAGTTGGGCACGCGGATGATACCGGCTAATACGTTCACTGTCGCCCCAGAGGTGGCTGACTTCAAACCTCCTTATGACAATGCGTACACGCCTTTGCATCACGTTGCGCCTGGAGGTGTTGCTGTAAGTGACCCATCTCTTGGCAGAGAGTATCAGAATTGGGAAGTGACATATACAGGAGGAAACATAATTGTGAATCCTGTTGGTGGAGCTACTGCATTCACGCTTGCAGTAGCTAACGTGCAGTCCGTGTCGTTAGCCTTTGATAACAACATGGGCCTAGCTATAGCATGGAAACTTACGAGTGGTGACGCGCAGCTCTACTACTACGACACGCTCACATTCACGTATGCAACTCGCAGCTTTCCAGACGTGACAAGTTGTCGCATTTGTGTAGACGATTCTCGTGACGTCTACACAACGAACTCCGATGTCATCTTTGCCTACACAAAGGCTGGCGTTCTGTATTACAGACAGCAGCGAGATAGATACGATGTGGAGTACACCATAGGATCGACCACCAAGTTTCTAAGGCGTTTTGGGCCGTCCTTGGTAAACCGTCTTCAATTTGAATTAGTTGGGTTTGACTGAGCATGCATCAAAAGTCCAATTACAAGACTTGCCGCTATCAAATTAAATGCGTTGTAGAGGACTTGAAAAACAACCTGCGGCATCGAGAGAATCCTCTGTACTCAAACGCAACTACACAGCTGCGAGAGGCTTTTCTGGACACGGCTGAAACTCTAGGTTTCCAGTTCACCGCACACGATTCATCGATGCGTGCGTCCTCACCAAGTGCGGCTAGAACTATTACTCTTCGTTATACCTTAGACCTTCCCTGTTTGCGCCTTGAGATACGAAAACCCTCTGGTGCTTCTGGAACCAAAGAATTTACAGGCGAAGTAAACGTGCTGGCTGAATTGGAACGTCTGCGCCTCAAGGCTCTCAACAGAAAAGGAAATACAAGTGAATGACTATCCAAAGCGAAGAGTAGCTGCTTCAGTAGCTGAACTCAATGCTTCAAACTTCAAGGCACTAGCACTTGCGCTGTATGCTGTTGTAAGCGTGAATCGTGGCGTAAAACTTAACGTTGAAGCAAAGGACGCACTGCTTTCTGACAAGCTCAAACCTATGTTTGAGGAGGTTGAAGGCCTGAAAACCGCAGTTGCACTAGCTCTAAAAAACAAGAAGTCTGATGCTCCGGCAGTGGGCAACGGAATGAAGGCTTTTGTAAAGGCCTACAAAGCCTGGCCTAAACGAAACCCTGCTATTGAGCAGCTGTTTGCGGCCTTTGGTCTGTACTTGCGTGCTGACTCAAAGGCCGCATGGAATACGCTTTCTAGGTACAGCACCGCAAAGGTTTTTCCTATCTGGGTAGCAACGCCTTTTGTTACGGCAAACGACACAAGAAGCCAGGATGAAATCCTCAAGGACATCAGCGCTCTAGCGTCGCGCAATCTGAATACCAAAAAGCAGACATCCAACCTGTCTGTAGCGCAGGCTGCACGTCTGAAGAAAGCAAACCCTGAAGAGTATTCAAAGTACCTGGCGCTGCGCCGAGAGTTTACAGCCTCCTGGAAAGCAAAGCTGCAAAGCATAGTTCACGACTACGGTCAGAAACTAATGCCGTATGAAGAGGCTGTAGAGAAGCTGCACGAGGCCGGATACGAGCACACAATGCCAGAAGGTTTTACCGGTCTTGTTGACGGCTCTGCTAACTGGTATGACGCAAACGGTGACGAGATTGACGGCGTGCCTAGCGCTGCTATGTTTCCTACCGTTCGCATGAATGACTCAGACAGAGGTGACTGGATCTTTCAATCTATCCGGGCGGATGGAACTGCTGGTGGCTACTTCTATCTGCACAAGAAGAAGACAGAAAACAAGAAGGAGAAGTTTGAAAAGGTGCAGGATCTTGCACCTAGAATTGCAGCAGTCAGACAGCGCTGGTTAGCTCTACTGAAACGGTTCGACGAAAGCAACAAGGACACTGTAGCAGCGCTGATGCTTGAGCTTGTCTATGAGTTCTCTTGCCGCATTGGTGGAAAGGGTAACGAAGCTGATGGCAAACCCACTTTTGGGTTAGCTACTCTGCTTGTAAAACACTTGACGCTGCGACCAAACGGCTTCCTTCTATCTTACCTTGGCAAGGATGCTGTTCGTCAGAAGCACGAATATGTAGCACAAGACGCGCTAGGAAAGCACATCATGAGCTGCCTGCGTACTCTGGTGGAAGGAAAAGCACCTGCTGATCATCTTTTCACTTATCAGTTGAAAAACGGAATGCGCAAGTACGTTACTCCGTCTGAAGTGAATCGAGTGTGGCGAGAGTGCGGTGCTGGATCGCTTACCATCCATTCGGTTAGAACGCTGAAGGGTACAGAGATTTTCAATGCTGAAGTTGAAAAGCTGTATGAGAAGAGGAAGACCTTCAAGACATCAGCGGAAGTGCTTGATGCTGTGAAGGTTGCAGCAATGAAAGTTGGAAAGACTCTCGGTCACGTGCGTCGTGTCAATGGTGGTCAGGAAGTAACTCCAGCTACCGCGCTTAGCAACTACATTTCACCTGAAGCTCAGGCAAAGGTGTTTGAACACTACGCACAGCCGCTGCCAACCTATCTGGCAAAACTTCTGAATCAGCACCGAGTCGAGTCCTCTAGAGTCCTTGCAGAAGCCGAGGCGCCTACTGGTGATCCTGTTGACGACGAACACGAAACGCCACCTGACAAGCAGACAGAAACTGAGCGTTCTCATGAAGCACCTGAAGGTTCCTCTGACAAGAACAAGGACCGCGTTCGCTCAGAAGAACCCGATGACAACAGTGAAGAAGCTGACGCCGAACCTACTGATGACAGTCAGGAACAGGATAGCGAAACTGCACCGCGCAAGCCTGCAGGAAAGAGGCAACCTGAAACTCCCGACGGTGCCACTCCTGAGGATCCGTCTGAAAGTGCAGAGGAAGAACCTGACAATGCTCCTTCAGAAGTGAATCCACATCTGCGCAAGAATGAAGTCAAGAAGGAAAGCAAAAAACCAAAGAATGAATACATACCGGATGAAGACCTGGATGAGCTAGGTCCGCAACTGGATGTTCATTTGTTGGAGGATGCTCTGACGGAAGGTCTGGACTCCATCTTTTAATTCAAAGCAACACCACACGGCGAGCTTCTTCAACGGAGTTCGCCGTTTTCGTTTTACGCGTGGAAACTGTGAAGTTCATAGGTAAACCCACTTCTTACCAGCAAGGACCAAAAATGGCTACCAAAAAAGATTCTGCCCCGTCTCTTAACGTCTACCTCAAGGTGGTAGAGAAGGTAATCGGTGCATTTCCAAGTGCGATCTTCACTAGTCACAAGTCGGGAACTATGGTGACGATGTCGTCGCTGTATGGATCTGCAAAGTTCATCTTTCCTGTCACCTTTCTAACCGGCTCTGAATCCATACAGGTTCCCTACGATACTCTGCAACTTGCTCTTGGCAAGAAAACAAATGTAGCCTACGCTCTGAAGAATGACATGCTTGTCATTTCCTCAGGAAGGTCTAACGTGGAACTGCGTGCAACTACAGCTGCTGTTGTTCCGGAAGTAAGCCTTCTGAAGGACGCAACCGAGTTCAAGATGACAGCATCCTTCTGGGCTTTTCTAAACGAAAAGCTTCCATTGCTGAAGCTTGAGAAAGTACACAGCGCACAAACGGATCCGCGTCTGTTTATTCGTGTTACGTCCAAGATGGTGTCTCTTGTAGGCTATGACTCGAATGGCTTTCAGCTTGTTTACGCTGGTGCAAAGAACACCTTTGACATCGAGCCGATGGAGTTGAATGTGGCCTATCCAAGGTTTGCAACTACCATGAAGGAACTGCCTTCAAGTGACGTGGTGATGCAAGTTTCAAACGAGGCTGTTCTCATTCGCAGTGGGCACTTCACCATCGTCACCATGATGACAGAGCTTGCCGATAACGAACCTACTGGTGACCTCGTGCTGACCAAAGCAAAGGAACTTGGTACACGAGACAGCAACTACTTCTCGGTAAGCAAGGAAGCTCTTGAAGACTACTTGATGTCTGCCAAAGCAGTTTCTCTATACGATTCCAAGGGCGGTGCTGACGCCGTTATCAAGTTTGCTCTCAAGGGCAGCACGCTAGCTCTGTCAGTAAACAGCTCTGCAGGTAAAGCGTCAAGCTCGCTTGAGGTGAATGGCAAAGGCAGCGCTACCTTTGGACTGGAAGTGAAGTTCCTTCAGAACATTCTTTCCAAGTGCTCAACCGACACCGTTACCATGTCAGTCAATGACGGAGCCCTATGCGTCAAGACTGACGAACTCTTGTTTGCCGCTCAGACTTCAGAAATTTGAACTGATGTATGCCGTACTTAATAAGAGCTACGTACGTGCAAGGAATTTTCTACACGCTGCCAGTTGTAGATAACTCCTACATTTTCACGACGGCTAAGCTGGTTGCAGGAGACTCGGTTAGAGCAAAGAGGCTAACTTCAACGGCTGAAGGGCTCAGGCTTCCAATGTCTGTTGGAACCTTGTTTAGAGGCAACGAGCAGGTTGGTTATCTTTTCAAGAGTCCGCAGCCTCTCATAGCCCTACCTACAGGTCTTCTGTACGTTCATAACTCATGGCGAGAAACAGCAGCAAACGTCAGCGTTGAGAACTCGGAGATACAGGTTCCGATTCGCACCAAGCAGCTGTGCGTCTACCATGTTCCAAACAAGGGCACGTTGGTTGTAGGTGGCGAGTTGGACGACAAGTTGCATAGCTACCTGACAATGATCTAATCCATGTCAAACCTTAAAGCAATTCTAAACAAGGATGCTGAGTTTCTTAGGTTTCGCAACATACGCGATACGGTGGAAGCGGCTATCGACTGTGAAGAGATTCTTAGAGAAGCTGAGTTTCTGCATTCCGCACGATCTTCCAGAAAGCTGTCAACTGCAGCGCTTACTCCATCGATGATTCAAAAGGCGTTGACTGGTGACATGGCAGCTCGTTCGCGTTTGACAGAGCTACGTGTTCTGTGCAGTCGCACGTATGAACTCCTGTCTGTATCTATGTCGAACGTGCGTAGGCATATTCAAACTGAGTACTCGGAAGAACTAGCTGAATACGGACGTACTCAACAAGACAGGCGCGCAGCTATCGACAGGCTGATTTCAAGGTCAATCCGCCTGCAGTCTCAACTTGAGTCTACGCAGGACACGGTTGACCTGTACATAAAGGATATCGATCAAACTGCGTTTGGTCTGCGCAACCTTATAGACATATTCAAGATCACTCTTGACAAGAGAGAAGTGAACGTAACATGAAAGATCTAAATGCCAATAACCAAGGACATTGAAGTTGATCGTCCGTTACCAAGACCGTCAGACAGCGTCTTTGAAGCACCGCTGAAGATCATTCGAGCAAATGGCTACTACATACCGATCAAGAACATCACGGAACGTGTTGTAACTAGCCTGGAAGAGAAGTTCACCTACTTCTTCTTCAAAGAGGAAGCGTGCAAGAATTGCGAGCATCTTGACGACAGGCCGAGTGAAACCTGCGATAGCTGCGCTGCCTTTCTGGGTGGTAGAACTACTCAGAAGCCAGTTCAGGTTGGAAAGTCTAAATACTGGAAGGTTCCTCGCGGCGGAAAGAAGCGCTTGCTTGAAGTTCTTACTGAGTGCGGCTACAGCAACCTTGAGCTTCAGGTTGAGCGTCCAGACTCAGAACCTTTTTCCAGAGCGATCAAGACAACGGTTCCGCTTCGAGACTACCAGGAGGCTGCTGTCGCGACAGCACTGAAGAAAAAGTTCGGTATCATAGAAGCACCACCTAGGTCTGGCAAGACTTTGATGGGAGCTGCTATAGCTTGTAGAGTTGGAAAGAAGACTCTCATTATTGCGCATCAGTCTGAGTGGTTAAAGCAGTTTCGAGAAACCTTCATAGGTTCAGAAACAGCAGAGGCCTTTACCAATGCGAAACCGGAGCAAGTTCGTATATGCACAAAACTTGAAGAATTTCAGGCTACTGATGTATGTCTAGCTACGTTCGCCACATTCTTTAGCGAACAGCGCGGAAAGAAGCTTCTTCAAGACATTGCAGACATGTTTGAGGTTGTAGTGATTGACGAAGTGCACGGCGTTCCAGCTAAGGAGTCAAGCCGAGTTCTTGCCGCCTTCAACGCTACCTACATAATCGGACTTACCGGAACCCCTGCCAGAAAGGTAACGGAAGAGTTCAAGATAGCTAATGACCTTGTTGGTCAGGTTATCTACAAAGCAGAAATTGATCGTTTGCGTCCACGTGTTGAACTGCTAAACATGCCAAAGAAGGAGTGGACTGCAGGAATGGGGCAGGCGTCTTTCACTTCGCTGGTTTCAAGGCTTGAGTCAAACACGGTTCGCAAGACCACTATCTGCAAGCGAGCAATCGAACTTGCAAAGCAAGGGCACCTAGTCCTCATTCCTCTCAGTCGCGTGAATGCTATTCTTGAATGGACGCGTTACATAAACGAGGAGACTGAGACGGCTGGTTTCGCTCTTCCATTCTACGGTGGCCTTCCTAAGAGCAAAAAGGTTGACCGACGCATGGAGATTGTGAATGCAGCAAGGCAGTACAAGTGCAAGATTCTTGTAGGCAACATTGCGCTGCTATCAGTGGGTCTGAATGTTCCAAGAGCGTCTGCAATTGTTGAGTGCGGACTGAACTCCAACCTCCCAAAAGCACAACAGCGAATCTCTCGAATACTCACACCGATGGACGGCAAGCCGGATCCGTTGATTGTGTTTACGCTTGATGACTGCGATATAATGCGGTCAACACGGCGGAATGAGTACTGGAATGCTGTCAAGCCGGGATTCAATCCTATCGTACCGCAACCTGTAGAGAAGGAGTTGATGCAGTGGTTTTCAAATACCAAGAAGCGAAAGAAGAACTATGTGGATTATGGCTCAGTACGTGAAGGTCTGTAATGAATGAGGTAACTGCAGTGCAACTAATTCCGCCTCTGAATGAGTCAGCAATGGTGCAGGGGCTTGAACGTCTATATCTGAAGAAAAAGATCAGCAAAGTACCACCTGATGATAAGTGGAACGGTGCTGATGTTTACGAATTTGGCGATGGTGGTACTGGTTATGTGTGTTTGGTGAAGAACGATGTTATAGTCTACTTTGTTCGCTACCGTAAGGTGCGAGGTGGTGGAAACAAGTTTGGTCGCCAAGTCCTTGTTTGGAAGAACAAGAATGTGCCGGCAACCGCCGGTTTTGCTAGTCACGTCTTCTTTGAAAAGCTTCTTCCGAAGTTTGGTGCCCTTATAACAGACACGCAGCAGACAGAAGATGGTAAGGCTTTCTGGGGTTACTGCCTCATGAAAGCTTTTCTTGACCCTGCTTTGTTTGTCTATTTCTATAGCAGGCGGGAGACTCCAAACCGACTTGTTCAACTGCATAATCACGCAGACTTGGACAAGTTTGAAGCTGACCTCTGGGGTCATTCTGACGTTTTCATACTTACGCACTTGGTCATATCTCAGAAGGGGTTGAAGTTGCGGAACGACACAAATGACAACTCGAAGTAGCCTCATAAAACTTCCAAGCCACGCAGACTTTCTAGTAAGGGGAATCGAGGTTCCTTCTTACGTTTATCAGCAGAAGCCGTTCAGTTTCAACCCAACAGGTTTTGGAACGAACTCAGACTTTCTCAAAGAGAAGTTCTTTCCGGAGTCTGTGCAGCTGAACAGTTACCGTGGGTTTCTTGAAGATCCATTTGAACCTGGCATCTACGGAGTCTCTTCCGCACCTAGTGATCAGGTAGCTCTTTACTTTGCAGCGCACCTTGTTCACAAAGCAATCGAGTGCGCCGCTAACAGGAAGATTCAATGGGGGCGACTATCTGGAAAGTACGATCAACCGATACTAAGCAGCGAAGCAGATTTCATTGTTGTTCAAGGCCTGTCAAACGTGACGACGCCACATCGGCTTGAACTAGCGCAGGATCTGATAGACGCTAAACGGGGTCATGCTAAGCTGGTATTTGTTCTAGCCGGTGAAGATCCGGTTACCTTCTTTGCAACCAAACTGTACCGACCTGTGAATCAAGTTTTCTTTCACTCGTCGGGTCTTGTTAAACGAAAAGTAGAGGTGATGTGATGATGCTCTGGAGCTTGACTATTTCCTATCTGTACAAGATGTATTGCCCCTGGCTGTGTACAACTCCTGTCATCGGAACTCTGCACGCGCCTGAAAAGGATGCAGCTGCGGTTGACAGGAGTGCAAATGCCTGACAAAGCGCATACTGACGGATACTGCGCTCCGCTTCAGCCGTATAAAACGATAACGACCCGCACTTTCTTCAAGAGCCATAAGCAGCCTAGTAGCAATCAGCTTCACTCTCTGAAAGACGCACACCTCTGTGCAGGGTTGCAAGATGGACTGTCTTCAGACTACCTGAAACAGGCTCTTCGCATACGCAATGGCGTCAAACTTAATGCTTTTACTAGGGTCACTGCGCTTCCTGCAGAAATTGACGACTATGTTCCAGACTATGTAAAAACGGAAGAATCTCGCGCAGCAAGGCTTGCCTACATAAAGAAGCATCACACGGCCCGACCTTTTCTGAAGCTCAACAACGGCAACTTGGTTTACCGAACGGAGCTACCTGACGGAGAAATCTACCTGTTTGCTGAAGTTGATGGCAAACTAGCATACCTGTGCGAGCTTGTCGAATCTGAAGTTAAGCCTGACGGTTTCAGTCTACCAGATTGGTTACCAAAGCTTACTGCCTATCAGGCTTCTGTATGGCAGGATCCAGAACTAAGCAGAACCTTGAGTCTGAACGGCAAGTCTATTGCACAAGCAGCATTCTGGAAGCTTCTTGACACAAAGGGCTGCATTCTATCTGACGAAACTCAGTCTATGCTAGGGCGCAAGTTTTGGGAACGAATGGTTTCTCAGGCACTTGCTAGTGGCTACAAGGTGTACGCTTTTACTGTGCTTGAAGGTTCTCCTGGAGAATTTCATGTATCTGAGTCTGTCGGAGTAGAGAATGTGAATGAAATGGGCAGCTACTACTCTGGGGCTAGCGACCCATCCGGGCACTGCATCCGTTTCTTCATAAAGAAATAGTATGACTAACAAAGCACACACCGATGGTTACTGTGCACCTCTGGCACCAACACAGAAGATAACTATACACTCCAGGTTCACGTTTCATACTCAACCAAATAAGAAGCAGTATGCACTACTAGAAGCTGCATACAGGCGTCAGTACGGCGACGTTGAGCCTTGGCAAGTTGATTTGATTAAGCTCAAGATGCGAACACGAAATGGTGTGCAACCTATGTTAGAAACCATAACCGCGTCACCTGCAGAGATAGACGAGCACCTACCAACGTATGTAAAAACTCCAGAAGGAAGGTCAAGCCTACTCAAGGAACTGTCCAGCAATAGGGAGAGTGTAAAGGTATTTCTGAAGGTGACTGACAAGCTAATTGTGTATGAAACAACTTTCATGCAGTCACCATTCTTGTTTGCTAGTGTTGATGGAGAGCTTGCCTACCTATGCACACTTGACGAAGTAGAGCTTACACCTGTTGGAAACAACTTACCAACAAGCCTACCGAGAGGTACTGCAGCGCAGACCTCGGTTTGGCAGGATCCTGCTGTAGCTAGCGCCAAGGCTCTTGGAACGTCAAAGTCCGTAGCTCAACTTGCTTTTGAGAAGCTCCTTGACCTGAACAATTGTATTTTGTCAGATCAAACTCAATCAAAACTAGGACGTAAATTCTGGGAGCGCATGGTTACTACGTGTCTTGCTGAAGGATACAAAGTATATGCATTTGAAGTTGAGGACGCAGACACGTTGGAAGTTCTTGCCTCAACTCGCATACATAGTAGTGCGGAAATGGCTAAGTACTATGCACATAGCAGTTCACCAGACGGTTACCGGTATCGCTTTCTGATCAAGAAATAACAGATGGCAAAACTCTTTTCATCAATCCATGAAAGTAGAGCACTGCGCGGATTGTGTTCGCGCAACTCCGTGGTTTCAGGTTCACTTTTAGGTGCACTTGATGACACGTTCTTTCATACGCAAGAAGGTAAGTCTGCCTACATACGAATTCGTTCGTACTTTGAAAGAAAAGGCAACGTACCTGAATTTGCTCTGCTGTGTGATGACATTGGTCTGAGTGAAGAGACGCGAGAGTTTCTTCGCAATTCCGAGCGTCCACCAAAGACCATAGCTGATTCAGAAGACCTGCTACATCAGCTTGACAGCTATCGAAAGACGCGCTTGCTGTTTGCACTTGCTGATGGCATTCTGAACAATCTCAAGAAACCACGAGTAGACACTGAACGTCTATTGATGGAAATCAACGAGCGTGTCGCTAGGCTTCAAACACGTAGAGGCAGTGAAGCTGAAATCATCACGATGGGTGTTGACTCCAACGTGCTGAAGCATGCAGAAGAGATCCTGTATAACGAGGAAACTGATGACGTAATTCCTACTGGCTTCAAGACCTGGGACTCGGTGAATGGAGGACTCTTTCGCGGGTCGCTTGTTATCATTGGTGGAAGCTCTGGTTCAGGTAAGTCCATTATTGCAAATCAGCTTAACATCAATCAGGCTGAACTAGGTTACAAAACCTCTCTAGCTCCGCTCGAAATGGCCGGGGCTGAAATGCTTTCTAGAACCATGTCAAACCTGTCTGGTATGTCCAGCATTGACATCTTCCTGAAGCGCTTAGCCTCTGGTGAACGCGACCTTGTCTACCGACGCTTGCGGCGTGCTGACAAGCGCATAGCTGCAGCAGGTGGCAAGTACACAATCTTCAAACCAAAGGAAGATCTGACAGCTGAACAGCTGCTAGCTTCAATGGACTCAATTCAGTCAGATCTTGTCTACATTGATTACATCACTCTTCTTGCTGGGGCTGACGGTGATGAACAATGGAAGAAACTAGGATCGATTGCCCGTCTTGGTAAGGTGTATGCCGAACGTACAAACCGAGTTGTTGTCATGCTTGCTCAAGTTAACGAAGACGGTAAGTTAAAGTACAGCCAAACTGTCAAGGAACATGCAAGCGTAGCTTGGTCTTTTGTAGCTACAAAGGAATCCAAGGAACAAGGATATCTCAACGTTGACATTCTCAAGTCACGTAACCAAGTTGACAAGCCATTCACCTTGAAGATCGACTACGGAAAGATGCTGGTAACTGACATGACACCGGAAGACCTGAACAAGATTGAAACGGTTAGCAAGAATTCCGACCGTCAGCGCACCAAGGGCGGAAACTTCAAGCAGCCGACGGATTACACTGCAGATCTTAATGAATGAGGAATAGTATGAGCACTTCTGACCATGTCCGTATCGTAAAGCGCTACACTGTCGGTGATACGTTTGCAAATCAATTGACAGTCTCACCGCGTGCAGGCAGAAAAACAAAACGCATCGTAGCTGCATTGGTGAAAAACAATATGCTCTTATGCGGAGCAGACACGACGGTAAAGCATGAGGTTCTTGACTTCAGCAAGAAAGACTTACTGATGGCTATCATGTCAGCTAACAGCGGCATTCGCCAGCAACTAGGTGCAGGAGGTGAAACTCTGTTAGTCGGCTTTGATGTGTACGCAGAATTGAATCACATCCTGTCTAGTGACCCTTACCGAGTTCTTGCTTTTGAGGGTGCGTATCACCGTTCAAGTGACCTGAAGATAGTAGGGCTCACAGTAAAACTTGTGCCTACCATGTCAGGTTGGCTTGTTCTTCCACCTGAAAGCTCAGAGGTGTACGTATGACTGTTTCTAACGAACTACTAACACTTTCAAAAGAGGAATGGCGCGGACGCTTTCGCACAGCCCTCAAGATTCTGATGGAAGATCCGAATCTTTCAGATGAAGATCTGAGCTACGTTCTGGAAGAGCTTGGTGACGATATTGCACTTCTTATGTCTCGCCGTCCTGTTATTCAAAACAAGGAGAAGCGAGCAGTTCCGGTTCATGCTTCTTCAATAGACTTTGACGCCTTTGACAGTGCGTCAGCAAAGGTTTCCAATGCTCCAACAACCCGCCATGACAAGCAAGCGAAAGCTACGAAGGCTGCAACCAACGCAGCTAAAAAGAAGCTCAACACTCAAAAGCAACCAGTCGTCAAACCTTCCGTATCTAGCGCCGGACGCAAGCCTAGCAAAGCGTCCGGATCCAGTAAACCAGATGGTGCTGGATCGAGCGGAAAAGCTAAAGCAGGAATTGCACGGGTTAGTAAGCGACCCGATAACCGAGTGCCGTGAATTCTTTCTTACGGAGATTGCTCCACTGTCTCTGGCTTTCTTCAACGGTGTTGCTGACGCAAAAGAGATTCTGACGATAGCACTAGGTGAGGATCCCGGTATGGACCCCATCATCATGAAGAGCGAAGCCTACATGCTAGCCGCTATCCGTAGCAAACTAGCAAGCTTTGTACGGAAATTCATGAAGCTTTCGCCAGAGGAAGAGAACCTGTTTCTTGCCCGTGTTGTGTCCAGTGAAGTTACGGATGTCAACCTAGCTGACAAGCTTCTGAAAGAGCTGCACAACATGAAGAAGCCGCAGGTTGAAGAAACACCAGCAAAGACGCAGCGCCGAACTAGAAAGAAAGTAGAGTAAATGGCTAACCTAAAGAAAAGCTCCTGCTTGACCTGCTCAAAGTATCTGACTTGCCGAGATAAACTCAAGACGGTTTCCGGTCACTACTGCGACAAGTTCTCACGTCTGAAGGAAGTAGGGTCCATGCAGGAAGCCTTTTCTTTTGGTATCGAGGTTGAGCCTAGAACAGTAGAGCTTCTAAAGCCAAAGACTGCAGCAGCGAAACCTCCTGTCAAGCAGAAACCAGAAGCTAAAGCAAAGAAGAAAAAGTCTTCACTGTGGGACATCGAAGAGGACGACATTGAAAGCCTCACAGACGAAGAGCTGAATCAAGAGCTTGGTGGTGCAGACGGCAACTTCATTCTCGACGCTATGAGCGAGGCTTATGACGAGGACACCAAAACAATTCGAGATCTAAAGATAGACGATCGCGATCTTCCTCGTGCCAAGAACTATCTGCACTACTGCACTGATATTGCAGGGAAGTCTGTCAAGATACCGTTTGCTCGGCAGCTGTGGTCTATGGTTCTCGGCTTAGCTGAGTATTGTCCAAAGTGCACAAAGCCAAAGTGGTACTCGGACATCTACAACATACCGGTAGACATGGAGATAAAGGATCTTGTCAAGCGTCTGATTCTCCTTGAAAACGGAAAGTGCCCAAAGTGCGGAACATCAAAGTCTGAATTGATTTTGCATGGTGACTTGGTTCCATACAATAGCATTGCAATGTGTTGGGGTCAGCGTAGTGGTAAGACCAGTGTAGCTACAACGGTTTCCACTTATCACTTGCACTGCCTGCTAAAGGCTCCGAAGCTGAGCACTATCTGTCGTGGTATTCAGGACTTCACGCCACTTACGTACACGTTTGTGGGTTTGTCTGCCGCGCGAGCTATTCGTCTTTCTTGGAATCCAGTAAGAGACTTGCTGAACAACTCGCAGTGGTACAAAGACTACTACGCTATGTTGAAGTTCAACCAAGTAAAGTATGGAATTGAACTGCTGAAAACCGGCGTTCTTGGAACAAGATTCCTGCACAAGAACATAGACTTGTATCCTCTGGGTCCGTTAAAGCGCCAACTTCGGGGAGACTGCTTGACGGGCGACGTGATGATAAACACGTCAGATGGTTTCCTGCACTTTGATGAACTGAACATACCACTAGGTCTGACACCGTCAAAGTTGAAAGTGGATTCCCTTACTGGTACAAAGGATGTGTCTCACGTATATGCTAAAGCTAGTCGTAGCATATTTGAGATAACGACGTTGAACGGAATAAAGATAGGGTGTACACCTGAGCATCCGATGCTTGTAATGCGTCCGGATTTGTCCTTTGCATGGGTGCGTGCAGACTCTATCAAAGAGGGTGATTACATAGTATCTAGAACTAACAGGTCTAGACCTATGTTTGGCAGCAACGAACTGACAATCGATCAGGCAACGATACTTGGCACGTTTACGGCAAATGGGTACAGAAACGAAATAACTTCAGGCGATCCAGCGGTGGTGAGCAGGTTTACGAAAGCTGCTTCACGTCTTGGCTATCATATCCGAGCACGTGGCGAGGATGTTAAGAACATCAGTGTTGCGTCCTACGGTGTCTTTGTTAACGACAAACCTAGCCCGAACAACTCTAGCTTTACCAAAGTTCTTGAATCCTGGGGCTACACAAACTGTCTATCTGCAGAAAAGCAAATACCAACTAGTGTGCGTACAGCACCTAGGGAGGTTCTTCATGAATACTTAGAGGCATATTTTGCGTGCGACGGACACATAAACGGTGGACCTACAAAGAAAGCTAAGCTACGTGGCACTGACACTGGAGTGGAAGTTGAACTAGCATCAGCTAGTGAAAAACTCATACGTCAACTTCAGACTATACTGCTTCAAGTCTACGGTTTAGTAGGACGTGTACACAAGTCTGTAGAGTTTAAGTCTATGGGGCGCAACAAGCAGAATGCACCTAAGCACTACACAACATGGCTGTTAACGCTTACGGGCCACGATGCCTATTTGTTTTCTGAGACATTCAAACGAGCAAAAGTCAATAGGTTCAAGGATCGTATAAAGAGTGCACCTCCTGGTTATGCTTCAGACCGACGCGCTGTCCCTTACTTGAGACGCGTGGTTCTAAACCTTTGGTATTCGGCACCTCCTAGGTCCAAATACTTCGTTTCTCCTGACGGGGAGAAGTTGGTACGACCAGCGCCAATGCGCCTCATAAAGAACTCAAGACCAAAGTCTAAAATTCGCGGTAACACGATTGATGGAAGAGTTCCTGAGTTTCTAGCTTATGAGCGTCCAGACGTACTTGAGTTTTTAGCTAAAATGCATCCAGAATTTGCTAGCGGCTTGAGGACGCTTTACAAACTGCAGCCGCACTTTGAAAGGGTTACTTCTGTAGTGAAACAAACAGGTAAAGTCACAGTGTTTGACGTTACTGTTCCAGATGGGCACGCATTCTATGCTAACGGGTTGACTTCTCATAACACACGCGCCCTGTCTTCAGTTGAAGAGATCGGTATCTTTCCTATCGTCAACACTGCTTCTGACGAAATGGAAGAAGATGAAGAACGCGAGCATGCAAATGCAGACGAAGTGTGGCAGTCGCTTGAGAACTCGCTAATGACGGTGCGAGAAGAAGTCAGTCACCTGTACAGGAAAGGTATCAACACCATTCCAATGGCTCTCAATCTAGCTATCTCGTCTCCAATGTCCAAGAAGGACAAGATGTGCCGGTTGCTTGAAGAGGCGAAGAATCCGGATGCAATGATGCTTGGTTTGCAGCTGCCTACTTGGGACATCAACCCGTTCATGCCAAGAGATTCGGCTACTATCAAGTCTGCGTACGCAAAGAATCCAGAAAAGGCAGAGCGCGACTTTGGAGCAAACCCGCCGGTGCTGAGTGCAGCAACCTTCACTTCTCAACAGGTTGTAGGTCTGTTCTCCAATGATAGAAGGAACGAACATCGAATCGTCTATGATGCTGATGAAAAAAATCTTGGCAGAACGCTAGCCCACTTCCTCAAGGAAGGAACAAAGTCTGTATGGGAGCCGCACATTCTGTCTCTGGACGCAGGGCTCACAAACAACGCTTTTGCTCTAGCTCTGGGTTACAGAAAAGCTAGCACGCTTGTCGTAACGTCTATTCTTGAAGTTGTCGCTCGGCCTGGGACCAAGATAAACTTCCCGTACCTGTACAAACATGTAATTCTGCCAATGGTGAAAGACTGCAACGTTGTAATCGTCGGTGCCGACAGATGGAACAGCATTGACATGCTTCAGCAGCTGACAGAGGATACGGCTAACAAAGTGAAGACGCTTCAACTGTCGTTGCAACCTAAGCACTTTCCGTACTTTGAAACTGCTGTAGACAACGGTAGCCTAGACCTGCCAATGCTTTCCATGACTCCCGAGGAAGTGATGCTGTCACAGAACTTCAAGAAAGACTTTGTTGGCAAGCCGATTGACCACTTGCTTTTGCAGTTCATGACTGTGAAATACGTGATGGGAGTTCTCACCAAAGGAGAAGGCTATACAGATGACATGCTACGCGCGCTTACCGTTTTGTACATACTAGCTTTCAATCCGAAGCTGCATGAATACACAACCAAGTTTGCTACCATTGGTTCCGGAGAAGGAACAGACGATCAGAAGAAAGTGACACGCGGCATAGTGCTAAGTGGCTTCCGGTCACCAGCTATGCAGCATTACAACTCTCACAACCGTTGAAAGGACACATCATGGAAAAGATTGATAAATTGGATGCTCGCTACTTGGTGGTAAAACGCCGGGACTTGCAGATGGCTTATGAGGCCGGCGACATAGCTACTGAAGAAATTAAGCAGCTGTTTCAAATTCTGTCAGCTGTAGAGAGTAGACGTCAGCTACGCGGAAAACCCGCCCGCAAGTACGTTATCGTCAGTGATAAAAATCCATGCTACGAAGAAGCATTGAAGGCTACTCTAGCGTGGGCAAACGCAGAAGAAGCACTCAACTCTAACTTTGACTTGACTGTAGAAGATCGCAGATTTATGCAGGAGGTTGCAGCCGAAATAGCTAAAGCACGAGCAAAGTTTCCAGACACTGAAATCACTACGCTAGCCTTTTCTGAAGAATCGGGTGAACTGGTAAAAGCAGTTCTAGATGAACCAAAAGCTAGCGTGCGAAAAGAAGCAGTTCAGGTAGCTGCAATGGCGTGTCGCCTAGCAACGGAGGGTGATGACTCGGTTGTTAACTGGCGTAAAAAGCGAGGTTTGGACCCTCTGGTCTGACAACTTCCATGAATGGGCGGCGTACTTAATTGTGCGGCCGCCCATTTTTGTTTCGTAAACGGAAACTCTCACAGAGAAGAAACATGCTAGAAAAAACCTATATTGACAAGGCTTTTGGTGCCTATCTGGGCGCAAAGCTTACGGCGTCTGCAAGCGAAAAGAAGGTAACTGCAGGCATGACTAACGACACGCCTGGCGTTTGCCCATATTGCAAGAAGCCTATGCAGACAACGATCTGCGCCAATCAGAACGTCTTTGTGTGTTGGGATGACCGCACGGTTCTACCTAAACCTGAGGACGAAGCATGAAACAAACACAAGTTACCGCTCTTCCGATCAACACGCCGCTTCTTCCAAAGAGTGTAACGTCTGCTATTCGCAAGTATCTTCAAGAGCAAGGCTACTCGTTGCTAGGTGATGGCAACGACAAGTCTGTCTACAAGACACCTGACGGTAGCAGCGCACTTATTCTCTTTCTTGATAGTGTTCCAGCGCATGCTGAGAAGCGCAAGGTTCATTTGCAGTGGCTTCATGAGTGCATGTCTCGTAGCCGTAGCGACTACGTCATGTACGCTTATGACATGCAGGACGGAAGCTTTCAAGATGCTTCCATGATTCAAGTGCATGCAGAACTTCTGCAACCTCTAGGTAGAATGCATCCTGTATCAAAAGCACTTAGTGAACTAGCTCTGAATCTACCCGAGGTTCGCTACGGTGATCGTGAATGGCAGTATGCTGCGATGGACAAGCTGCGTAATGTCAAGACTGCTGAAGGTATTGCTTCTGCTATGAACGAAGCTACTGACGGTGAAGTAGACGCTGACTACGAGATACCGCAGTCTCTTCTGCCATTCTTTGAAGTGGTACTTGAAGTTATCAAAAAGTGCCCGCATTCCAGTGTTATAGATCTTCATTCCCTGAACGTGATGCTGCGTGGATCAACTCCAGTTATCGTTGATCCGTGGTACACGGCTGTAAAACATCGGTGATAATATGACTCAATCAGTAACAGCACTTCCAGTTCAGCACCCTCTGGTGCCTGAGGCTACACAGAAGCGTATTCTAATGCGTCTGAAACAGAAGGGTTTCCTTCTTCTGTATCACGGCATCAACACTTCCACTTTCATCTCGCCAGACCACAAATACACGTATGTGCTGTTTGCTGAAGGGCGAAGCGAAATGTCTCCTGCGCATAAGGTGCATCTAGCCTGGATGAAGTTCTGCCAACAGCACATGGGGCCGAACGTTCTGAAGATTCTGGACGTCACTTCAGGCACAACAGACGGGATTTACATGACGCAAGTCTATGCTGAACGTCTGAAGAAGATTCCTGCTATGGATCCACTGGCTAAGTTTCTGGAACTTCACGGCTTTGATCTGACATCGGCACTTCCTGGGGACCGCGTTGGTCAACTTCATGCAATGCAGGAACTCAAGAAAGCAGCTACTAATGTGCAACGCTTTCTGCAAGAGCTTGCTCGTCTGTCCAACTGCGAAGAGGTTTCGCATGAGGACGCAATGAAGTACAGTGCGTTCATACGAACTGTCTGCCAGATCGTACGCATAGCACCTCAGCGTACTATTCTTTCTCTGAACCATATTACGGTTGCAGAACGCGGCTCGACTCCAGTCATTGTAGACCCTTACTTTGTTACTTCCATAGGATAATAGATGGCTATACAGATACTTGAAGCAAGGACGTCAACTGGTAGCCTCAACCTGAAGGCGGCAGCTACAGACGTTCTGTTTCACCTAACAAGCTTGCGAGCAGCAGCGCAGATCCTTGCAACGGATCAGTTTCATCTAAAGCCAGCTGACGGCTCTGAGTACGAAGAAACCATTTCCAAAGGGAAATACTATCTGAGTACAGCGCGTACGATGACGAGTTCGTATGTCTACAAAACAGACTACGGCTACTACGCAGTATTGAAGCTCAACGGTCGCAAACTGAATGAGCGCTACGCAGCAAAACCTGTTGATTACTGGCAGAATAAAGGTGAAGAGTTTCAAAACTTTGAAGCAGAAGACCGCATTCTTTCTGATAGTCCGGTGATCAAGAAGGCTTCCAGCTACATAACCGCAATTTATGCTCAGGGTATTTCAAGCGAAGGTCTTGAGAAGTACAAGAAGATCATTAACAATCCTGCGTTTCATGGCAGTGAAGATGACATTCCTACGCATCTTAAGTACATCTACCGAGAAACGTTGAAAACGCTGAAGCAGCAACTTCAGATGAAGAAGCTGTGCGTCAAAGCAGGCATACCGTTTCTTGTGTTTGATAGCGCGGCTGCTCTGAGAAATTCAAAGGCGTCAGAAGGTAGAAACTACCCGCTCTCTTACTACACGAACCTTATAGTCAAGGTGCCAGAAGAAAAGACTCCGCCAAGGGCCTACGACTTCATGCGAACGCATAAGACAGGAAGCCTTGTCGGATTGCTAGCGCTTTATGCTATGCGCCTTCCTGAGTCTGCTACTGGAGACTCTGTAGAAGCCGGGAACCTGCGTAGCGCTATTGTGAAGAAGCATTCTTCTTCTGGAAACTTCCGCTCTATTGAATACCTGTACGATAGGTTGTACGACTGGGCGCGTAACGACTATTACAGGAAAGACGTTCTGACTGGTGTCAAGAACGACATGCATAATGCAAAGAGCGACCCTTACGGTATGCCAACAAAAGAGCGCGAGAATCTAGACAACCTGATGACTATTCTTCGCAAGCACAAGTGGACTATAGAGCAGCTCTTGGATTACCTTGCTAAGAAGTGGTATCCGCAGTACTCAAAGTAAGAAAGGCTTGAAAGTGGTAATCGAGACACCAGCTTTGTTGTCATGTGCAGCAAGGTACAGAGACGCAGTTCAGTATCCTCTGCGCAGGGTTCTACATGCAAACGGAGTTCACTATCGGTTTGCCGCTTTCAACCCAAAGTCGTACACCACATGCATGGCGACTACTACTATGAACGCGGTAGATAGTGATAGCGTAGACGTGGAAAATCTTGTGAAGGCCATACACGAGGAGTGCACCAAGCAGCGTCTGTTTTTGAAGAAAGCAACAGTTGAAGCTCTTCACTACGTACGCATAGATGTGAACCAGCCAGCATCAATGATACGCACTGACGTTCTGATCAGGTTCATGCAAGGCAGCATTCATAGCGTAGCAATCACCTCCCAACCAGTAGAAAATACAAAATGTTGAAAACGCGACTCTCTTCCACCGCAGACCTGACTCAGTTCAGAAACACTGCTGTAAAGTCTTCAGGTGTTCAGGTGAAAGCAGCATCAAAGAAGGACGTTACTGCTAACTGGATCACCCCGTCTGGTGGTACTCCTATGAGCACTGCAGTGTTTGGTGCGCCATCATACAACACGCTTCTCACTGGTATCATTCCGGAGTACAACGAGCAGTTTCTGCTTCAGTACTACCGTGACATGTACTACATGGATCCTATTGCTGGTTCCGCTGTTGACATGTCTTCCAGCTTTCCTTTTTCAGACTTCACGCTAGCCGGCCTTGAGAACAAGGAACTGGATCTGTTCGGTGAAAACCTCTCACGCATCAACATTCGGTCCTTGATGCAGGAAATATCAAATGCCTACCTTGTGGACGGCGCCTTTATTGGCACGATGATCTACAATGCTGAAGCAAAGGTATTTCAGGATGTCATGCTGCATGACGTTGCAAACGCAAGCATTTCACCTCAACCGTTTCATTCTCTTGACCCTGTTGTAAAGATGAACTCGGCTTCGCAGCTGTCGCAGTTCATGAACGCTGGAAGTCCGTATCTTGATCGTCTGATGGAAAGCTATCCACGGGCGCTGATAGACACGTACGCTGCTGGCACTGCGGTGCTGGATCCGCTTACTACAATCTACATTCCACGAAAGGCGCTTAGAGATAGGACTCATGTTTCTTATCTCAAGCGCCTCTTGCCGTTCTATCTGTTTGAAAAAGTGATGTTTCGCGGCACGCTTGTTGAAGCTCACAAGCGTCAACGATCCACTTCGCACATCATGGCGGGTAACGAAAACTGGATTCCGTCTGACGGTGAGCTTGCTACAATGCTTGCTGAATTTCAGCGCACGGAACTGGATACGCTTGGAGCCTGGATCATTACTCGTGACGGTGTTCAGGTCAACGAGATAAGGCCCGGAGGTGACTTCTGGAAATGGACAGATGTTGCTGAACAACTTGTTCCGATGAAACTTCGAGGTCTAGGTATCTCTGAAGCATTTTTATCCGGAGACGCTAGCTATGCTTGTCTTGCTGGTAATACGCTAATACCTACTACAAAGGGTCTAGTGCGCATAGACTCACTAGGTAGTGGAAAGGAATTCAAGCGTGCGTTTAGCATAAACGCAGACATGGACTCTAGATTCGGCAAAGCTAAGGCTGTAGCCTGGGTTTACAATGGCTATCAAGAAACGCTTCGCGTAACTGCGGCTACCGGAAACTGTGTTCAGGCAACTGGAAATCACCCACTGTTAGTTCTTGACGGTGGAAAAACAACATGGAAGCGCGCTGATGAAATAAAGGTTGGAGACTTGTTGTGTATCAGTCGAAACAAGGTAACGCGCAAAACTCCACTTAAGCTTAATGTTCCGCTGCCAGTACCTAGAAAGCCGCGCGCCTATGACGCAACAAAGACTAATAAACTAGGAAATCGAGTAGGTATGTCTCCTGGGTCACGGGTGGACTTTAAGCCAGGTCATATGACAGTTCCTACACATATGACACCAGAACTTGCTTACTGGTTAGCCCTATTCATCAGTGAAGGTAACGTAGCTTTTACAGACTCGTATTCTGATGAACCAGGTCTTGCACAGCAACTGTTCTTTTCAAACTCGGATCCGGAGCTAGTAAATCGTTTTGTCTTCTTGGCAAAAGATATATTCGATGTGGACTTCCGAGAAATAACTGAGAAGTCGGCAAGTCAAATAAATGCAGAGCCTGCTAGGCGTATTCGCACAAATCGTAGCATTCTTAGCACTGGAGTGCGAAACAGGGCACTTATTGACTGGCTGCGTGACATTGGTGTGTACGTAAAGCCGGGGCGCGTAAACGGAAAAACACCTTCTTACTTTAAGCAGGTGCCGTGGTCTGTTCTGCAAGCAGACGAAGAGAGTCAAAAAGCGTTTCTAGCCGGGTACGCAGAGTGTGACGGTTCCTTAGCTAGGGGAACTAGCTGGATAAGCGTGTCTTGTACTCTTATTCAACAGCTTCAAGCTATGTTGAACTCTCACGGTTATCAGCCAACAACACAGAATGCAGGCACTGTTCTGTCCCTTAGCAGAGAAGACTCAGAAGACTTCTGGTCAACAGCGCATGTCTACTTGTCTATAAAGAGCAGTCATGCGGCTGGTGGTAAGTATTCAAAGAACGACGGCCTTCCTTGTACCTACTGGACTTCATTTATAGAAGAGCGACGTCTGAAGTTTGACCGGCACGGTGCCTACTTTCTTTCTGACACTGGCGAAGTTGTATGTCATTCTTGCAATGATAAGAGCTGGGGATTTAATACCAAGGAGCTGCGCAGGTTTAACTATAAGTTCTACGCTGAAGGCAAATACGATAACTTCCTTGAGTTTCTGAAGAAATTGAGCTTGGTAAAATACCGAGAGTTGACTTCTCTGTTGAAGTATCAATATAGGTACTCGGAAGTTGTTTCCGTTATCGCTGCCGGAAAGGAGCACGTGTACGATATTTCAATGAAGCCCGGAACCGAACCTGCTTTTGTAGCAAACGGACTCGTGGTTCATAATACTGCCGAGGCTGCCATTACCGTGTTCATGGAGAACATGGAGGCGTATCGCCAGCTTATCACCTACAAGGTGTTCACTTCAAAGTTCTTTCCGCTGATTGCTGTTCTTAACAATCAGTACAAGGATGTCAAGAAGGCGCGCAAGATTTCTTCTCCGTCTGACATCTTCCACAACCTGCAGAACTCTCGAAACCTGCGCATACCGTCGGTTCAATGGCACAAGTCGCTTACAGGCAAGGATGAAGAATCTACCTGGGACATGCTTGAAAAGATGTCTGAAAAGGGTTTTGTCATTCCGCTGAAGATGTGGGCGGGTGCTGCAGGTCAGGACATTGCAACCATTCTGCGGGAACTGAAGGAAGACCGTCGGATTCGAGAAGCTATCGAAGACATCACTGGCAAGAAGGCTGAAGCTATCGGCAACTCCAGTGAAGGCGAGTTTGACGAAAACAGCTTTGACGAAGCAGCTCTGCAGCAAGGTATTCAAAACGAAGGTGGAGAAGGTCAAGAGGAACCAAACCCGCAAGAGACAGCTAGGTTCATGCAGGCTCGACGCGACATGGCAGATCTTCCGATACGTACCACCAGCATGCATCGGCGCGTCCCCTTGCTAGACCGAGACTTTGGAAACATTCCTAGCGATACTCGTCTGAGCAAGACTGGCAAGGTTCATGCCTCGTTCACCCCGGGTCGTGATTCTCGCAAAGCAAATGATCACATCATCAAGGCTATGCGAGCACTTGCTGATCCTGAGTACAAGGCTAAGAAAATCAAGGAAGTGCGCGAGAAGATGGGTGCTTCTGCCGACATGGGAATCTCCACTGAGCCTCAAGACCCTCGCAAGACTCGACGTTTTTCAATGGATTGAATATGGACAAATACGCACCACTACAAACGCCAACTTCGGGTGACGAACTGAAGGAGACGCTGCAAACTCCTGGGTACTCACGGCGCCCACTTAATGAGGTCGCTAAGAAGCCTGCGCTGCAAAGGCAAGTGCGCGATGCTATCAATCGCCTATCTGACGAATTCCCTCCTACTACAAAGAGCAGCATGTACTACCCTGCTGTTCTTACGCAGGAAGGTTTGCTTTCTCTTGCGCCAGATCGCATTGCAAGCCCTCACGTTGGAGGAAAGTCCAAGCGTATTCCTTTGTGGTTTACAAATGACTATCTTGAGGAAATGAAACGCATTGCAGACACGTATGGACTTGCCTGCATCATTCGTAAGCTGGACATTGGAACTCTGAACGAAGCTCTGATCAACATTCTGAAGCGTCATGGTTTTGTGACCTATCTTGGAATGAGCGAAGCAGGCGAAAATAAGCCTAGCTGGATTCGTCAGTCGAAAGACGGCAAGGTGACTCGACATACGCTACTGTTCTCGGTTATTGGCAAGACAGAGGTTGCTGAACTAAAGATCGGGTCAAGCTATCCTGGAAATCAGAACAGCTTAGGTCAGCCTATAGCTCAGACAGAGAACGATCTGAATAACTTCAAAAAGTGGTTTGGCGATAGCAAAGCTGTAGACTCAAAGGGCCGACCCCTTGTTCTTTATCACGGTACTGCGTCAGACTTTTCTGCTTTTACGCTGAGCAAACTAGGAACAGCAACTCGGGTGAAATCTGCTGCTTACGGGTTTTTCTTTGTGTCAGACCCAAAAGTAGCCTCAAGTTATGCAAAGTATGCAGCTGAAACTGCTCCAGTAGAGAGGCTACTTCAGCTAGCAGACCAAGCGGAAAAGCGTGGCGACTATGATGCTTATGATAAGTATGTAGAACAGTCCGAAGACCTAGAATCACGCTTATCTAGCGAGAGAGGTTCAGGACAGTCTGTCATTCCAGTCTACCTAAGAATTCAGAGTCCAGTGACGCTTGATGCAGCTGGCGAAAGGTTTGTTGATATAGAAGACACTATCAACAAAACCCTACGCAAAACAAAACTGAGCAGCCGTAACGATGGGTGCATTATACGTAACCTGGACGACGACCCTTTCCGGAGTGACGCAAACGCAGATCACTTTGTAGTATTGAAACCTGAGCAGATCAAGTCGGCTACCGGCAACAAAGGTACGTTTGACCCTAGCAACGCTGATATAACTTCTGGTGTTGGTGACACCGAACCTCTTCCGAGTCAACCGCGTGTGCAGCCTGATATCGAACTTGGCAAGGAACTGTTGAAGCTTCAACAGGATGCAGAGGAAATTGGAAATCCATACACAACGTATGAGGACCAGTGGACAGAACGCAGCACAGACAGAGGTCTAGCATTTGACCTGAATGTTGACACACCAGCAGAACGGTGGCGTAACGCATCGCCTACTCCTGACGTGAATCCTAAGCTGAAGCTTTCGGAAACATCGGTTCCGAGGTTTACAACTACGGAGGATACTTCCAAGCTGGTAAAAGACAACATGCCAACTTGGAAGTTCGGAGTTATTTATGAAAAGATGGATAGCCCTACTGTTTCTGAACTGATGCGAGACATCATCAACGTTCTAGGACTTGTTCCTGCAGGGCATCGCCTTTGCCTAGTGACACCGAACCCTAACGAACTCATTGCAGCGTTTCAAGGTCGATTCGATATTGATGTTGCTTCGCCAGAAGTCGGTTCAGAAGTGTGGAAAGGTTACTACACAAACAAGCGCCCAGACGCAGTTCCCGGAACAAAAGTTGACTACTGGAAACAGGTCATACCTACCAAGAAGTCCGAAGTAACAATGACGCCTGCTAGCGAGAATCTGGTTCCTGATCTGCCTGTCAAGCCAGAAGTTCTTGTTCCCAACGGCATCACGCCTGCAACGCGCCCGGTTCCGCCGCGAACCCCTGCTATTCTAGCTCCGCAGTGGTTTGGCTGGTTCTGATAACCGGCACACGCTATGGGAAAAGTGTTAGCAATGGAAATAGCGAGAGGTGAAAATCTCTCGCTTGTTCAAGTAAAGGATCTGCTTAACAACAGCAGTGCATTCAAGCTAGCTACCGAAACCAAAGGTAGCTTCACGTATCGTTTTGGGTTTCATGAGTACGACACTCGAAACGAAAAGATGCTTCTTATACTGAAGGAAGGGGCTGAACTGGTTGGCTTGCTGCAGACTGGAAAGAGTGATCTTGGAAAGCTTGGTTCAAAGCGCTGCGTCAGTACTGATGCAATTTACGTCAGCCCTAAGTACCGAAACACTGGTATAGGAAAGCAACTTGTCGAAGAGGCTAGGCGCCTGCTTCCAGATGATATGCTTCTTACTTCCAGTAGCGAGATAGGAACAATGGCTGTACGCAACTGGTGTGCACTAGCTCGAAAGCACACTAGCATACACATGGTGCAGGGTCACTCCAAGGAAACTGTGGACGCAGACTTCTCTGGAAGCATGCCCGTTATTGAAGACAGCGGAAACGCGTTTGAACTTGACGAAGATCCAAACGGACCACCTTACTACTTTGTGTGGCCTAAGTGAAAACGTATATACAAGGAATATCATGAGTACAAAAGTTATTTCCAGCTTGCAGACTCGCACGCCTAACAAACGTAAATCGTATGTAGCGTCTGAGCTTGACATCGAAGTAGTAACGCAAGCACCTACCGGGTTTGAGGCAAAGCTTCCCTTCCTGAGCAAGGTGATGAACCTGTCAAGTGATCCAAAAGATTACTTCATGTTTGTTACCCCGCTGCTTATGACACAGCTCAGCAATCGCAATGGCTATTCATTTCCAAATCTTGAGTTGACTCGGTGGAACCCAGATCTTAAGTGTCAAGCTTACGAGGGCTGGCGCTATGCTCCTATGTACGAAGAGCATCAGAGTGACGACATAACAAAAGCTCTTGGTGTAGTTGCCGATGTTTCCATGCGTCCTATCAAGGGTTTTGGAAAGAATATCTGGAAGGTGCTAGCTCTCGCTGCAATTGACCGTACTAAGAATGCAGAACTTGCAGAGCAGGTTGAAGTCGGTGAAATCAATACCTATTCGATGGGTGCAATGGCAGACCACATCAACTGTGGTTACTGCGGTGCACGTGAAGGTAAATGCCGACACCTGAATGCAAATTCTCCTGTCACCTTCTACGAACTGAATGGCAAGCTTGTTTACAAGACAGTAGAGGGGATATCACCTTATGAGTTCTCGGTTGTACGTGATCCCGCTTATGCTATTGCTCACAGCGACGTCAAGCTGGCTTACACAGAGCGCAGCACAACACAGGCGCGCGTAGCAACTACCAAGGACCAAGCAAGCCTCTCAAGCCATCACGATGTTGTGAAACACATGCAGTCTTTGTGGGGTGTATAAATGCGTACGGAAGCTATGCATATTGCGGAAGGTGAAAACGCGGACGAATTTGATGCTCGCCGCGTGTACGTCAACTTCAAGTCCGGAACTGAACTTGCTAGCATGCTGAACGCGGATAGACAAGAGCAGTTCCGTGCTATATCAAAGCCAGGCTTTCACGGTATTGAGTACGGATTTATCGTGCAAGGAACCGACGACGAATGGGACGTGCACGCAATACTAGGAATCTCTGCTACGCGCGATCCTAAAAAAGTCGCTGTAGGAACAATATACGTGAAGCTAGCGTATCGCAATCTTGGATACGGAAGAACACTTCTTGAGCAGGCACGAAAGTACATACCTGCAGACAAGCTTCTTACTTCAAGCGACAACATTGGATCAATGGCTGTACGCAACTGGTGTTCCGTAGCACGCAAGCACAAAGAGATTCACTTGGTGAACTCACGTGGAAAGAAGGTCTATGCAGACTTCTCCGGAAGCATGCCGCTTCTGTACGACGATGCTTCCGAGTCATACATTCGCATGGACGAAGATGATAACGATTACTACTTTGTGTGGCCTAAATAAATGTCACTAGCAGAAAAGCAGCTTTACTACGGTGTCATCAGTGCCTGCAGTAAAGCTGCTAATACTCAACCGTTGGAACGCGTCAACATTCTAGGAAGCGTTGACGCATCTTTCAGTGTCAGTTTGAAGCCGCGTACCTACGACATAAAAATAACGTCTGCGTTGAAACGTCAGCTCGTTGCAGCCCAGACTGAATTCAAGTACAAGCTCTCTGACCTAGGCATAGTGCCAACAAGAGTCCGATCTTCGAGCTTGCGTGGTTATACCGTCTATGCGATATCCGTGGTTGCTACTATTTCACCGACGGTTATAGCATCAACACCTCAGACAAAAGCACCTGACCCTATAAAGTTGGAAATAGTATTTATTCCAAGAGTCGGGTTGCTGCACATCCTTCAGTCATAACTAGGATTACTATGTACTTCATACTTACAGACTTTGGCATCAGCTACCTCCAGGCGAATCCGGGCAATCCTCCTGAAACACTAACTGCTAAACTTGGAACGTCTGGAGCTTACACTGCAAGCCCGTCGGCTACAAACCTCGTTGGAACGGTGGTCTATTCCAGTTCCACTTCTGCCTACGTGCAGTCTTCTGCAAACGTATTGAAGTACACCGTCGTCGTTGATTACTCTGCTGGTCCGTTTACATTTGGTGAATGCGGCTTGTTCCTTTCGAGTTCGCTGTTTGCTATAGGTGTGAATTCAACGCCTATCATAAAGTCCCCTTCGTCAAGTACGAATCCAAATGCACTTGTCATCGAGTGCTATGTTTCTACTTCTGGCACGAATCAGGCTATATACTCAGAGCTTGGAAACTCTGATAACAGCTTGGTGGTGGGATCACAACCGAGCGTGGACTCACTTCCACAGGCGGCAACAGCGATACCCAACATCTTTATAACCTTCTCCCCTGACAGCACAGGTTCGGTTCTTGCTTTTTCTAACCAGTCGCTGTGGTCTATAACTGGCTATGAAGAAGTTATCCTTAACGGAACAGTAGCCTCTGCAACAGGTTCTTCTGTGAGCACTAGCGGTGTGCTTTCTATCGCTGCACCTAGCTACACTGGAGAATACATACTTCAGTTTGTATCTGGTAGCAAGGCGGGTTTGCTGCGTCAGGTTGCATCGTTGACTTCGGACACAACGGGTTTCAACTTTGTAAACCCACTAGCTTCTGCGCCATCCGTCAACGATACCTTTGTTGTTTACCGAAAACGGATTCTGACAGATACCGCAGCAGCTTTTCTTGCTGGACTCAATACAAGCCTGACAGCAGCTCATGTAAATGAACTTCTCAACACGGACATAACTGCAGCTGTTCTGCTGGATGGTTCGCGCACGATGCAAGCTCCTCTGAGCATGGGTAGCTACAAATTGACGTCTGTTGGCAATCCAACAGCTCCTGGTGATGCAGTGAATCTGTATTCGATGACGCAGGCTATTGTTCAGCTTGGATCGAACGTCTATGCGTTTACCGGTGCAACTTCTGGTTTTGACGGTATCGGTGGTGCGGTTCCGAAGCCAACAGCGGGTCAACAGGATAGAGTTCTTAAAGGTGACGGCCTGTGGGCGCGGGCATCCGCTATTCCAAAGTACACGCCTACGCCTACAATTGGTAGCTCAACCACAACCTTGACGCTTACAGTAGCCCATCTAGGGTACATGGTGCTGGTTGACAGTAGTGCTATATCTGCAGCTACGCTAAACGTCATCCTTCCTGTAACAACGGGTTTTGTAGGTGACGGAAGTGAATTCGTAGTGTTAGCTGACACTGCAAGCACTTGGACTACAAAGAATCTTGTAGTAACTGGCACGGTTCATAGCGATACCGGTGGTGCTACAGTGTCTACTGTAAAGTCAGTTAGATTCACCTGGGTGGATAACACAACTGGCTGGGTAGTTTCTTCAATCTAAAGGACGCACATGTATTTTCAACTTACCACAGAAGGTAATGACTACCTCACTCTGAATCCAAGCCTCCCTCCAGTTCTGTCGCTGTTTCGTATTGGCGACGGTCTTGGATACGTTCCGGGGGCTAGTGATACAGACATTCACGGAAACCTCCTGTACAACGGCGTACCGTCCGCTCCAGTTGTGGTTGAGAATAATCTTCTCAAGTACACTCTGTACATGGACTACTCCGTTGGAGACTTCAATTTCTCTGAAGTAGGCCTGTACCTGCCAGGCAATGTTCTGTTCGCACTAGGCGTGAATAGCACAAGCATTTCCAAGATCAAGAAGACAAGTCTTGTTCAAGGTAACGCGTTCGCTATTGACTGTTATGTGTCAACGGTAGGCATGCTGTTTCAAGTGTACGCAGAACTTGGAAACTCTGACTTTGCAATGTCAGTTCCGGCTCTTGCCTCTCTGGATCAGCTGCCGCGTGCTGTAGACGCTAGGCCTAACATCTACACAACGGCAGCACCTGACGGTCAGAATTCCGTAGTAGCTGTTTCCAATGACACTCTTTGGACTGTTGTTGGCTACCAAGATCAGATTCACCTTGGAGAAGTTTCGAGTGCTACGGCGTACTCCATAACGACTCTGGATCCAGCAGTAGCTCCTGGGTTCTCCGGTGAACTTGTGGTGCAGTTCACCTCTGGCTTGAACACTGGTGTCGTGCGTGTTGTTTCCTCATACGACACGCTAACTCAGACTTACCAGTTCTTTACGCCGTTTGGTAGTAATCCGCCGGTTGGAACCACGTTTCAGGTTCTAAAGAAGTCAGAGCTTACGCCATTCATTGCAAATCTTCTTCATGGATTGGATTCAGGGCTTACAGCCTCGATGATCAATGAGTTGATTGCAAACCCTGCCAGCGCAATGCTGCGAAAGGATGGCACGTCTCCAGCAACCGGAGACTTGGACATAGGAGGACACCGACTTACTGACGTTGCGGATCCTCTGCTTGATACGGATGCTGCTACCAAGGGTTTTCTTAATTCCGTCCTTGCTACAAAGCAACATAGTTCGCTTGGTGGTCTTCAAGGTGGAACAGCAGGCGAATACTATCACCTTACGCAAGCTGCTTACACGTTTCTGTCAGGCCTGCTTATAACTGGTTATCCGACTGCTACTACATCCACTTCGGGTGACGTGCTACTGGCCAGTTCTACTCAGACGGGAACAGGAAGTTCAAGCTCCCTGGTAACAACACCTCTGGGTCTTGTTGAAGCCCTTAATAATGCAGGGGCAGCTAACGCTCTGCAAACTGCTGTCAGCTATGTAGTTTACAACGTAGCAAAGACTGTGCAGTTCGGATCTGGCAATCCATCCGGAGCGACGCCTACGAATCCAAGACTGTATTTCAATACAGCAGTGAATCCGTATCAGGCTTGGATTAACAACGCTGGCGTGTGGAAGAAGTTTGTCTCTCAGGCGGTGCAATTCGGCGCTGGTGCTCCTGACGTAGGTACTCCGGTAGAACCTTCTGCCTATCTGGATACCAGCGTTTCTCCCTACTCTCTGTACGTTTACAACAGCGCGTGGACTCAGGTTACATATCCGTCCTGCCAGTTCAGCCTGGGGGCTCCCGTCCTTGGTACGACACCGACTTCTCCTGCTATCTATTTCAACACAAGCACTACACCGTACACGCTATACGTGTACAGTGGTGCTGCTTGGAACAAGATAGTAGGTCCGGTGGTGCAATTCGGCGCTGGTGCTCCTGTTCTTGGTGTGACGAGTACAAACCCTTCGCTGTACTTTGACACGAATGACGGTATCTCCTACATACCCTACGTGTACGATGGTACAGGATGGCATCCGCTGACTCAGTTCTTTAGCGGAAACGATCTGACGGTAAGCGGAAACCTCAGTGTAAATGGAAACACCACGCTTGGGGACAGCGCTTCGGACACGGTAACCATAAAAGCAAAGTCAGTTGCCCTTCCAAATAACCTGAATTTCACTTCTGGCAACATAGGCATCGGTACTAACTTCCCTGGGCAGTGGGGAACGACACGTGCGTTCTCCTTGGACTCTAGTAGCGTTGCTAGTTCCACAGCGGCTTATGAGCTGCTTCGCAACAACGTTCTGAAAGGTGGCTTGCGCCTAGACTCTGACGACTCTGTTCGGTTTGGATCGAGCGTCGGTAACACGGCAAACGTAGTTATATCTGCAGGCGCAAATGACATTCTGTCCTACAACGCTACTACAAAGTACCTCACTGGCAACAGTTTGAACTTTGCAATCAGCACCAATACGCGAGTCAGCAAGCCCACGGGAACGGTTCAAGTACCTGCGATTTCAACTCCGACTGAGGCAACGCTGCAAGTTTCGGGTAGCGATGCAAGTACGCTTGTGTTTGCACATAGCATTCCAACAGGTACGACGTCGGGTGCTAGTCTTATCCTGAGCAGCAGCAGAGCAACGCCGGCGCAAATTGCAGCTAGCACTTATGCTCCAGTGCAGACTGGAGACGTACTAGGTGGTGTGCGCTTTGGTGGCGACAACTCCACTGCACACTCTGCGATTTCTGCCTATACAGAAGCCGTAGCAGAAGCAGTCTGGTCTTTGTCTTCCACGCCTACGCTGCTTAGAACCTATGTCACTGCAATTGGCTCAAGTACACCCAAGAAAGTGTGGGAGCAAAACTCGCAATATGCAACCATAAGTACAACAGCCGCCGGGCCTAATACGCAGGGCGGTCTTCGCTTTAACGTGTCTGGAAACAGCACAAGCGTAGCTAATGTTCTTCTGAAAACAGACGGCTCCTCTACCACCTATCTGAGCCTTAGTGGCGATCCAGCAGCGAACGGCACACGTCTTGAACTCTCGGATACCGCTACTCTTGCCTGCGATGTTGCAGCTACAACGCTTTACCTAAAGAGCACATCAGCTACAGCAAACCAGCAACTTAGCCTAGTGTCTGACACTGGCAAGACGCTGCGAGTCAGTCTTGGAAATTCTGGATACTCTTCTGGAATAGAAGCTGCCGATACTGCAAACGTGCTTACAAGCTCTGCAACAGACCTTCAAGTAGGAACTACTGACACTGCAAAGTTGTCGCTGGTTTCCGGCGGCGTAGTTGCTGCAGCATCAAGAGCTGGCAAGCTTCTGGTGTCTGATCACGGTACTGTTTTTGATGGAGGTATCAACTTCCGTCTGCAACAGCACATGACGACTGCAGCTGATGCAAGCTCTGTTACCGGATACTGGGGAACGACTGCAACCTCTGCAGGTAGCGTTAACCTGTTTCGTTCTCGTGGAACGGCGGTAGGAACACGTGTTCGCGTGCAAGCTGGCGACCACATAGGACACATCGGTTTCATCGGTGACACTGACGGAACTAGCGTGTACGAAGGATCTACAATTCGGTCTGAGGTACGAAACTATGATTCCGCAACAGACACGTTCACCACCAAGGTTGTAATTGCTACAACAAACAGTGTGGATAGTGTTCAGGTCAAGGAAGACACTCTTGTCATTTCCAACGGTGGCTCGACACTGAAGACTGGGTTTACTACAGAGCCGGTTCTTGCTACTCCAGTTGCAGGAGTTTTGTCAATAGACGCTTCCAGGTCTAACGTCTTCTTTGTTACCGAGTTGACAGCTAACGTAACCACGTTTACTGTCTACAACTGGAACCCTGGGCAGTTCATAACCGTGCGGTTTCAGCAGCCTGTAGGCGGTTGGTTTACCGTGGCTGCGGGTCCGTATGTAGCGGGGCTGCCGCCATACGCTGCAGGGATGACTGGTTACCTTCAGATAACGTATCACGAAGGCTTGAGTACGCATCAGGGTTACTGGACGTCTCTTAGCGGTTATTAACATTTGAACAGCGGCTTGGCGAGTACTCGCCAAGCCGGAAAGGACAACATGTTTGGTTTTTCTCTACCTCCAAATGCAAACGTTGAAATCAAGGAAGATGACATACCTGCACTTGGACGTCTGCGTGCTACTATAAACGTAGCAGAAGGGTACAGCGTTGTCAAAACTCTGCTGACAGACGACGGCAACCTGTTTGTTCTTCTCAGAAAGAGCGGTGCTCTCGATACTATCTGGTGGCACAAGCGTAACCCTGATGACACGTATTCTCTGTACTTGGATGTTCCTGTAGTCACTGCAGCCGCCGGGTATGGTGCTATAAGCGATTTCGATTATCTGCGCGCTAGCAGCTTCTCGGGTGCTATGTTAGCTGTTGGATATCCTGATTGCCCAAAGCTGCGTTTGAATGACAGGTCTACTGCTATACGCGATGCAAGCCGCATTCTTGGTGCAGTGACGGTCTATAGAATAGTGGATAACTATGGACCTGCAACTCTAATCTCGGCTGCACATGATGCTACTGTATCGAACATAGGAGGTGGCATAGACGCTTTCGTAGATGTATGCCTGTTGAATAACCTTCTTTCCTACTGCAACCTAAGCGATGCGAAGATAGGGTACACGGTAAAGTTCCTTGTTTTGAATTCTACAGCGGAAGCTACGCGCGTTTACGTAGCTACAGGGATGCCGTATAAAAGATACTTCAGTACACTTTCTGGTGGCGTCACCTGCTTTGAAGTCAACAGTAGTGGAGAACTTCAGTATTTCCATGACACGTCAAATACTTTCATAGTAGGCTTCAACGATGGAGCTATCACGGGTGTTATAGGAACTGGACTGATAATGGGAGATCCAAACTCTCTGTATCCGGTGACGTGGCGCAGCTCTGCTTCAAACATGGGTTTGCATTTGTCTACAAACGCAACAATGGACACAAGCAGCACCGACACGCTGTTCTTAGCAACAAGCGGAACCTCAAACGCTGTAGCTGTAAACTTTTCTTCTGCAAACAACACAGGAACTGGATACGGCTACGAATTTATCTCCATGCCGCCGCCGGGTGTAGCTAGCAATGTTTGCGTTTCAAGCAACTATCTAGCAGTAGCTAACACTACCTACTCAGGTACAACGCAGCCAACCATTATCCATGTTTATAGTTGGAATGGAACTGCATGGGGTGCATTGCAGACGTTCGGTCCACCCTACGACTCTCCAAGCACTTTCGGGAATTTTGCTGCGTCAATGACAATGAGCAAGGACGGTGGCTTGTTGCTTGTTGCAGAGCCAAACCGCCACACCTACGGAAACGAAGGCAAGACAAGCATACGCTACCTTCAAGCTGGTGGTGTTCACGTCTATGAGAAGGTTTCCACCTACGGCGCTGACGGTAACCCGTATTGGTATGTGTACGTTCAGACGGTGTATCCGAAAGTCATGGCTAATAACATGAAGTTTGGTTCAACCTTCAGCGTAGCTCCGAGTTCAACAAAGCTAGACTCTGCAGCTGCGGCTAACAACGTGTCTCCGAGCGTAAACGTGTTGGCGGTTGTTGGATCGTCTCCTACAGAAGTCAGTATCTTCACCGCAGGTGGTTTCAACGGTCACGTTGCTAACGACGATTGACGGCGCAAGTACAGACGTAAAAAAGCCCCGGACCTTGTGGTTGCGGGGCTTTTCTTTTGGCTGAAATCTATGGTTTCCGAAGCACGCTTCCAGTCTCCTAGTGCCTGTTTCCGATCGTTTTCGTAATGAAAAAACAGCAGGAAACAGGGGTTTCCGGGCCGAGACGTGTATCTGGGTGCAGAAGCGAAAAACCCCTGAAAACACGCAGTTTTCAGGGGTTTGTTTAGTTGGCTGTTTTAGGTGCTATACGCGTAGTGCTCGATGCATATCAGCAACCAAGCGGCCCAATTTGAGCAATTTAAGAACCTGCTCTGATAAGTCCCTGGCTAGTTTGCAGTCGCCTCTTCCTTGATCTTCCGGAACAGCTAGCATAGGAATCTGCTCAACGACAGGGTACAGTCTAGAGTACAAAAGGTCTACATCTGAAGTTAAGTTATCAAGGTTCAATGATAACTGCTCTAGAATAGTATAGAGGTTATCCGGATTACGTTCTGGTTCAGCCTTTGTTTCAGGAGCTTCTGAAGACTTTTCTACGACGCCGGCCTCTGTGCGCTTTTTCAGTTGCTTTGTAGGCATTTGGTTCTTTCCTTTATTAACAAACTACCCAGTCGGTAGCAGACTCGTCCTCGGTAGTTGGGACGAACAACTCTTTGCTTTCCTTGCCGATGAACACTCTGACAATCTGATTCTCTGGCGTCCAGGCCCACATCAAGCAGCAAGGTTCACAAGGAACACCGTCAGTATTTGCAGACTCGCGCTTGACGCTGGAACCAAGCTTCATCCAGTTTACAGCTTGTTGCCAGTTCATTTGAGATATGCGATATCGATTTTAGCAGTGTACTCGTCGGCGCAGTGTTCTGTTAACAAGCCTTCGTAAGTAGCCTTGGAGTTCTCGATAGAGATTTTTACGTGCGCGCCAAGCAAGTCCTTAGTTACGTCAGTGCTGGTAAACACGAGGTCTGTCCAGTAATGCCTACCCGTAACCGTCATTCCGCCGGAGGTCTGAACGTATGCGTACACTGGAATAATTCCAGCAATTGAGGCAACTTTCACCTTTGCTGTGTTGCCTATAGTTACTGTTTCAACAACCGGTTCAGGGAGCTTTCTTACGTCAACTTCCTTCAAAAACAAATGCGTAGTCTCAGAAGAGACGCTTTGTGGTTGACCACTGCATTCTTGCTGCTTGTAATACGCTTGGAGTCTGTCCATAGTCTGCGCAAACCTTCTTGTATGATGGGTTGATCTGTAGCTTCAGCGAATCGGTGTCAGGATGCCAAGCTAGCCTTCTCATTGTTATGAGTTGCTTGTTTCGCAAGAGGTCGTGCTTTCGCTCTTCAAAGAATGCAGCCCCTTCCTCTGTAGCAAGGTAACCTTTCAAGCTACCGTGTGCCTTCACAAGCTTCTTTGCTTTTCCATCGCTCATTAACGCTGGCACGTTGTCTTGCTTGTCACCTATGAGAATCTGAAAGTCTCGAAACTGCTTTGGTGTCAGCCCCCTTTCCAGGCAAACGCGTGCAATATCGTAGGTGGTTTCAGGTCGGTTAAAGGTTTCTGGATTCCATACGCAAACCTGCTTGTCTACGCACTGCAGCAAGTCTTTATCAAGCGTGCCTATGAAAGCCTTGCGATCTTTTCGATACTGCTTTTCGTTTGTGCGTGTGAACCGAAACGCACCAGCTGCTAGAAGGTCATCTGCTTCCAGATCATCAACCTGAAAACAAGGCAGACCTACTTCTTGAAATAGCTTTTGCGTAACAGGTAGACACTCGTACACTGCATCCTTGTTGAGGCTTGCGTCTGACGTGCGCGAATGTTTTTCCTTGTCGGAACGATTGGCTTTGTATTCCGGATATATCTGAACTCGAAAGTTCTTAGCACCGTCAAAACACAAAGCCCCGTGGGTAGCTCGCAACCGTATGCTGTACTCGACAAACCAAGACAGAACCTGTAGCGCTGTCTTGGTCTTATATTGCGGACTGTCTTTTACAACGGAGTACGCTCGATACAGTAACCAGTTGCCATCGCAGAATACTCCGATTTCCATCTGCAGTTACCAGTCCAGTTTATCTGCTCGATCCAGAATACTGCGCAAGGCTTCTTGCTCGCTGCGTTGGGCGGCTACTGCAGCATCCTTCGCTACGTCTTCAACAATTGAATCAAAGGTGAACAGGTCAAACCGTGACGCTACCTTCTTTGGGTCTATCTGCCTAGCTAGCTCAGTGGCTGCCTTTAGCAACAGCCTGTGTTTGAAATCAACGTGTACGACTTTGTTGCTCATTGCTTGTTCTCCAGGTCTTTCAGAATCAATTCTCTAACGTAAGCTTGAACCGGTGTTTGTACAGCCTCACAGCGCGCTACAAGCTTGGCTTTCTCTTGCACTTCCATACGTATTGTTGGAAGCACAGATAACTCCAAGGCTGCATCGATAGCGCTATCTAGTTTTTTCTTCATTGCGCGTTGCTCGCGTTCCCACTTCTTGTCGCTCAGAGCAACCAGATGGCGAAGGGTGTATCCTGCAAGAACACCTAGGCAGATAAGAAACAACACGTCAACAATTGATACAGTAAGTTCATTCATAGTCCGGATTTCAGCATAAGGTTTATAGCGTTCTGTTCTTCAAGCATATCGAGTTCTGATATGTCCTGAAGTGGCAGCAAGTGCTCAACAGGTATGCACCAAGTGCAGAAGCAGGATTCATCACCGTTTTCAGGCGGTGGGTAATGACGTGGAAAGAAAACCTCGCAGTAGCCAAACGTATCCGTAGGTCTGACGATTTCACCTTCTGCGGCAAGCGGCGGGTGATCGTCACCACCTACCAAAAGAACAGGATCTCCAGTACGAAAGTCATACATGAAATTCTCCTAATGAAGTTTGCAGATAACATTCACAAAACCAGAATCAAACAACAGGCAGTGGCTAGCAGCATTACAGCTAACACATGCGTGGACGTCATGGTAACTTACCTTCCTTGAGTTTTACGTTGAGCTGATTGATTGGCAACCAACCCTTTAGTTTCAACTCTGCATCTGCGATTTTCTCTTTGATCTTAGCTGTGTTTCTTAGCGTGCACAGCTTGCAGTACTCGCAGTCTGCATAGTCTTCCGGGACATCTAGTGGATCTTGGCAGGGTCGCGTTGAAAGCAGAGCGACTGCGTCTTTTGCAGAAGCAACTGAAGTCCAAGCAGCATGCTGCTTGCTGTACCCTTTAATGCGCGTCATGTCTTTCTTGTACATTGCATCGGTGTACATTTCGACATAGGGCCACGGAGCAAACGGGTTGTCTCTAGGTATGTACACAAGAACAAACGCCGACACGCTGTAGCCTTCGTCTGTCAGTGCAGCGCAATATGCTCGGATCTGTGATATGTTTTCTTTGTATGGAATTCCCTTCTTGGAATTGACTTTCTGAGACGTAGTGGTCTTGTAGTCAATCACGATCAAGTGCATTTCACCGTCGCTGTCAACCCACACAAGAATCTGGTCGATATGGCCTTTTGCGCCCTGAAGCGAAACCTCCACTTCAGACGCTTCAAAGATGCTACCTTTGCACTTGGTGCAAGCCTTTGGTGCTTTGAATCGCAGGCGATGTCGGTGCCCACAATCGTATCGACGGCACACATAGTCATGCAGTAGCTTTGTGTTTGCAGGTACTATAGACTGAATTGCTTCCTGAAACACGTTGTGCACCGTTGTTCCAACAGACGTGAAGTAAGCAAAACCAAAGTCTTTACGCGTATGTGGTTGAATGCTTTCCGGCAGCTTCAGAAACCAGTATAGGCCACAAAACGGAAAACTACTGAATCGCAGTTGCGTGATTCGCTTGTAATCCGTTTTGTGGCCTACTGTACCTTGTCGCGTAATTTGAGTAAGCAGCGCGCTAATGGTTTTTACAACTTGGTCTTTGTTATGCACTTAATGTACCTCGTTTGAAGCCGCATGATACCAACGTGGCTTCAAGGTAACAATCAGCGTGTAGCTATCCTCAAACTCTACAGTTGCATACATGTCGATAGCACCCCACTCCTGAGACAGGCCGTCAAGCATGATGCTAAGATCGTTGTTCACCAGAAACGCAACCTGTTCGGCAATCTTCTCAGGGCGCGTGCTTTTCTCTAGGAAGTCAACAGGTTTGCTACCTGCTCTGATGCCTTCTGAGAAAGCTACACTTAGAACGTTGCCAAGATGCTCGGATGCACGTTGATTAATCACCTGCGCAAGCTTGTCGTGATCGACTACGCTAGGCGTCAATTCTGTGGACATTGTTGTTGCAATACGAAAGATCATTTGGTTTCTCACTCAGTGTGCATGAACCTATAACGCCGGCCATCTTTGTGCTTGCCTTCGTACTCACAAAGGCCTTTTGCCTCGCAGGCTTCTCTGTACCATGTTGGAACAGCACGTTCTGTCCAGTATGCAAAAGGCTGCTTGGTTTCTACATAAAAATGTTTGTATGCAGTCACCATTTCGTCTACGCTACAGCCTGACGCTGGTTTCATCTCTTCTGGCATTGCAGGAAACCACGGAACAAAACCGTCATCGTAGAAATCCAGTTGGCACGGTCGCAAGAGAGCACCAAGCTTAGCAAAAGAAGCATGAGGGTTCTTGTGTGCAGACCGGCGCTGGTATTCAGCGCTGAGCGCTTCAAAGTGCTCATACAGCCAACTATAGTTATCTCTGCTGTAGCAAACCCACTTTGATGACGGATGACTTACGTGCGTTGCCTTGTATAGCCTACTTAGCTTGCTACTGGACAGAGGTGACTTACAAGTGCGATGCGCAGTGCACAAAATTTGCGCCGATTCCAAGCACATCTTGCCTACATGGCCATCTATCAGATCTTTTGCTGCTAGCACCGGATCGCGGTTTACTGCAAATATGTTCACGACAACCCCTTGTGTACTACTAATCTTTCACAGTATCCAACCACTTTGCAAAATTGGATATGACTGGAATTCCAGACTCTCGTGCTTTGTCCGGCTTGGCTGTTTCTCTGGAGCCTTGCTGGTAGAACAAAACCGAAGTCTTCTTGACGCTGAAGGCAACTACGCGACCACCAAGATCTTCAACGATGCGCTCTTGCTGCTTGTCTCGATATCCAGTCCAAGAGAAAGACTTTCCTGTCAGCGGACCAATGACCTTTGATTCTTTCTTGACAGCCCTAACTTCAATGTCTGCTTCGGCTAGCCATCTAGCGAATGCAGGAAGCCCTACTTTCAACGCTTCCGCGAAGGCGGGTCCACAACCCTTTGTTTCAGCTGCAGCCTCAACATAGTTAGAGTACCGTAGTTTTTCCGATTCATCTAATGTTTTGATGTTGAAAAGCGTAGGTACTGCTGCAGCTAGAGAACGCAAACGAGTTTCACCGACGCCTCTAGGAAACACGCCACTAGCTACCATGAGACTGATCATGTCAAACTCACAGTCACGAATTCGCTGCACCTGCTCTGCATACTTTGCTGCAGAAGACTTCACTCCAGGCAGGCTTGCAAAGTCTGCCAATTGCAGATTAGCAAGCTGCGCAGTAGAAGTGAATCCAGCATCGGCAAGCTTGGTAGCTACTCCGATTGCAATGTCTTCCATACCCAAAGACGTGAAGAAGCGGTTGAACTTCTTAGCGACCACTTCCTTGTTGTCAACGCTCGATGCAAGAACAAGGTGCGTATGCGTCTTGTCCCATTCATACGAGCCAGTTACCTCCTTGCTGGACGGTAATTGGAACTTAGCACTCTTCACCACTGCAACAATTTTTGGAATGATTTCACCAGAACGCAGCACTTTGACTTGGGCTCCGACACCCAGGCCACGCTCATGTGCCCAGTTTGCGTTATTCAGAGTAACCTGCTTGACAGTGACCGCACCGAACTTTAGAGGTTCAATCTGAGCCTTCGGTATCAGGTAGCCGTGAGGCGACGGTTGCCAGTCAACACGTGTTATTGTTGTGAGCTTTGCGTCTTGAATGTCATTCAACTTGAAAGCTCGCGCATGCTGCGGGCGCTTTTCCGTGTCTTCAAGGTAATCTTGAAGCATGCAAGACGTCCAAAGCACTAAGCCATCGGTGTCGTACTTTGAAGACTCTCGAATACGTTCAACTGACGCGGTCAAGCTTTCAACCGTGCATTCTTCCACTCGCACCGTCTTGCTACGCACAACCTCAAACTCATGACACTTCAGAAACTCACGGCCAGCTTTGATAGACCAGTACGGGTACTGAACTCGAATAGCGACAAGGCGCACGTCTGCAAGAGCGGCATGCACGTCGTGACGATTGAATATAGCGGATGCAGCGGCCCTCGCAGAGTCGAACACCGTAGCCCACTTTTCATTAAAGTCTTTGCGACGGATCACAGCTTCCATACGCACAACTATTTTTTCCGGTAGTGTGCTGCGCAGCGCCGGCCGCAGATCCATAGCTACCGGAACGTTTTTCAAGTGAGGTATGAAGTAGGAAACATCCTTGCCAAGTACACCGTCGCCTCGCGTTATAAGCTGCTGCATCACGTACACGGAGTGCTTCTTGTCAAGAACGTACACAGCCTGCAACGCGCAACCATCAAGCTTTTCGCTAAGCTCAACATTGCTGCTTAGCTTGGATATTCGAGAAAGAAACTTGTTGACTGCTTCCGGGTTTTCCGCTTGTATCTTGTCAAGCGAAGGCATCTGGCACACAAGAGGAATTTCTTTCTTCTTGCCGGCCGAGATACCTGTACGTTGAAGCTCCTTCCACTCTGGGTCAAGCTTGCGAATCTGATCTTCCAGAATGTCAAACTCGGCGTCGGTAAGCGTGGTAGCTCCAGTAGCTGAATTGTAGTATTCGTTTCTTGCTTGGAGAAACAGCTTTTTCTTTGCGCTGAGAGGTTTAGGCAGTATCATGTTGCCGTCCGAGCTGAGTCAGTATGGAAAAAGCATCTTGCAGACTGTTGGCTGAAGAGCTTTGGTCTGAAGAACCCTCGCTAGCGTATGCAGGTTCTACGGCGGCAGCCACCGAAGCCGGGTGATTGTCTCGTATGTAGGAAGCACACAAACGGTTGGAGCGCACGCGGCTTGTCTCAGAAAGAATTTCTGAGTTCTCAAGAAGCTCTTCACGCGTTGCTACACGGCATCGGAAGTCAACGCCATTCACATTGATCGTGCGTGCTTTTGAAAGCTTGTCAAGTTTCAGCGTTTTGTTTCCAATGTAGGTCTTGACGTCTTCCAACCACGGCAAAACCTTCTTGCACTGGACGCCGTTGCCGTCTTTGTGTTCGACTACGTACAGCCTGACTTCTTTCAGACTCATGGAGTACTCGATAGCAAGAACCGGATCCAAGTCCGGCCAAGGCAAATGTGAGTCGCTTTCATAGCGAAAGACATGCCATTTCCATGTGCGCTTGGAAGCATTCACCGACCTGAGGTGTTCGGTAAGCTGAACCTGCGTCATGCCAAACTTCTTAGCGCATAGTGACATGCTCGCGTAGCTGGTGACAACACCGTTGCGCACGTCACGCGATTGCACGCAACGGGCTAGACCAATGCTCTTCTTGCTCATGACTTTCTCCAGAAAATTTGCAGGACTACACGACTACCTTCACAGTCAACGCCGGTTAGCTATTCGCAACCATGTCTGCTGGTCCAGTTCTTCTATAAATGCATGAAGCAAAGGGTCACTCTTGGCAGGAACGTAGTGCAGAGAAAAACCCTCAGTGTAGAAGCGTCGCGTTGTCTCTGTTGCTGGATCGTAAAAGTAGTTGCACTCTTCAATGAAGAAATGCTTGCGTGCTTCCGGAACACTAAAAAAGAACCAAGTTGTCCACTTGAGTAACCACTCTCGGTCTGCGGGTTTGAAATTGCGAATGAGTGTGCCGCCAGGAACCGCAGACACGTAGTTTCCGTTCAGTGTAGGTTTGGTCATTTCAGAACTCCATGCGCACCAAGGCGCGCAAACACGTCTGCAAGAAGTATCGGCTTGCATTCAATTTGATCCATCGATACGCAGAAGTACCGGGGATCATCAATTCTCATGTCATGCAGATGCCCATGCACATTAGCTTGGTAGCGCGGAAACTGGCATGGATGTACAGGAATGTGCGTCAGGATTGTGCTTGCAATCTGCATTGATGAATGCACAGAATTGAATACCTCAAGGTATTTTGCTGCCGGATAGCTATCATGGTTCCCCATGATCAGTTTCTTGACGCCGTTGAACTCCTTCAGAATCTGAATGTTGCTTGCGCCAAATACAGCGTCACCAAGTATCAGAACCGTGTCCTTCGGCTTGACAGTTTCATTCCACCTTTCTTTCAGGTACGCAGTGTGCTCCTGAGTGTTATTGAAAGGGGAACCATCATGGCGGGTACGAAACTTTACAATGCTTGCATGCTCGATGTGTAGGTCGGCTGCAAGAAACATGCGATTGTTCATTTCAGAACTCCAAATGAAAACGGGAACCGAAGTTCCCGTGTGTCAGAATCAAACTGCAGTGAACGGATCCACGCTCCAGCCGTTGTTAGCTAGGTCCGGTTTCCATTCGGGGAACTCGATCCCGGTCCAGATTGCCGCTATCGACCCATGCGTCAACTTCATTTCCATTGTGCAGTCGGGAACGTCTGCAACGTCAATCACGTGCACGTCGGCCATGATGCCTTCGCTATCGTTGGACGTCACTTGTGCAAGCAGGATTTCCTCGCAGAACACTGCAAGACCGCGCAGGTGCGGGTTTGTTGTATCAACGTCAGGAGGTAGCACGGCAACCCATGCGCCAGGGCGCAGAGCGGTAGCAGCAGCTTGGAATTCGTTGGTGGTCTTGAACATGGTTTCTTCCTTCAGGGTTGTTTCTGGTGATAGGTAGCTTGCTACCTGCACCTTCAGTTTACCTCTGTTACACACCGGTTGTCAAGAACTAAAGTGTAACAGTTTGTAATGCAGAAGCAACAAACCCCACGTACCTAGCAAGTAGATAGTGGGGTTTTTTTGGTAGGCCGAGTCGGATTCTAACCGACGATCAACGGATTATGAGTCCGCTGCTTTGGAACGCTAAGCTATCGGCCCTTTGTTTGTTACGTATTGTCTAAACAGACATGGCAGTCACGAGTACCTTCGTCTACATAAAAGAACTCTTGACCGTTCACCACTATGGCAAGCCTACCACCATCGTGATAAACCTCAATTGATTCTACTTTCTCCGGTAGTCTTGTCTCATCTATCTTCGTAGCCTCTTCAATAGACGGCGCGTCATAGTTTGTGAATCGCAGCACCCTTTTCTCCAATAAACACCGGGTCTTCGAGCCTGGCAGCTTTCGCTACCTCAACACTTTCACAGTATTGAACCGGAAAGCTCTCGCCGGTGCAAAACACTACACTGTCTGCAGTAGCTTGGAGACAAGAACTACTTGCGCGGAAAGGACCAACAAACGCGCAGCAAACAGAAAGCGTCCGGTATGAAAACACAACTACGCAGCTTTGCAGAAGTATGGCAGGATGTAGAAGTATCCTGGGTACTCAAACTTCAACTTCTTGTCATTGCAAAGCTGCACAAACTTAGCTTTTTGCTCGTCAGAAAGATGTTCAAAATAGAACTTGCGCCGGCCACTACTCGTGTTCAAGTATGCTTTGTAGTTCTTGTCTGTTGGTGTGATAGTAGAACCCGCTTCTATCTCACGAAGGAAAGTTTCTGGGTTCAGACTTCCACAGTAGCTGCAGGTGTTGTCACTGAGCCATTCATTCTCTTCGTTGCTTACGTCTTGTGGGCATTTCATGCGGTTACCTCAAAGGTTAGGAAACAACAACTGACAGGTTCACGGTCACAGTGTTGCCATCTGTATTGGTGATGGTGATCGGGTACACGTACGTACCTGCAGGAACAGGATCAGACGTAACGCGAATAAATCGCATCACGTTGTACTGCACACCACCAAAACGTCCAACCGCAGACGGAGACTGAACAACGAAGGCGCGAACGTAGGTTGCAATACCACCAGACGGGGCACCGATGGAAGCAGAGACAGGTTCGTAGTTGCCACTTGACGCACTAAGAGCTTCAACCCAGTTCACGTCAAAGAACGAGGTTGCCTGTGCATTGCTGAATTGAACTTTGGTAACCCACGACAACGTAGCATTAGACGCAGTCGGAGTAGCAAGCGGCGGGGCTACAATCGTAGTAGACGGAACCTGAACACCAGTAGCTAGCTGAAACAGGAAGTTCGAGAAGCTACCGCCATTTGCAAGGAAACCCATCTCGGTAACAAAGCCGTTAGCTTGCACCCAGGTACGTTGCGGAACCAGATCGATAGCTTCGATCATGTTAGGAACTGCAGTCTTCACTACATGCATTCCACTGTTAGCAACAGACGTGGAAACTTCAATGCCAACGTATGTTGCAGAAGAAAGAACGTTGACACCGGCTACTGCTGGATCTGCGTACACGTAGGGAACAGTAAAGCTCTTGGTTGCGTAGGTCTTTGACGTGGAGGTTTCCGTAAACGTCGTCTCGGAACCAGTAAACGCCGTGGACGTGATAGGCACAGCCCCAAGCACGATTCGGTTAGTTGAAAGTACAGGGAGAAAGTTTTGAGATGCCATGATTTATACAGAAGCTACTTGAATTAGATACTGCGTGCCTGCTCTACTGTTGGAAGCAAGCACGTAAACGTATGCAGAATTTGGCGGTATTGTAACCGGACCTGAAGTCTTGGTAACAGAAGCAACTCTTGCAACTACCGAGTTGATTACGCTTCCTGTGCGCTCAGTCACGACGGTATAGTGAAAAAGAGGCAAGTCAACGCGAGTCCCTTTTTGCACCATGTACAGCATGTCTTCAATGACAAACAAGTCACCGTCTGCTGTAGTAAAAGAGCTACCTTCCGGTGCACTCAGATACTGACCGTTTGTCAGGTTTATCGTGTAGTAGTTGCTAGCAGTAGACAGACCAGAAGGAGGTGTCAAACTCAGACTGTCGTTTCCAGCATACGCGTTAACGTACCTGCCAGTAGCTAGATCTACAAAACCACCAGAGCCCACCGGGTACTCAAACCTACCACTTATTGCAGTCATTGTTGTTCCTTCAAAATGATCGGATCACTTGCATTAAAAATGAGCTACAGAAAAGTACGGTACTGAAGACTGCAGCGTTTTAGTACAAAAATAACTTCAAACGGATTGAAGCCAGAGTCTCCGCATGCGTCTTCTACTGCAACTCTAGCACCGGCAGCTCGAATGCACACGGATCGAAACTCTGAAGTCAATTCATTAGCAAGCAGCGTATCGATACGCTCAATCCCTGTAGCCGGCGGCTTCTTTGCAACACCACCTAGGAATGCATGAACCTGAGACTCGATCAGCTTTCGTTTGTCCTTGTCCTTTATCTTGTACATGAGAGGCTGTAAGGCATGCACATAGCTCTTTGTTTCTGCGTGCTTTCGGTACACGTCCTTGTAGCAGTTGGACGCTGGTCGAATTCGTATTCGGTAGTTTGGCTTAGAGCTGAACAGCAGAATCGTTTCAATCGGCTTTGTAGGCAGCTTTTCAAGAACGGGTAACGCGTATTCCTTTGCAGTGGTGCTGCCAACACCTACAAAGTAGACGGTTTCTGTCAGAGAACACTCAGGTACGCTTTGCGAATGAACTGCAAGAGCAGACAGCGACTCTGCGTACACAACATGCATATCACTAACCCAGGTGTGCCTGATCGACGGTGTCGCCTTTGTTTTCCTGTCTGCAAACTCTGCATTCGGAATGACACCGAGCATTACCAATTCCTGAATGTCAAACCAGGAAGCGGATGGCGTAGCAAACGCTGTGACTTTCATGAGAACTGACCTTCCAGAATTCTACTTCGATTGCCTTTTTTCTGAACAGTAAACACGTTTGGATTGAGGCCTGCATACTCTGTGCTGTTCAATGGCGTGATGACGATTACATGAGGAATCACACTGTTCAGAACTGGAAGAAACTGAACAAACGATTGCACAGAGTCTGGACCCATCATGGAGGTTGGTTCGTCAAGGATCACCACGTTTGAACGTCGATTCTTCGGAACGAAAGAAAGAAGAGATATCAGCAGCACAAGGGAGAACAAACGACATTCAGCGCCAGATAGCTTGCGTACATCCGATACCTCTTCCTTGTCCTTGTACTTTCTAGTCACCAGAATGTTGAACTGTGATTCGAGTTCAAAGCTGAAGTGATAGTCTTCAGGAAACAGGTACTTTGCATATCGGTTCACGATAGCACCAAGAGTCTCGCACAGGTTGTTTATGATTATTGTTTCAAGGCCTTTCTTTGAGAAGGCGCCGTCCAACAGTGCTAGTGGCTCGTTATCTTCAAGTTCCTGCATCAGATCCTGAGCACGCCGGCTTAGCTCTTTCAGCTTTCGCTGCTTGTCTGCTGCTGATTCAATAGTTGCAGAGATACGGGCAATTGCAGTAGCACGTTCCGTGAACTTCTGTTGTGCCTCTTTCACTCCTAGCTTAGCCTCTCTACGAATGTCCCTTGGAAGTTCTCGCCATTCTGCTTCAAGTTCCAGCAGGTACTTTGCGTTCCTCAAAGCTTCCAGCTTGTCTTGGTACGATTCAAGATCCGACTCAAAGTCGCTTTTCTTTCCAGCCGGTTTTTCAGGTGGTGCCGACGTACTCGCGTTTGAAGCTACCAGATTAAGATAACTACGAAGCGTTTTAGCACGATACTGCGCATCTTGAGTCTCACGCTGTATTTCCCTTGAGGCCTGTTGAAGTCGTTTCAGCTCTTCCTCAAGGGTTGCTACATCCTCAAGTTCAATTTCCTTGTTTTTCTGAATGGCTTTACGCACGGCTTCAAGTTCAGCGCTTGCGTGTTCGTTGCTGTACGGTGCTCCGCAAGTTGGGCAGGTGGTAGCAGCTTCCTTGAGCATACGTCGCTTTTTTATCAGCCTGTCGTACTCAGCTTCTACTACTTCTCTTTTCTCTTTTGCTTCGCGTATCTGACCCGCTAAGGCTGCAGTCTGATCCAGCAGTTTCTCACGGGCCTTTAAGTAATCCTCAAGAACTGCAGTGCAGCTCTCATAGTAGCTTTCTGCTTTGCTTGGCTTTACACCTATCTCTTCAAGCTTGCTAGTCAAGTTCTGAAGTACTTCGCTAGCTGCTTGATTGTCTGACTTCCACTTGTCATAAGCCTCACAGTCATCAATTGCCTTCTGCAAGCTCAAGCACGTTTTCTTGATAGCACTTACAGCATACTTTCGCTGTTCTTCCGTATCAATGTTTTCACGCGTGCACACTTCAGAAACGTCGGCATAACTTTCAATACGCGACCACAGCGCGGCTGCCGTACTAAGTTCAGCTAACCGTGCTTCTGCGCTGGCATGCTCTGCAGACATCTCTTCCAGTTCTTGCTTCAACTCCTTGATGTTCGCTGGACACTCGCCCTTGAGAGAGGATGCTTGCGCCTTCACTTCCTCAAGAATGATAGCTTTGTCTTTCAACGCCCGAATCTGCGAAGCAATCAGCTTTCGTACTGGATCCATAGCGTTAAGCTGGCGGAAGAACGACAGAAAGAACTTTCGCCGCTCTGCGGTGTCACCAAGGATCAACGGATGTGGAGTGCGGAAGTCAAGGTAAACAAGCGTCTTGAACTCTTCTGGCGAGAAGTTGATCAAACTCCGAAGCTTTGCCTTTGCCTCGCTAAGCTCTCGTATGTTTAGAGCCTCGCCGTTCTTCGATATAGCAACCTTCTCCGAAGGAGAAAAGCTGCGCACGGCTTCGTACTTGTCCTTGCCAATAGAGAAGGATACGCTTCTAGATCCTTTACGTGTGATGTCTCTCTTGGTTCCTACAAACACTTCGTCCGTAAGAAACTCCCCAAACTGAGAGAAGAATAGAGACTTGCCAGCAAAGTTTGTAGCTGTGCTGGAGACATTCAGATTCTGACCCAGAATGAGGCTGATACCCTTCCTGTTAAGATTGAAGCTTTGTTCCTTGAAAAAGGGAATGTTCTTTACAGTTATGTCTTCAAATACCAGCATTGTTAGGCTCCGCGATCCTTCTTCCACTTCAGGTAGTTACGGAAGTAAATGACAGTAAGAAACAGGTTCAATGGCAGGAACCCATAGCTGTGACTCAACACGCTCCATAGAAACCACAGCGGCTGACTGCACAAGCTTATGATCCAAGCCTTGTCATCACGGTTGCCTAGCATCCATTGAGTGAGAATGGTAACAGCACTTAGAAACCAAGGTATGCTGTCAATTAGAAACTGCGTCATGCTTTGATGCCGTTGACTTTGCTGATAGCGCGCACTGCAAACGCAGAAAGCGCCAGTTGCTCGTTAACAGCAAAGGCGCCTGCTTGCATTCTAAGTTCAACGATGCTTGCGTTTACTTCTGCAAGGATCTCAAGGGCTACGCCTCTTTCGTAGTTCAGCGCCTCAAATTGCTTAGCAGCAGAGGTACGCGCTGCGTTGCCCCACACCGCAGGATGCCTAGCGCCCTTCAACAGGTAGTTGTTGAAAACGTACCATGAAACATAGCTAGCTGCGTTGGTGAATGCAACACCGTCTTTGAGTTCAAGAAGGGCTCGTTGCGCGCCACCTATCTTACCCGCCCAGATAGCTACCATGAATTTCACGGCGCTAATCTCGTCAGAGCTGATGTTGAGAGTAAGTGCTTCCGTGACATCTTCAGCGGTAAGAACCCTAGACCTTGACAGTCCTGCGTGGAATGCCTGCAGAGACTCAAGAACGTTTGCAAGTTCACGCATTGAACTATGCGCGGCGGATACGATACTTGGCAGCGATTCTGGATCCAGAATCTCTTGCATGCCTTCACCCTTGATGATACGTTTTGCCTGCTTGGTCAACTGTTCATCGCTTGGTGGTGTCAACTGCAGCGGAATTGCTCGATTGATAAAGGCCTTTCCTAACTGCGAGCTACCGAACTTTTCAGACTCCATTGAAGCAAGCAGAAAAGTAACGTGACTAGGAGGTTCTTCTACAACCTTCAGAAAAGCGTTAGCGGCGGGTGCATTTGACAGAAGCTGATGAAATTCATCCAGCATAACAAAGCGACGCTTGCCGCCTTGTGGCTTCAGACGAACCATCTGAATCAAAGAGCGAATGTCTTCTATTGAACGGGAGTCTCCCATGTTCAGTTCATAGTAATCCGGAGTGCTTGTTGCCGAAACACCAAGAGACTCCGTAGCAAACGCACGCGCTAGCGTAGTCTTGCCAACAGACGTAGGTCCAGTCAGCAGAACAGCAGATGGGTACTTCTCTGACTTGATGAAACCTCGAAGCTTGGAAACTGCGGCTTCATGTCCAATGATTTCAGCTAGCGTAGACGGGCGGTACTTGTTGTGCAGTCCGCTCTTTTCATTTGTGCTCATGGGTTGGTCCTTTCGATTGAGTTACTTGTCAGTTCCTATCGACTTGCGCGACAGTTCTTCAAACAGTTCAATGGCGCGTGCTGTTACCTTCTTGTCTGCGTTAGCTCGCACCATGTAGCTCTTCAGAGCTTCCAACACGGAAAGCGAAGTTACTTCTCCGTCACCATCTGGCAGAAACAGTTCGTCTGCTAATAGGCTCTCCAGTTCCTTGCGTGAGGAGAACGGGTTTGTCTTCACCACATTCGGATACGCAGCTAGCGACTCCGGACCTAAGTCTGTACCTGACTTCACAAAAACCTTGTACAAGCAACATGGGTTTTTGTCAATCTTTTCCAGGTCTACTACAGAGCTTATGACAAGATTGTGCAAAGTGTACTTAGGCTTTGTTCTGACGTACGTGATGTCGGCGATCTTGCCATTCCACTTTACGTGATGGAAGTACTTCTCTTCTCGTTCACCGAAGCTTGTTTGATACAACGTTCCACAGTAGTGCACGTTCTTCTTCGGTCCTACAACCTGCTTGGTATGTAGGTGTCCGGATATCAAGTGACATTGCGTGTTTCTCTCACTTGAAACACTGGAGCCATGGTCCCATTGTGCGCCGTGAACCTCGATGTGAGCAAGGTTCAAGGCTTTCTTGCTTACCTGAAAGTGAGGCCAGGGTAGAATTCGTACAGGGCAACCTTCGTCTGTAAACAGGTCTGTAGGTTCTTCTATGACGTGCAGATTCGGAATGCTTTCCGTGTCAGATAGTTTTGCTAGAACCTGAAGGCTGTGCACACCCTCGCATTCGTAATCATGGTTGCCAGGGTACATATAGAACTGAATATCTGGGTTCTCCAGAAACAGATCAAGTAGCTTCAGCGTTGCGTCAGCGGAAAGACGAGGCACATCACTGATGTCGCCGTAGAAGATAACATTCTTGACACCGTTACGCTTTGCGTAAGCTACGGGCTTTGCAATTTCGCCAAGAACGAAAGCATTGAAATCTGGAATGTACTTCTTCAACTTTCCGTCAAGGTGCAGGTCACCAATACCTATGAACTCAATCATGTGTGTATCCTTGATTTAACTTTAGTAGAGCCAGTGTGCCTGCTCAGTATCATTGGTGTCTTTCTTTGAACTCTTCACGTGTCAAGACAGAGTTCCATTGGCGAATGCTTCTAGCATAGTAACCAGCTACCGGCACGTCCAGGTCGTACCTTGAGTACACATAGTAGGAGTTAAAAGCAAGAAGCGGCTGCAAGTCTGTTCGTTCTTCCAGCAGCGTAGCGCGACTTGAAAAGCTAGCAGAGTCCACCACAAGGCTCTTTCCTGCAGCTCTCACAACAAGAACAAGATGCCTTTCCTGACTACTCGTCTGCACGTAAACCAACCTCAAGTCAGAGTCTTCAACACCAGAGTGTTTCAACAGGAAGAAGGACAAGACAGCAAAGTCTGCACAGGCACCTATCTGAGTTTCAATGGTAGTGTCAGGAGACTGCCAGTATTCACCGATGCGACCCTGACGAAAGTACATTGATCCAAGGCGGGCTTGAACGCGATCAGCTCTTGCTTCTATCGATAATGAACGAAGCAAGGTAACTTCGTCCGTAAGGGCCGAAGCCCTACAGAGTGAAGTTACCAGCAACAGGAAGGTCAGAAGAAAACGCCAAGGTCTATCCATAGGTCCGTTTCTTTCTTACTACATTCATCATGAATGAAGCCTACGTCCACGGGTTTTCCGCAAAAGTCACAGGGGCGATTTTCAGGAAAAGGTAGCGCATCGTGCCACCTAGGACCTGACCCCTCCCACCTGTTGTCGAATCCGCGCTCTGCGTCCCAGTCTACTGCTTTTTGGTGCATGTCAGTACTCCGAGTTGCGTTGCTCTTCTTCAACGTAATCCTGACCGTCAACAAAACCTTCTTCCCACATTTCGTAGTCTGTTGTTCCAGGACGGTAAGGATTGCGAGAATGCATGCTTGATTGACCTGCTTTATAGCCTTGGTCGTAGGCTGTAATCTGGTTTTTCATTTCAATCACGGATTACGAATAGCGTAGCGCACTTCGGTAAGGGCTTCCATGACACCCACAGCTACCTTTTCACCTTCAGGTAGAACCCCAACAGTAATTTTGTAGTTTTCTACAGCGGCGACGCAACGCTGACGCTCTAGCTTTACGGCTTCTTGAATAACTGTGTTACCGCAGTCTTGAATGCGTTTTACAAACTCAGCTTCACATGCATCCTTTGCTTCTGCTATGGTATCAAATGCTCAAAACCAGCCACCCCACGGAGTTTCGTCAACCGTAGGCGCCGGATAGTCTTTCCACACTTTCCATGTAATTAGGAACCTTCCAAACGGAGTTTGCGATACGCAGTGGTTGTATCTGCAGGTTTCAGTTGGAGCTAGTTCGTCAGTCCAAGTTAGCAGTTTATTGTCAGCCATGCTGCAGCTCCATCACGTCTTTTGTATCCGCGTCTTGCGTAAATGAAATAGCTTTGTCCACTACGGTTCACTCGTCAATATCGTAACCAAGGTCGGCTGCAAACTTTTTATTTGCAGAATCAACGCCGTCCCACCAAGCTTCACACTCAGTAGTTTCTTCTGCGTATGGTGGATTCAAGTCCAATATGGTGCCTTGAACGTAGTTGTCAAATGCCTCCTGCCCTTCCTTGAAGGCTTTCAGTGCAATGCGTACCGACTCACGAGCACGCTGCAGCATAGCTTCTGTTTCTGTCATTGCCCACTTCCTTGTTGCCTAGCGCCGCACCGCAGGCAGTAGGACTCAAGAATTCTGCATGCTGCCTTACCATCCGACCCCTTTGTGTTTAAGTAATCGGGGCTCCAATCGTGACCTTCGATAGAACAATCTGCAATCACTACTGTTTCGTCCCCACGAAGAGACTGCAAAGCCATTCCTATGTAGTAGACTACAAAGGCTAGAACTAGGGCAAGCAAGATTAGAATGGGAATTGCTAGTAGAAGATGGATAGTCATTCGTCGTCTCCATCGTCAGAGTCGTCTTCAGCTTCCGAATCCTTGCTAACCTTCACAGGACCGCGCAGGTTAGCAATGTACAGATCTTCTGCCAGACCTGACTTGAACTGCTTGAACAAGCCGTTGCGAAGATTCACATTCGGATATCCAATCTTGTCGAATACGTCTTGCCTACCCTCCTTGTCGCACAGAACCAGAGTCTTGAACTCCATCCAGTTGATAGCTTTCTTAGCAGGTCCGATGCCACTAACATTCAAGGTGATAGAACTGCGTTTGCCGGAGGCTTGACCAGTCTGCATCAGGTAGTGAAAGACGTCAAAAACCGGGCAGAAGCCGCGTGCCTTTTCGTCACCATCCTTGACCCAGATACGCAACCACGTGTCTCGATTAGGAATGCTCAACTTGTTCTTGATAGCCTTAGAGTTGATGTATCGATAGGTATCCTTGCCACCATCAAATTCAACCGAGTCTTCCTCTTCGTAGCTACCTTTACCTTTCGGGTTGTAAGGAACACCCGACAGTGCGCGAGGTGTGTTCCATACGCGCACATCCGAGTTGAAACGTAGCGCTTGGCCACCAGGTTCGTAGCGAGGATCTCCCATGTTGAAACCCGGCTTTTCACGAATCTGATTGATACCTACGATTGCAACGCGCTTTGAGCGCAGCTTGCCTTTTACACGTGGAATATGCTTTGCAAATTCACGAGCTGCAAGCGCCATGCCGGCAGAAGGATCATCGTCGTCCATCGCCTTTGGAACTAGCGACGGATAGCTATCAATCAGAATGTAGGCTTGAAGGCTGCCGTCTTCAGCTGGAATGTAGATTCCGTTTGAGGCACGCGTCATTCCAGCGTCAAGAACTTCCTTGTACTTTGCTCGATTTTCTTTTGTGTCTTCGTAGATGTACCACCACTGCCCGTTTTCAAGTCGCTTGTCTGGCAAACGACGAAGTAGCGCAGAGGTCCAGTCAAAGAATGTTTCAAGCTCGCCTTCGTCTCGATAATAAACCAGGGGCACAGTTACATACTTGCCATTCTTACGAACACCGAACAGCTCTTCAATGGACTTGTTTACACCACACGATTGCATGATGTTGCTGACGTAGTCAATCGAAGAACCGCTACTCTGCTCTGCGTCCCAAAGAACAGGCATACTGACGTTCTGCTTAACAGCAGAAGCCATTGCTGTGATAGCGGTAGTTGTCTTTGCAGACTGCTCAGCACCTGAGAACGTGTACCATCCAGCAGTTATGCCGCCGCCAAGAATGACGTCAAGGCATAGTAGCCCAGTAGACACTCGGTCTTCCGCACCTAGCGTAATGCTTTGAATCTTTACAACCTTCTCCAGGTCAGAAACAATTGCTAGCATGTCAACAGGAGAACGACTCTGCGTAGCAGCTTTAGGTTTCTTTGTAGCCATTGAACTTCCTTATTTGTGCAACCACAAGGTAAAAAGGTCCGATCCAGAAACACCGAATCGGACCTAGTTTGTCAACTCACTTTTAGAGGTCAGTCTTCGTCGTCATCGTCATCGAAACGAGACTTCTTAGCTGCCGGTTTTGCTGCTGCCTTTTTGCGAGGTGCTGCAGGTTCATCCTCGTCTTCGTCATCATCTTCAACGACGCGTTTCTTGGCAGCTGGTTTTTTCTTGACAACGGGTTCTTCATCTTCGTCATCGTCATCAGGGGGTGGTGCCGCTTTTCGCTTCGGTTTCACTGCAGGTTCATCTTCGTCTTCGTCATCCTCGAAACGAGACTTTTTAGCTGCAGGCTTTTTCTTGACAACGGGTTCATCCTCGTCATCATCATCGTCTTCAACTACGCGTTTGCTGGCTGCAGACTTTTTCCTAACAACCGGCTCATCATCGTCATCATCGTCATCAGGGGGAGGCGCAGCTTTGCGCTTTGGTTTGACGACAGGTTCGTCATCGTCATCATCTTCAGGCGGTGGACTTGTGCGGGACTTCTTTGCCGGTGCGGTTTTCTTGCGCGGCATTTCGTCCTCGTCATCATCTTCAGGCGGTGGACTTGTGCGGGACTTCTTTGCCGGTGCGGTTTTCTTGCGCGGCATTTCGTCCTCGTCATCGTCGTCCATTCCTGTGCTGCCGTCGTCATCCGGCACAGACTTTGACTTTTTCTTTGGAACTGCCAGGCCCATCTTTTCAGCCCAACGCGTGTATTCCTTCAGTTCTGATTCGTAGGTTCCCATATCCGGCTGCAGGTTAGACAGATCCCAGATAAGGTAACCACGCTCCGACCGCTTGAGCGGTGTCGGTTCACCGCCCTTATGAACTGTATATTGCTGTGCAGGTGCAACGTCTGGATTGTGTTTGACTTGAATATCGCACCCGTATTTGGGGTGAGTCATGCCAAAGGTTTTTGTTCCTTCATCCGTATCAACAGTGTTCAGCTCACGAAGTTCTTTCACTGAACGAACAACCGATGTTCCCATTCGGAAGGCGAGAACCGGAGTCCAAGTCTCAGAATCCTTTGACTTGAAACCACTTTCGAGTTCTTCTTCAGAGGGTTCTTCGACTTCAGCAGGCTTCTTCTTTTGCAGGTCACGGACGATTGCATTTGTCCAAGTGTCTACAGCAAACCGAACTTCTTCTCCCTCGTGGTCACACCAGGGGCACTTTTTGGTGGAATCATGCTTGCCAGTTTCACTATCGAATGCAAGGCAAGGTGTATAGAACTGCGTAGGCTTTCCCTCACGCGTCTTTGTCTTGATCCAGTGACCGCCGTACAAGAATGCTTGACCGATAAGTCGCAACGTCATGTACCTCTTTGGCGGAAGCTTTACAATGTCTACCAGCTCTTCCGGCTTGACCCGCTTGCCCTTACCACCACCGACTTCAACGTCGTCAATATCGCGGCCTTTTGCCATTATGTATTCCTTAGTTTGAGATTATCTGCATGCAGCTTGTATGCTACAAACTTACTTCACAGTTTCTTCGTCAGCGACTACTTCTTCGCTGCTTTCATCAGCAACTCCATCTTCCTCGTCGTATTCTTCTCCATCGTCATCAGGCTCCATTGCAAGCAATGAGCCAGTGTTCCTCATGTATTCTGCAACTTCAATGCAGTGTTCAGCGATAGAGCGCCGCAGCAAAGAAGAGTTGGAAAATTCGTACCAAGCGTTCTTCGGTTTTCCTGTTTCCGCATCGTAGTCCACCATGATCACGATAGCGTCAGAACCAACGCTCAGGTCAGTTTCATACAGAGGGCCGTCTTCAAGCAGGCGCTTTGTAGCAAGCTGCGTGCCAGTTGCCTTGACGAAGTTATCTTCAGCAGAGCAGGCTGCAATTGCAAACGTGATCGAGCAAGACTTGTGGTAGACGGAATCGATTGTGTAGGCAATAGTGTAGCCGCCCTTGGACTCCGGCAGCTGGTTAGCGTACAGCGCCGTGCTCTTGCCGTAGAATCGATAATGAATAACGCGAACTTCAACAGAAGTAGCATCTGCGTCTTCGAGTTGCTCGATAACGCCGATAGCGTTGACGTCGGTAGCCGGATAGAGGTGAACAGCCATGATGTAGTCCTTTTGCTTTACTTGCAGTTGTTGGAAAGTTGAAGTCTCAAGCTTGAGCCGTGACAGTCGGTGCAGTGCACAGGAGATAGTTTGCAGTCAGCCACTTTTGAATCTCTTCGTCACCAGGGTAGGCTTGAAGGGTTTTCAGATAGTCAGAAAGGAAGGCATTGTCCTCGCGCCCGTCTTTCCAATACTTCTTGTAAGTACCATCCTTGTAGCCGTTAGCTTGACGGAACAGGTTGAGCTGTGCTTTAGCCTTGTAGCGTGACACGATAAGCTCTGGTGTCGCGCCAATCAGGTAGGTAAGTTCCCAGAAGTCATCCCACATAAACACATCGTGGTCTTCAATACACGCAGCCGTGAAGCCCGCAAGTAGTTCTTTTGTAGCGCGGCGCATTGCGATTTGAGTGTCAGTACCGCTCTTACAGGTGTAATCAAAGTTAGCTCTGGCTCGGTCTGCAGACCTTACTGCGTCTTTCGCAATAAGTTGATAGGCTTTGGCGTCGTCTTTTACACCAAGGAAGTAGTGCTGATGAATGAGGTCTTGCGAGACTCCAAAGTGCAGAATGTCAACCAGCTCGGTAATAGCATTGTCGATGTCCTGCTCTTTTGCCTTAGCCCACCACTTGTAGTGAAGAGCGCTACGCCAGAACTCGCTGATTTCATCAATCGCAGCAAAGGCGTAGTCAACGTCTTCTTGCTTGTAACCTTGGTACTTCCAGTCGTCACCAAGAGACTTGCGGTTGACAGTGTCCTGCGTATGGCAGACGTCAATGATGTGTTGAGTAAAAGTATCGTTCACTGTGGTTCCTTTCAGGAAAGGCGCTTTAGCTCGCGCTCAGTTAAAAATTCCGGTATGCCAAGGATCTCTCTAGCAGCTCCAGTGGGATCTACCAGCTTAGCTACTTCACACAAAACGAGAAGCTTCTCGTCTTCGTCGTTTTGGTCAAGCACAGTCTGTTCATAGGACTGAACAACAGCCCACTGAACTTCCTCTTCGTCTATGCCACTTATGGTTACATTGTCTGTTCTGTCCTTCTGTTTGGTTATTACCTCACGAGCGGTAAGCATCCACTTCTGAATGAGAGTTGTCAGCGTTCCTTGTCGGTGATCGCACTTATCAATCGCTCTAGACGCAGCCATCAGGTATGTCTGCACAATGTCATCGAGCTTTACTGTTTCACCAAAGATAAGGGTTCTATCCTTCTCTGCAGTGTTGATGCACATGCGAACATACTTTTCCATGAGCAACTGCTTGAAGTGTTGCGCGCTATCCAACCAGTATTCAACTTCACGAATAGCAGCAATCAACGGGTGCGTTGCTTTCAACCTGACTTCGATGTCTGCCTTCACAGAAGCGCAGTGACTCAGAACCGACATCGCGGAGCTGCCATCAGGTAACTCCAGTTCACAGTTGCAAGCTTTCTTGTACTCTGCTGTGTACTGAAGAAACAGCTTGAGGAATTCGATGCGAGCGCCGCGATCAAGGCGCAGGTTTCGATATGCAGTCAGTCTCTCTTCTGGAGTTCGCTGCAGAAGAAAGGTCATTGCTAAGCGAGGGAACTCAGCGCGTTTCAGAAACGAGGCCTTGCGTCGAAAGTTAACATCTTGCCAGGACACTAGGCGTAGCAGAAAAAGATCAAAATAGTTGCAGGAAACTAGAACTGGTTGCATTGCATTTTCAATCAGCTCTTCGTATATCTGCAAGTACTGAGGTGTTGACAGATTGTCTGTAATCTGCTCGCGTATATCCTTGACCTTGGCAAGGTAGGATCTTCGGCTAAGTGCACCCTCTTCGTCGTCAAGTCCAGTTTCATCCATCTTGTTACTCATACCAGTGAATGTATTTTGCCTCTAGCAACAAGGGCAGCGTGCAGCGCTATGAGGTGTTTGCACGCTCCTGGATGTAGTATGCCATTCGTAACCAAAGGCGGCTCTCCGTTGGAGTAAATGATGTCTGCGCAGTTACGCAACCACAGTGCATATTCCCATCGATACTTGAAGTCATCACAGCTGCAGGAAAGCTTTACCTTGTCAGCAGGCCAGATCTCAATTGAGGTTGTGTATCGTAGATAGCTGGTGTCTGGTGTATAAGTTCGCGCTACTCCTAGCAGATTACCAGCAGGCAACACTGTCTTGGACAGCCCAAATTTCAAATTCAGGATCTTGACTTGATGGGACAAGTCATGACGCGATTGCGAAGTGTTTCTTGATATCTGTTTGAATGTGAGTGTAGGCCAATCCTTCTTCTTAGGGAAGGAAGCTCCACCACTTCTGGTAGTAGGCATGGTGTTTATTCCGGTTGTGTTTACTACACAAAAAATGGTGGGCGCTGTTGTGGTGTGCGGCCAGTTCGCACCCTAGCAGTCAAGGAAGTTTTGTAGCCTGTTCTTCAACTACATCTTCGTACAGCCTCTGTTGCAGCAGATAGCCCTCCAGCTCCCACACTTTGCTGCGGGCGTTTTCACGGCTGATCTTGCGACCAATTTCCTCATTGAAGTTGCCCTTGCTAACTACAGCTGCTTCTCCACGCACCGTGAATCCATTGCAAAGAGTCAACTCGCACACCATCACCTTGCCACTTGGTAAAGTTGTGTACGTCTCGGCTTTGATTGTGGCATCGATGTCTGCCGGAGTAAGGCGCGGACGTGTCAACCTCTTAGCTTGGATCAACGCTTCAATTTCGATTTCACGAATCACTGTTGCTTTCCGTGCGTTGAGGGTTTCTACAGGTGTCTTGCGTGTGTAGCCTTCTTCAAAGGCATCCGCTGGACTGTAGCTTTCGTAACCTCCCTTGTACTGAACGTAGTAACCACCGGCTTGCGGTTTGTGTTTGACGTAGTATTCAAGGTGATCGACCTCTATCGGACCGTATTGCTTGTCTTCTGGAATGAGCAACCACTTACCGTCATAAGGCGAACTGTCTAGACGCATTTGCGCCGGAACAATGTTAGCTATTTTCAAAGCCCACACTTCTTTGTGGCACACGTACTTCGGCATTTCAATAGAGCATCCCATTGCGTAGTCCTTTGCCGTTACGGCGGTTATTCAAACAATGTCAAGCGTTAACGTTTCGGAGCCAGTGCGACAAGCAACATAACAACGCAAAACCGCCTCTATGAAAGAGCTGCCTCTTTCTATAGCTACAGGCTTTGCAGACTCTGCTTCCCATGTTGCATCAACTATACGCTTGCATCCGATTGCAAACTCTTCAATCATCTCCAGCAAGCACATCCCGTTGCGGTAGTCTTTTGCAATTACTGCTTTCAGGTGCCTATTGCTTGTGTCACGAAAGAACTCGGCGTCGTGCTGTCCGAAGAGCCGAGTTCCGGCTGTGCTATAGCCTTTTCGCACTACTGCCAAGTACGGTTTTTCACCTCTGACAATAGCAACCGCTAAGTTAAGCGAGTCACCTGTTAGTTGACAAATTTGGTATGTGTGCCTGCTCATGGTTTGCTTCCTTACTTATAGGCTTCTTGCAGAGAAGCAACGCAGGCTTCCAACCGCTTTTCAATCTCTTCCAAGCGATTATAGAAGTCCAGAATACGTGTGTCCTTGTCGATCACATTGACGATATCGACAATGATGCTGAAGTACACAGGCTTCACTTTGTTGCTGTCAGCAAACTTGTCGGTAAAAGGAGTCTTTTCTTCCTTGCTAAGGATAGAGCCGACACCCGCCCACATACTGAAGAAAGAGCCTCTTGAGCAGTGATCCGACATCTTCAGCAGCACAGCTAGCTTCTTCATATAGGATAGCGCTGCCATCACATCGCGCAACTCCGATACTTCTGGTTTCTGACCAGCTCGCTGCAGATACTTCACAGCATTGAATCGGTAAGGGTCAAGATGCACGTCAGCAGAGTAGTCCCACACCTGATAGTCAGACTGGTAATGAGTTCCACCAACTTGCGGAACGTAGGTAGCTTTGTTGTCCATAGTTACTCCTTTATTTTAGGCTCGGCCAACTTACGGAGGGGCGCAAGTTTGCTAGCATAGCTAAATCTTCTTCCAAACCTTTTACAATGCTAGCAGCAGACGCTCCAGGACTTACATACATAGTTGCACCATTGAACTTCCCCGTCACAGCGACGTTGTAGTCATTTGCAAAAGCTAATGCAGCGTCAACAAAGGCTTTTATAGATTCTCCGGTGCGCGGTTCAATAAGCAGGCGTATTGAAGGATATTTGTTCATTTCAGTACAAGTCCTCACTGTAGAGTTTGCAATGTACAGCAAAGGCTTCGCGTGCGGTTTCGCACTCTTTGCTTATCTGCCCTGCGGCTACCGCTACCCGCCAGGCTTCTTCTCTTGTCATGTAGACTCCGTACTGATCTACAAAACCCTGATCAGCTCCGCACCTGTTTGTAAAATCAGAAGCATCGGATCTGAAGTTAAGCTGAACCTTCATGTCTTCGCCGTAGTGGCGCAAACCTAGCATCAGCTTTCCTGACTCTGACCTGATTGCAGAGCACACAACTTTTCGTGTAGTCATACTAACCACTTCATTCAAGATCAAGACGATATGCAGAGGTGACAGTTGCGTAAGGGCGCACAGACGGGTCCATCTGAATGACCTTGGCAATGTTCAAAGCTGCTTCTGCAAGTTCAGCGCGACGCAAGCACAAGTCGATCTGACTCTTCTTGCGTGCTATGTACGATTCAATAGCAAGCTGCTTGGTAGGATAGGCAAAGCGAACTCTTGCTGCCGTAAGTACGAAGCGTTTTCCTTGAATGAAACCGTAGCTGCTCTTCACGTACCCATAACGAGACTTTTCATCGTCAATTAGCCAAACACCTTTCAGTGTAACCTTGACAACTCGATACTCAACCTCTGACACGTGCATCTTTACCTGATTGTAGGCGTCTATGCGTTGGTCATCAACATATCGATACCAGACATCACCAATTTTCGGCGTTTCTTCAGTCATCAGTATTCTCCATGCGTTTTGCGTTTAGTTCCATAAGATCCTTGTAGAATCTAAGGTTCTGCCTCAACTTCACAAGTTCCTCTTTTGTGTGTCCTGCGTCGGTTGCGTCCTTTAGTGCCTCTCTGATAGAAGTAACTGCTAGCTTTGCAGATCGATAGTTCCACTGCGGGTTTGCTTGTTCCCATGCAGGAGGTACACCGAAGAAACCGTACATTGGCTTCTTTGTCAAAGGCGACACCACAACAGTGGTAACTTCAAAGCCTTTGTCTTCAGCAAAGATGCGAGCCCACATTCTGTGATAAGACCACATGCGTTCGCCCGTATCCGTCAATCCAAGGGCGTATGGTGAACCTACAATGTAGACAGTCACGGTTCCGTCACGCGCAGTGTGAACTAGCGATGGCCTGTACGTAAGGTTTGTTCCTTTTGCCGTGAACGGTTCCAGGTCTGCACCAGCTTCTATGCGCTTGACTTCAGACTCCAGATCAAAGCGCTTCAACACGTGAAGAAACGCCTGAATCAGTTCATCCGACAAATACTTGAACTTCTTCTTTTGCACGATCAGGCTTTGAAGTTTGAGTAGCCTCGGCTTTGGAACTTTAGGTCCGAAAGTTCTGCTTCCTTTCTTGCTAAAGTTCCTTTTGCCGTACTTGCGATTAGCTGAAGTCGCCACTCTCAACGAACCGGCGAAGTTGATTCCAGCCTTGAAGGTTGGATATTTGATAGTCGTTTCGCACCGGAAGCCCAAGCAGGTTTCGCATAAGACCGTTCTTGACAGACTTCACTGGTGTAGCTTGATGCTCTGATGGAGAAGCATGCAACGGACGCGATCCAAGCAGCCTCTTAAAAAGCTTTGCATCTTCCTCATAAGTTGCGCTTGTTCCGTCATGATTGTTGTAGGAGGAGCGAGCACATCGCGCAGTTGACATGCGAAGCAGCGCATCAGTATGGAAAGCCTCACGTTCCCACTCCTTGATGTACGGAAGGTGCCATTGGTGCTTCGAGGTAGCACTCAATAGTTTGAAATCGGCTTCGTAGTATGCGTCTCGCATAAGCAGCGCTAGTTCATGAATCTCGGGCTGAGCGTCTTCATGACAACGCAGCTCGAAGAAGTTACCCCAAGCAGTAGAAGTCACAACCTGATTGATAAGCTGCCAAGGTTCAGCTGCACGGTTAGCAACCTGCTTGTGAATCTTGTATTCATCACTCCAACGCGTGACGTACTTGGAAGTGATTTCCAACAGCTCCAACCATTCATCTTTGAATTTTGCCTTGACGTCATCCTCAACTTCAACGGCTGCGGACATGCCGGCCTGATTCTTTCCGATGTGCGTAAAGAAAGCAGGGTTTGCCTTGATGTCAGCAAGCATGCGTGCAACCGGAATAGCTCGGCTACTGCTTACGCTGTGAGAGAAGACGCGATGGCGCAGAAACTCAGCATGAATGAAACGAGGGTACGTCAGCTGCATCGTCACCAGTCGTGGTGACCACATACCGATAACTTCATCAACGAACTCGCTTGCTTCGATAACTTCCACACGAAAGAATGGGAAGGCTGTTTGCACGCTAGAGGCGCTATCAGCAGCGGTTGCGTTTGTATTCATGGACATGATGTTGAGCCTTTCCTGATTAAAAACCGTGACCTTCGGTATTCACAAAACCTGAAGACTTTACAACTGGCAGCGGAAGCTTTGCCTGAATGTCTGCTGTAGTTTCCAGGACGAAACTAAGCAAGCTATCTGTTGCTGCGGGACTTCCACTGTAGAAGCCACGGCAAATGTCAAACAGCTTTGAGCCTTGCATCAAGCGCACTTGAGCATCGATAGCTTCGATCACAACAAAGACCTCTGAGTCATCTTTAAGCACGCCAAGCTTCTCTTCGACCATTGCTATCAGCTCAAGATCGCCGTTGCGAGTTGCCTTGCGCAGCAACTCGAAAAGATCGCGTTTTGACTCGTTACCGATTGCGTCTGGAAAACAGCTTGAGTACAACTTGCGTGCTCGCTTTTTCGCCGCAGCCTTGCGTTGACGCAACAGTGTATCCGCCATTTGAGGAATCCAGCTTGACGTCAGAATGAAGTCAGCAAGATCCATTGTTGTTTCCTCTGTGACGTCTAGAGGAATCTGCTTGTCAGCTTTAGCGATCAGCAATTCAAAGTAGTCGCGTTGAACTTCCTTGAGTCTTGCTACTGCGGCTTGCAGCTTTTCGCTTCCAAGAACGGCGGCTTCAATAGCAATGTTGACATCCGAAAGGATGCGAGCCTTCTCTGAATACGCATCAGCGATTGATTTCATTTGAACTCCTGATGTGAAAAACGGGACCGAAGCCCCGTTTTCTTTCTTACGTGTTTATGTCAGATCGATGTCTGGTGGATAGATACAAGTGAAGATGGCAGTTGAAATGTAAGCAGCATACTTTGCTGCTGCTGCAGCGCTGTCAAAAGTCACCCTGATCTGGCGGTCAGGCATCTTGCTTTTGATGACAACCGTTTGCTGTTGAGTCTTCTCTACTTGGACAGCAGCTACATCAGAAGTACGAATAGCTGTGTATGCGTTTTCATCCGAATACTGACGCAGGTCACAAGAAAATTCAACATAGCACGTGGAAACTGTCAGTGTCCACTTGCTAGTTTTGATATTGAACATATTGTTTATTCCTCAATTGGCTGATTGATAGGAGACTGCCTGTTCTTTCGAGAGGCACGGCGTGCGCTAGCCGTTGCGTTTACAGCATCCCGAGACTTGAAGAAGTAAGGTTCTGAACGAGGCAACATCCTCAAGTTCACCTTTCCACCGATAAGCAAGGCCTTGACAACACTGCGATATGGGGCCATCAGGTCAAGCAGCACTGTGTTTGCATGCGAGGACTTTGCAGCCGGCACATTCTGGGCGTCGATTTGACTTGCATATCGAATGATCCAGCTACTGTCGCCAGTAAGCTCTCGCATTGCACGCACTACTTCTCGCCAGAAGTGAAGAGGCCCGTGTACATGCGGACGCGTTGTCAGGTCCGGTAGGAAACTGACCTCGTACACAAGAGGATCTTCTTTTTGCTGTTCAATGCGCAGGAAGTTTGTAGCATATTCAAAGTGTGGAGAAGAACCTTCTTCAGCACTGATATCGTTCTCGTTCTCGTGTTCGCTCATTTGTGTCTCCTTACTTGCAGCTGCAACCTGGGCAGTTGTTATCGCAACCAGGAACCACATTGGCTTCGTCTACAGCGTTTTCCGACAGAGTAGCTTCTAGTACTTCTTCCTCGTCCTCAAACACTTTACCAATCACGAACGTTGCTGCGGCCTCTGCTGTTCGTAGCCACCGGTCAAGGTGTGTCGGAGTAAGCTCGCTAAACGGTACAACCTTCAAGTCGGATTCTTTATAGTATGCACCGTACATCACTTCAGCGAGCACCAGCAAGTTTGCAGGAATCTCGTCAGTTGCTTGTTCTTGAGTTTGATCTTGGTTCATGGTGTTTACCTTTCAGTGGTTTCAATTGTGCAAGTGGTTATTACTGCTAAAAGCATTCACAGTTTCAAACAAGCATGTTCGCTTTTACTTTTCTCAAAAGCGAGGTTGGCATGTTTCCGGGATCGAAAGCTTTCTCAGGAAAGTCTTCAGGTACATCAAAGTTCCATAGGCGCACTGTCTTCAGATCAAACACGGACTCCAATCCGTTGAACACTTTCTGCTCTGGTGACTCTGGATAGTGCCCGTTAGTTAGCAGGTACGTTGCGTTACGCCCGGCATCGTCACCGTCCATCATTAGAACTACGCGTTCAACACCCGCAAATTCAAGCAACCTGCTTTTAGCATCCGTCCACGAATGCGTACCAAGAATGCATACAGCAGGAATGCCAAAGTGAACAAGTCGCAGCGCGTCACGCGGACCCTCAACCAGCACCATTGTTTTCCTGTTCAGCTCTCGCATCGTGCTGACTGCAAGATCGAAAGGAAATAATCCGTGTGTCAGCGACCAGCTTCCAGGAGCGTTCAGGTACGAAGGCACTTTCTTGGAGTACGGTTTGTGAAACTGAGCCTTGATGTAGCCTTTTACCTCTGAGTTGATCATCACTGGAAGCCACAGATAGTGACGCTCTGCCTTTACTGCGTAGCAGATTCGAGCTTGCACGGCTTCACGCAACCAGTCTATATCGTACCCTCTCCACTGATTGTCTTTCAACCCAAGCTCTTCTGCTAGAGAATGGCTCAGATCAAACATCAGAAGATCTTCATGTTCTACGTTCGATGCTGTGCTGGTGCCTAGGAATTGTTCCTTGTACCTTGTGGTGTCAATGTGCGGTACGCTTCCATCTAGCGTTTCGCCTGCAGACTTGAATTGCTGTAAGCCTAACGCTGCAGCTATCTCATTCCAGCTGGCTCTGCGCCCGCACCCGTAGCACTTGAAGTTACCTATTCCGTCTTTTGAAGGGTCGTGACGTATGCGACCAGACGGTGTTGACTCAGAATGGAAAGGACACAGAATGAAAGAGAACTTTGTGCCAATCTTCTTTTCACCTGCATACCTTTCCAGCTGGTTGATTATTACATCAGCAAAGCTGGACATGATTCCATGCGTACTCCACAACAACGTAGAGGGCATACGGCGGGAAAATACAGGCGAATGCCGCAAAACCCTTGGCGATTACAAAGCCTAGCGTCCAAACCGTAAAGAAAACGGAGAGGAAGATTAACCCGAGAAGGTTGTCAAGAAAAGACATTTCATGGTTCCTTATTCAAAGTTCTTTGGTTCGGAACAGAAGGCCTGAATCTTTGCGTTGAACGATTCAAGGAAACCTTCAATCTGTGTATCAAGATCAGTGACACCCAACAGTGGGTACTTCTGATTCAGGTAGTCACGCATTTCCTGATCTTCCCAGGGTGCACAGATCACCTTCACAATTCTCTTGAGTTCCTTGGAGCTGGTGATCTGTTTCAGCTTCACTTGATCAACAAGAGAATTGAACAGGCACGTATCCAGGCTGTCACCACTGGTCTTTATGCCATCGGTTCCGTGTAGCGCCCAGTTCCATGTGTGCGTCTTGTCGGCAGTAGCCGAGAAGTCAAGTTCGATTTCCGGGTCTACGTTGAACTTGATGTCAAAGTTTTCTTCATACCAGCGAGCTACGCCGTAGGTGGCTTGGTGCTGCATGATATGAATGTGTGGAATCATGGTTTCGTAGCGAACCGTGTAATAGTTAGCGTCATGAACCGCTCGGTTGTACAGAGACAGAAGGTAGCCGATCACAGACAAACCAACGTCATTCAGAAACTGCCAATTCCACTTACGTGTGCGTCGAAGAAAGAGATAAAGCTCCTCAATAATGAGCGTACCCGCTGCACAACCAAGCTCGGAAGCAAAGCCTTGAATCGGAGCGTTCTTGCCTCGACGCTGCGCAGCTGCAAGAATACCGGGACGCCCGGTAAGAACTCGCCACATGTTACGTCGTCGCCCGACTGGAGACATGATGTGCATGTCTGTCAGAATGTGGTCAGCGCAGTTTTCCAGATAGTGATGCGTAGCGTCAAACTCACCATAGAACTTTTCAACGGTTTCTTGCGCAAACGCTTTCCAATCCTTTGCCTCAATCTCTTCTATCTTGCTGTCTATGTCTTTCAGCTCGGTGCGCAGCCTTGCGAGTTTTGCTTTAGGTGACTCTGTTTCGGTTGTCATTCACACCTCAAAGTCAAGATCTATCAGGGAGGAAGCAACGTCGTATCTACTTCCTGCATAACCCTTCACAAGAAGAAAGGCGTCTAGTCCATTGAACACTTCTTTGTCGTATCCATGAGAACGAAAGGAAGCATGAAACGTGCGAGGCGGGTCATCTTTACTCTGCGTTACTGACATGGTATTTGGCACAAGCGTAATTCCAGATCCAGTCTCGTACGCTGTTATGTACTCTTGCAGCTTTCTAACAATAGTAGCGTTATACCTGTCTTTAATATGCGACGGTAGCTTATCAAGGTTGATCTTTACCTTGTCTTCCGTCTTGACAGTAGTAGATGACGCAGCGCCTTTATATCCAGTGTATGTGCTGGAGCTTACTGGCTGGAAGCTATGCGTTATCGTGCCCGCAGGTGCTGTTGGTGGTCCCACTATCAGCATTGTGTCATAGCACAGAACAATCACCATACCAGCCTGACCCGCAGTGAACGTATGAACAGCTGGGCCGGAGCGAATGTCTGTGATTCGTGGATTGTTTGCAGATACGTTGTAGCGAGCAGAGCCACCAAGCCCGCTTGTTACGGACTGGTAGCCACTTCCAGTGATTCTCAGATCGCACTTTCCAGTACCAGTCATTGATAGAACAAGAACTGAAAACGGTTCAATAGCAAACTCTATGCTCTGACCATGCCACCATAGCTGACCTGGAATACATACTTCAACGGTGCAGTTTGTATTTGCTCCTGTTGCAAGGACTTCTGTTGTGATGTTTGAACGCGGCGGTGCTGATCCTTGGTGTGGAATAACACGCGCTTTGCGTCCAACGGTTCCGGTTATGCTTGTACTAGCGCCTACCCACGTGCCATCCACAAACATATAGGAGGCTCCGTGCGGCGACGGTACGACTGGATCCACGCAAGTCAGGCTGTAAGCGTCTACAAGAAGCTCGCACCCATCCAACATCTTGCGTATCGTTACATCGTGACTAGTCTGACTAGTTTGACTTCCTGCATTTGGCATCTTACTCTCCGTGTGATTTCTTGGGTTGGTAGCTCAGCTTACTTCTTTTTCAAGTTCCCGTATCTGTTTGACGATACTGCGACGCTTATCCATAGCCTCATTCAGAGCGTCCTTCTTCAAGTCCTTACCGAGGGTTCCTGCACCCTTTCCATACATAAGACCGAACACAACTGCCTTAATGGCATTACGGCGAGGGTCGGACTTTGCAACCCAAACACCAAACAGGCGTTTGACGTTCTGAATATGGACGTCACCGCGCGTTGCTAGACTGGCTGCAAGTTCAGCTGAAGGTTTTACAATCCACTGTTTACGTAGATCGATACCATCTTGAAAAGCTCCGGCTAGCTTATCATCCTTTGCAAGGATAGCGCCGCCACGGATTTCATTCGCGCTGTAATCGAAATTGACGCTAAGAAAACCCTTGGGTGCTCGAAACATTCGCTTGATTATCTTTGCCGTACCTCCGCGTGACGGTACGTTCTGCAAAGAAGGTTTGAAACTGTTCAGGCGTCCAGTGACAATGGTAAAGAATCCAAAGCCAGGACTCAGAACACTTCTAGCTAGGTCGTCTACCGAAACTTGAATCTTCTTCAACCACCCTTTGACGTAGGTTGACATCAGCTTCGTTACCTTGGTGTACTGACCAAAGGTTGCTACTTCCTTGTAATCCGCGCTGTAGGTGTTTATGAACTCTTTGTCGATTGCTACGGCACCACCGCCTGTATGCGACACCACTTTAAGCTTCATCACTTCGTAGAACAGCTTGTGCAAGTGATCCCGCTTAGATATGTCGAACATGCCAGCAGTTCCAACGGAACCAAGCAAACCACCACCGGAGCGCCCCATAGACTTCAACAGCAGCTTCTCTGTTGCAGCTACGCTAGGGAAGGCCCGCATGTCGTTGTTCAGCTGATTGATTTCAGCAAGCAAAGGTGACTTCTTTCCAGCAAGAATGGTCAGGTATTCAAGGTCAATGGGCGAGCCATTCTGCTCCATGTAGGAAAGACCTTGAACCGTAGCCCCCATCTGTAGAACAACGTGCCGAATGAAATACTTGTAATATGGAACCAGCTTCTTGCTGTCAAAGTTCGGACGCACGAATGTATGTTTAGCTCTACGTATCTGCATGCGTGCCATGGCTAAGACAGCTACAGAGTCATGCGCGCAGTAGTAGAGAACGTCTGGATCATTCAACGGTTGCGCACCCATGTTTCCACGGTCTTCTTTTGAAAACTGCAGATTGTAGTAAGCGTCGTTCTCGTACAGGCACAGAGCATTCATGAGGCCTTGATACGAGGTGCGGACCTTGTCGTTATCCTTGCGAAAGCGCAGACCTCCAGAATCAGCACCACCAAACAAGCCAATGTTTTCATCCAGAAGCTGTTCGCCGGCGTTAACCTCATAGGTGCGATGCAGAATGACAGGAATGCCTAGTTGCACACGTAGAAAGCGCAGGTCAAACTTGCCGTTGATGTACACCAGCGTCTTCAGGCTTGCCTCTTTGGTAGCACCAAAGAACTTCCGAAGTCGCTTGAAAACATACTTCAGCTCTTCTCCATCAAACGGCGTATCTGGATGCAACAGCGGTATGACATAGCCAACCTTTGTGTCTACAGCAAACTGCACAGAAAATATCTTGTTGGTCACTACATTCAGGCTAGCACCTTCCGTGTCTGTGCCAACATATTCAACGTCCGGAGATTCAACAAGGTCCATGACCTTGTCAAACTGTTCCACGGTGTCTACATACACGGCCTTTGGACGCAGCCTCTTAAGAGAGTACAGGTGCCGTCCAGCAAACAGGTTTACAAGGTTGCGACCTACAAAGTACAGCAGATCTGCAGTTGCGTACTTGTCCGCCATGTCTGAGTCGCCGTCGTCGTCATCTGCAGACTCGTTAGCCTTTGGGTTGTACAGCGTTTCAAGATCCAGCGATGGAACCAGCTTGAACTTGTGGTTCTTGTGCGTTAGGTCAAAAACCCAGCCACGCTTCACTTCGCAGTGAGGAACATCCTGTTCGGATAGCAATTCCAACAGGTTGACGGTAGCAGTGTCTCCACACACAAAGACATGCGTGGGTTTCATGCTATCGATCACGTGTATAACACGATCCGCAAACTTCTTGTGCATCGCCTTTCTTGCTGTAGGCTCAAGCGTGTACGTCTTTGCAGCGTTGAAATTGACAACACCAAGAGCTACTTCAGAAACTTCAGGTGTTTCATTGTCTACTGCAAGCCAGTCTGTGTACATCTTCCATGAGGCGTCAAGCAGCCCAGGTAGAAGTGCAGTCATTGTGTTTGCGTAGTAGGAGGAACCGCGCTCCTTTTCAAGGTCCATAGACAGAAGCTTTCCTGTCTTCAGGTCTTGACGATCTACAGCTTCCACAACAACCAGAAGACGGAACTCGGAGGACTTCCAGTTTCTAGAACATACTGGCACTAGCTTGTAGAAGTCTTCCACCTCAGAAAGGTTTAGGACTTCAAGATCACTACGGTAGCGCAGCTGTCCAGTTTCAAAGTAGGCGGTAAACATGGTCATAAGTTAAAAAGGCTCTGTAGAGTTATCTACAGAGCCTTCACAAGGTTCACGCCTTTGTGCACTTGTATCGAAGTGCCAGATAAACAGCTAGAGCGTCTGCTGCCTCTACTACGTCCCGTTTGTCTTCTGGGATGGAGTTAAAGGCACGCACTGCAAATAGCCCCATACTCTTTATCGATGGAGTTTCCGGAAGACAAAAGAATACATGGTTCCCCATGCCTAAAGCTCCGTACAGGTAACCGAAAAACAGCTTGCGCTCGTCTTCATTTGTGCCAAGCAGATAACCCAAGCCCCTAGCCGTACTAACAATAGGGCGCAGATTGATATCTGAGGAAACCTCTGCAGCTTGCACAACTGGTGCTAGTGAAACTGTAGCGCACAGAAGTAGCATGGTTGAAATCTTCTTGATCATTTGACGTCCCGCTTAGGTTAAGAGTCGGAAACACACGATGCAATACCAATTGCCATTTTCGGTTTTGAAATGCCAACGGTTGCATCCACACGCAAGACAGAACCTTCTGTCTGTCTTTCTTTGGTATCCTTGATACATTATTCTATTGAGCAAAGAAGGTGACTCTGTACACTCAGGTTGAATCCTTTCTCCATTGCAAGTTCAGCAGCATATTGGTAGTTCTTGGAAGTACTCGCCTGATCAATCAGAGTCGCATCCCACAGGTTTGCGGTTTCTCCAGGCTTCAGTTCACGCCTGTACTCTGCAATAGCAGATATGTAAACCTTCTCTGGCGGAATCCTGTCTACCCATGCAGGCAACTGGTTATGCTTTGAAGTTGGATCTGCAGAAACCACAAACTTGTAATAGAGGTTGTCTGCAATAAACCAGGTTTCTTCAGATGCGCTGTCTGATTCTTCAGCGTCGGTGAAGGAAGCTCCAGGGTCGCCCGTGAAGTGTAAGCCATCATCCGTCATTGCAGCTTTTGGAGACACGACTACAGACACGGAGTTGTAGACAGCTTGCGCTAGTAGGCTGCGGATGTGCGAAAACATTGTTCCGTTGGACTCAAATTGAATTTCAACCCAGTCCAAGTTTTCATGCAAGTGCCGTACAAAACGCTGAAGCTGTATAGCCTGCAGAAACGGCTCACCGCCCGTGATCACGATAAGCGGGTCATACTCAAGCGGCGCCCTTACTTCAAGAATCTTGTCAAGCAATTCTTGGTAGGTTTGATACGTGGAATGCTCTGCTCTGAAATCCGAGTCACAGAAAGAACAGTACTTGGACTTGTCGCCAAGATTACATCCTCCCAGGCGAATGAAGAAAGCAGGCCGCCCGCAGAATGGACCTTCACTCTGAATAGTGAAGAACGTGTGGCGTACAAGCAGCGCATCGGCTCGCGTGTAGAACTTCGGCCCTACATTTGTATCTGCATAGATAGGAATCATGTGTAGCTCCAGTCTGCTCGGTTAAAATGCATCCTGTCAAGGTCAGCAACCGTAGTTCCATGCGAAAAGCCTTCTCCTTGAATATGATCTTGCAGTAGCTCAGCAAGTTGTGTCATGCTGCTAGCTGTCATTGCTGACATCATATCGGCCGTACTTCCGATCTTTTCATCCGGCTTGCAACAAGCTACGATTACCGCGTCCGCTGCTTGTTTTACATTCCAAGGTGTGTACAGGCAGGACTGTCGCTCCACAAACAACTCAACAAAAGAGCGGTAGGCAGGAAACACCAGATTGCAGCCAAGAGCATCAGCTTCAGACACCGTGTTTGAAACCCAGTCTTGCAGCGCGCAATTGAACAGCACACGCGAGTCTTTTAGAATATCGTAGTACGCTTCCTTGCTAAGGTTGTCGTACATGGAAACCAGACCGTCATTGATATCCTTGCGGATCTCAACTTCAATGCTCCGTCTGTTGCTTGACCACGGCTTGCCTGATAAGAAAGCAAACTCGATATGCGGTGCTATCTTACGCACTGTTCTTGCAACCTCAAGGAAGAAGACGGGTTGCTTTTCCCAGTCAAGACGCGAAGCAAACACCACGCGCTGCTTGCGCGAGTGAAAGCCTTCAGGCTGCATACCATCAGGATTGCAGTTTGCAACTTCACGTACACACTTTGTGCTGAATGGAAGACCGGTAACAAGCACGTGCGCGTTCCAACCAGCCGCTCGCATGAAGCTCACCATTTCATGCGATGCAACAAACAGTACGTCAAAGATGTCAAGCGCCATCTTTTCATACTTGGGCATCCACTTGCGCAGCACCGGATGGTTTGACGTGAAATCGTCTGGATCGATTGTCTGCGCTAGGCAGCGACCTACGATAAGTGGCTTGACGCGTTTCAGAGCAAGAGCGTAAGCTAGACCATCCAAGCCAGGATGGTACATGTCTTCAAAGAAGATCAGATCGTCGGAAGTTAGACTTCCGTCTTGCACGTATTGAATCAACTCAGAAATCTGCATCAGCGCGTGTAGCGGTCGAATACACGCGTCAAGAACCTGACCGTTGCTGATTGCGTGTAGCGACTTGCTGTCTCCAACAGAAACGAATTCAAGCGGAAAGTTTTCACCACAGGCTTGGCGCGTCCAATTCTCAAGATCATAGCTGTAGCGAGACTGATAGCGCTCCAGACCGACGTAAAACATCTTGCTCATGTTAGATTCCTCTTTCTGCAAAGAACTTGTCGTATGCTGTCAAAATTCTGTTCAGGGAAGCCTTCTGTGTTGCCAGATCTGCATGCACAAAGTCTTCGCTGCTGCTGAACAGCGACTCTCGAATTTTGGTTGTTCCGGTCTTCAGTTCGTCTGTGTCCTTCCATACACGTTCGCCGTTTATGTAGGCGTCAACGCCTTTCATGTTCTCTTTCACAAGACTGGACTCCCAGTCTACAGACAGGTCTGGATTGCCAGCAAAAACTGCGTTGATTTGAGAAGCAATTCGGTCTGCTGCTAGCAAATTGTGCACAAGAGCAAACCGCGTGTTGTGCGAGTACAAAGCTTCGTACTGAAAGATGGAACAAGCAGGACACACGCAGTTCAAAAGCTTGTCTGTCTTGTGACCAGGCTTTGACTTTGGAAGCTGATACACGTCATAGTTAGGCGTTATCAAGCAGCCGCGTCGCGCTAGTGTAAGCCAGGATGTGCTGTCGCTGGTTATCAGCACTTTATACCTGTGCGCTATTGAAGCTAGGATGATCTGTTGCCAACTTGTACTAACACCCAAAACATGAAAGTATCTATACCCAGACGCTTGAATGAGCTTGACAACCGTTGCAGCAAACGCTTTGGGTAGCACCTTTCTGCGATTGTTGCTGATGAAACCCCCGATGCATAGAGCGACACCCGGAGCCTTTTTCTGAGTGCTCTCCATCCACTTCAGACGCTCCTTGATGTTTCTTCCATGATTCAGATTCATGAAGCTGCTATAGCCAGACTTCAGAAAGTATCGGTTCGTTCTTTCAGTGACTGACGCAACTCTTGGTATTGTCTCTGCTGTTATAGCATGCGTGAACGGGTAGATCGGAATATCCAGTGTCACTCCGATGTCTGCGTTGTTTCTGTGCTTTTCCAGAACGTACTCAGGACACACAAAGTCTGTCTTTCCGGTAGCCATCTGAAAACCACCAGAGTCCTGAAGAATCAACTTGGTAGACTTCAGGAAACCTGCAATCCGATCTGGACTATCAAAGTGATTTATCAGACCAAAGGGTGAGTCGGACAATGCTCGCCAGTTGTGGAAGTTCTTTGATTTCAGAAGCTGTGTGTTTCGCAAAGCGTAAGAGTCTGAAGCAATATACAGACTCTTTCCAGGCATCGTTAGGTGGTACTTAGCTAGCGCCCCTTCTTTCTGCGTTGACGCTGTCAACTCTGTTGACCCATCTGCAACCTCTTTGATAAGCGATGGCAGTATTCTATCTATGCAGGCAGGTGCTAGGTAATACCCAACACCGGAGCGTAGCAGCTCTTCCTTTTCTTTTTTGTTCATCTTTTCATGTCATCGATGTATGGTGTCAAGTCCACGTCATTGCTGTATTTGCCACCCACAGAACTAAGCCTAACTGCTGTATTTCCTGCTAGTGAGTTTCTGATAGAGATAACAACTACGTTACACGCGTCTACTTTGTAGTAGAAAGATACGTTGCAGGCTTCAAAGCTGTCTTGCAGGTGTTTAACAGCTACATACTCTTTTTCAGTACAGTCGGTTATAAACCTGCCACCAGAGCCTATCATTGTTGTGGTAACTACAAACTCAAACTGAAGCTTTGTGGTTGTACGGTATCGGCTGCGAGCTGCGCTTCTGTTTGCACTTGAGCAGTTGAACTCCTGCACTAGATGCTTAAGCTCTGCCGCGTTTGCTAGATACCACTCAGCTGTAGCTTCTACGACTAGTGTCTTGACAACTGCTATATATTCAGAAGTCAGCAGATCATGCAAGTCGCTGATTGAAATATCAGATAGCTCACCCGCACCTAAGTACAGCCTGTGCAGCCACTGGTAAGGATGTAGGTAGCGAACGTTAGACGGAAGGCAGCTGTGAGCTAGCCACGCTGCGCTAGTAACAAGGTTTTCGTTTTCCAAAAGGTAGCGAATGTCCGTTACGAAAACCGTGTATTCTCCTTGCGAGAATCCTTCCAGTTCTTTGCCGTAGAACAGTGGAGCTTTGCAGAGACTAGCACGCGGATCACTTGCCATTGGTAGCAACTCCTGTACCGTTGCAGGCGGGACACTGTTCATAAGTACCTCCACAGAATTGACCACCTATTTCTCCATCGCCACGACAAGAGAGGCAAGTTCCTTGGGGAAGATCTTTTGTTGCCTCTTCTGTCTTAGCCTTTATACGCAGGGCTATTGACGACAGTATGTTTTGAAAGTCTTCCCACCCGGTAGCCGTGCAAAGACTTGTATCCGTCACTATCTGAACGCAAGTATCAACATCGTTGAACCAGGAAAAAGCAAGCGATCCGCTTGTTGTCCTTCTGACAAATTCCAGCTCGCCATTGTCAAGTACACGATACAGCAGATACCAAGTTTCTTTTATCATGATCTACTAACCCCTTTCCCAGGTTACAACCGAGCCACACTCGTCATCTTCAGAAACTTCAACGGACACGAACTCGTGTCCTTTGTACTTGTCTACGATGTAGTTCAGCAAGCTCTTTGCAATAGTTTCGCAAGAGGATCCGCCGAACTGCTCCTCCGATGAATAGCGCGCCTGAAGCTCTCGCTTGAACTGGTGAAATTCAATCTCGCGTTCATCATGCGTTACGGAAATCGTAACCTTGAAATTGAATACATGGCGGTGATTGTCTCGAAGGTAAGAGACGTCGTCAGGTGCATTCGGATAGAAGTGAAATCCTACAACCTGAAACTTGATCCATACTAATGTGGATTGACTGAAGGCGTCTGAGCTTGACGGAACGCCGCTATAAGGGTTATTCATTTGATGTTCTCCGATGTTCTCTGACGTTATTTGCTGGAGTTGTAGAAGAGTGCACTATTTGCACCATGCTCGAATACTTCAACACTTTCCAACGTGACGTGCTTATAGCCGTTTGTGTCCAGCCAGAATCTAGTCAGGTTGAAGACCTGTTCGGCTAGCTCTTCGCAGCTAACACCGCGCAGCACGTTAAGCTTCAGTGCCTTCTTATCGTGCAAGAGCTTGAAGGTTTCCAGTTCTGGATCGTCTTCAGCAATGAGAGTAGTGTGATCGAAGTTATGTTCAAGCTCTTCTTTCAACGTACGCAATCCGCCAAAGTCAACAACCCATCCACGAGCGTCCAGGGTAGGTGAAGCGAAAACGAATTTGAAACCCAGCGAGTAACCATGAAGCAACTCACAGTTGTCATTGCGTGCGCGATGGTTGCGCAGAGCTACGGAAAAACCGCGATCACTACCATAGGTCTTGGTCGATTTGAACATTGGTATGCCTTTTACAGTGAGATTTCGTGCTTAACAATTAGCATTCACAGTGTCACCAGAAAGCGCAGAAAACACGCCATTTTCATGGGTTTTTCGCTTCTGCACCCAGATACACGTCTCGGCCCGGAAACCTCTGTTTCCGGTCGATTCTGTAATGAAAAAACAGCAGGAAACACGGTGTAGTCGAAGACTGGAAGCGTGCTTCGGAAACCATAGATTTCAGCCAAAATAAAAGCCCCTTAGCTAAACAAACCAAGGGGCTTTTGATTGTTACATGGAACCGACGTAAGCCGTTCCCGCACCTGCAAATACAAGCTTGATCCAGTTAGCAAAAGGCGGATTCAGCACTTGATATCCACCAGCTGCAACCGGGGTAGTTGCAAACCACGCAAGCGATGCAAGGTCTGCATCTGTCGGTTCAGTAGGTTGCGACGGTTCCTGAAGAGAAAGCGAAGCCGTGACCTGAGAACCAATAGCCTGCACAGCCAAACCGATGTTTGTGATACCAGGGCGCAGAAGGCCTGACAGATTGAAATAGTAGGTTCCTGCTGCTGTGCTTGAAACAGCGAAGTACTGCACCGGACCTCTTGCCGTAAGGCGAGGTACGTGGTTTGAAAAGATGTTAGCAGCCATTATTCAGCAGCCTTTTTCTTCTTGGAAGAAGTGGTCTTGACAACAGGTGCAGCGTTTTCCGCATCAGCGTCTACCGCATCAGGAATTGCCTCCGAGTCATCCTCAGCGGCAACCTCCGGTTCGTCTGAGGTGTCCGCGATACCAAGAGCCTCTTCAACCTTGTTTTCTGCCCTTTCAAGAACAGACTCAAGGTGATTGACAAGCTCGGATGGGAAGAGGCCCACAGTGCCAATAGCAGCGCGAACGTGCTCACCCATCAAGTTGTAGGTGTACGCTATCTGACCAACAAAGTGATTGATATGATTCTCGGTAAGTTCAATCTCGTGTTCAAGAGCTACCTTCTGATCCTTCAAGTATTGCAGGATAGCGGCATGGATGTTGGAAGCGTTCAGTTGCATTTTGAACAGGGGTCGAAGTTATTAGCTCCGACCCCCTAAGTTGGTTGATTACTTGGACGGCTTGGCAGGGATGGTTTTCAGCGTACGAAGCTCTGCAATAAGATCCGCCTTGTTAGAGATTGTGTAACCAAGACTTTCGATGTGTTCAAAGAAAGTAACTGCGTTGTTACGCGTCTTGGTGTACGCAGCTAGCGCGGCTCCTTCTTCTTCCTTGTACCACGTCACGCCAGGAACCTTGTGACGCATAGCGTTCTTGGAACCGGGATGGCCCTTTGAAGGAAGAGCTATGTACAGGATATCGTCCTGAATAAGCGGGAAGGGTCGAATCGTATTTGCATCAGCATCAGGCTTGAATTCAACCTTGTAGAAGTTGCGAATCTCCAGCTCCTTAGCAATGCCCATGAACGAAGTAACGCCCTTCTTGCCATTCGACTTGAAGCGCTTGTAGACTTCAGTAAGGTGGTCAGTGTAGTCTGCGGGAATTTCAAGGCCTGCATCAAACCACGCTTGGAACTGATCAAACAGCATCTTAGGTGTTCGCATTTCAGCATAGAAGTACTCGGGTGAATACTTGAAGCCGCTCTGCTGAACAACGGATACTGCAGTGTCATTGTCAGAGTTGACAAGGATGATCGATAGCCAGTCGTTGACAATGCTGAAGCGGAATTCAAATTCCGTGCTTGCCTGTTCCTCTTCCTGTTGCTGATACGCATCCTGGTCTGCTTGGCGACGCTCACGTTCAAGCATCTTCATCTTTGCAGGTGTCAACTGAGACTCAAGAACCTCAATTGGTGCATCAAGCGGAACTTGACCACGCAACTTCAGAACCTGAGTACGAATGTCCTTTGACGACGTCTCAGCACGAGTGATCAGGAAGCAGTTCAAGCGATCAACCGAAACCAGCTCACCGCTGCTATCAAGGCGAACCTTGATCGTAGACACTGAAAGGTTTTCAATCTGACCATCACCAAATTCCGTATGCGCCCACATGCCACCTACGAGTGCGTTCTCCCTGAGAAGCTGTTCGCGCTTTTCAGGAGACAGGCGCCCCTTAGAACCACCATCTGCACTTGGAGTTTCCGCTCCACTATCCTCTGCAAATTCATCGTCTTCAGCTGCTACGTTGAAGCCCTGCTGACGCAGGAATTGGTCGTAGCGAACAAGTCCAAGTTGATCCTGACCATAAAGCTCCGTACCCGGGTGGTAAGGAACTCGACGAATAAGAGCAGAACCAGGAGGGTTAGCAGCGCGCGACACCTTAGCCATTCGGCGCTTTCCGTCAGCGTCAAACAGGTAGTCCTTTGCACGTTCACGATAGTCCGCGTACTCGGCTTCTGTCGCTTTCTGATATGCTTGATAGGCACTGATGTACTCAGGAAGAGTCTCCTGCCACGAATTCATGTTCTGGATGTTTTCCAGAGTCATGGGAAACAGCGGCGGAACTTCAATGTCATCAAAGCGTTCGTTTCCGGCTTCAGAGAACTTTGCTGCAGAGATAGTCTTTGAAATCAGGTAGCTGATCTTCGTGACGTCAAGCGTATCCAGAGCCACAACCCAGTCGTAGTAGACGTAAGGACGTGATTCCTCAACTTTCAGATTTGGGCGTCCGATACGTGCGTTACCCTGTTCAAGAACACCTGGGGTCCACACTGTCTCACACCTAATCAGCCTACTGCAGTTGCTTACCAGAACAGGAATGCCCTTTCGACTCTGACGTGCTAGATCCTCGTTTCCAGCAAGAGCAAAGTAATTGTGGTTACCTTCAACTTCAATGTCGTACTTGAAGTCACCAATCACATTCGTGTTCGTGTAGTTGCGAACCCAACGAACCGTTAGATAGTGATTGTTTACAAAGGACTGCAACTTTGCCTCTACTGTTTCCAGGTCTGCAAAGTCCTCTTCTCCAATTACCAAGCACTTGATGCCAGCATTCTTGTATGCTGCAATCAGTTTCTTGTCGTGCTCTGCAAAGCGATTTGTCCACTTGCGACCACCAACTACTTCAACAACGCGCAAAGGTTGACCGTCTTCATCCAGGTGGTTTTCAGATATGAAATCTGGGTTCTTCAGAACACGCTTTCCGTCAATCTCCAAAGTGATAGTGCAGTGAGCATGCGAGGTTCCAACAAACTTCAAGTTGTCAATCTGCAGGTCAATAACCCTCTGTTCATAGCTTGACGGTTCCGACATGCGGCCTTCAGCCATTCCAACCAAGCACTTCAACGTGAAACTGGCATCGTTCTCATGACGCTCAGTAGTAGAGTTTCGCAACTTCTGCTTGTGTTCCTCCGAAGAGAATACTTCCAGCAGCCGCTCACGGTACTCAGGACGTGCCCAATTACGCTTTGAGTTTTCAGAAAGAACTTCAGGTATCTTCAACAGCGCTTCAGATATTGCGTTGCCAGTAGCTTCCTTGTAATCCTCATCTTGCCAACGTGCAGTAGCAAGCTCTGACATGCGCTGACGTCGCGTACCGTCGTCATTAGCCCATGCCTTGGACGTGTATTCTGAACGCTGCTCGTGTGTTTGCGCTGCATGACCTTTCAGAACGGCACTGAGCATCTTCTCTCGATCGCTACTCCAGTTGTGCTTGCTGTTTTTGCTCTTTGTTGCAAGCAGTGCTTGATACTCAGCAACGCCAATACCGTGCTCAACTGCTAGGTGTTTCATCTTGCTCTGAGGTGTGATGAACTCTCCACACTCAGGGCACGCAATTGCACGATTGCGCACTTCTAACCAGTCAGCAGACGAAAGGATTTCATCAGTGTCTGGATTTGAACGCATGCGTTCAAAATTACCACCAAAGGTTATAAGCTGATCACCTTCTGTAAGTTCATCTGCACGCAGCTTGCCACCGCCCTTCATGAAAATCTTATGGTTTGCAGTTACCACCATAGACCGCTGCTCACCCGTCTTGTTGTCAACGACGCCTATCTTGACGTACTTGTCTACTTCCTTGACACGCGTACGAATCTTGCGAAGAATTGGCTTGATTTCAATCTTGCGATTCTTCAGGTCATAGGACAGAACTTCTGTGACGTTTGGATTCTCAAACACGTCTTTCAGCGACATGACAGTGTTCTTACTTGTCATGATCTGAGTGTGACCTGGGAAGCAGTACTGAAGATTCAAACCAGTGTTCATGGAATTTTCAATCCCGAACATGATCTTCTTCTTGGGGTTGTTCTCAAAGTCCGCACCACACTTCTCCTTTTCGGTAGCCGTGTAGTAGATGGACATATCACCAAGGCCAGCTGCCTTCAGAGCCTTGTCAATTGCGTCTGCTGACTTGTTGTAGTTGGTGAAGATAAGAATCTTGCCCGGAATCTCCTTTTCCAGATGCGTCTTGCACAGGTCAACAATCTTGCGCACCTTTGGTGAAATAAGATCGTCACCCTTTAGTTCAAGAGCGCCACCTTCATCTTCGCCAGGTGCAGTCAGGAACGACTCAATGCGCTGCAGACACTGCGACATCAGACCGTCAAGGTTCAGAGAGTTACGCTCTTCACGTTCACGATCTGTCAGATCTTCGTCTCGCTTGAGAAGAAGACCGAAACGCGCAGAATCTTGCTTGATTGCTTCGATAAACGACTGTTCAAAGATCTTCTGGTAAACCTCTTTCTGAGCCTTGCTAAGCTCAACACCGTGAATCTGTTCCAACGGGAATGGCAGGATAGCAGCCCATTCCTTCTTCTGCGCCTTTGCAAACAGACACGAAGAGCGCAGTGCCGAATTCACTTCCTGCTCTGCACCGTCTCGATAGATAACCTTGTTACCGGTAGAACCAGCAGCATAGGTCTTGATGAAATCCTCTTCCGTGCCAAACAGTGTCGGGTCCATCAGAGCAAACTGAGAAACCAGATCAAGAAGCACGTTAGCAACCAGCGTACCCGAAGCTAGGCGGATCTTAGGAATGTCAGACACCAAGCGAGCAACGGCATCTTGACGCGCATTCCGATTACGCAGGTAGTGACTCTCGTCAATAGCTACATACTGCGGAGCGAACTGACGCAGAAACTCGATAGCAGGAAACACCTTGGTAGGCGCAACACCATACGCAATAGATGAAGCCTTGTTGCGAATCGAGTTGAAGTCTGCAATCAGAACCGTGTTAACCGGAGCCTTTTCAATCATCGTCTGCAGGCGTTCATAGCCATGACGGTTGATTGTGTAGTTGGTGATCGGAATCACGTTCACTTCAGAGTTCGTGAAGTAGACAAACTCTCGCACGTAGTTGGAAACAAGATGCGACGGGCAAAGAATCAGGAACGGGCCTTTACTACCGCGACCCATTTCACGAAGGATATCGTAGATGATGATCGAAGATTTGCCACCACCAGTAGCGACTGGAAGAATGACGTTAGGCGGTGCTGATGCTGTAAGATGTGCAATCTTTGCTTGGTGAGGCAAAGCACCCCAAGGCTGCTTGCCAGAGTCATTAGCGAACGGAACAGCTTCCAGCGGCATGTTCGGATCTGTGTATTTTGCAAGATCCTCCGGGCGAATGGTTTCAGGCGGCTGCTCCAGATATGGCTTACGAAGCTCTTCGTCCTGAGTGCGAAGCTTGCGAATGTCCTTTGCATACTTCGTAAAGATCACAAGGAAAGCACGCAGTTCGATTATGGTAGGAACCGAGTACTCTGCATAGGCCGTTTCGGGTTCTGCGTCAATGCGTTCAAGCACAGCCTTGCACAGAGCGTAGAAAGATGTAAGCGTACCGGCAAAAGACTGATGCAGGTTTTCCGGCAGCTCTGCCATCGGAGTCAGCGCGTAGCGCGCAACTTCATACAGAGGGATTTCAGTAATGCCCTTATATTCATCAACGGCCTTGCCGACAATTTCAATTGCGCGTTCAAGTTCAGTGATGCTGCGAATCTCACCAAGGTATTCAAAACCCCACTTGGAACCTACAGACACCGTTTGAGCTAGTACATGGCGAACAGAATCGTTACCTACCCTGCGTTCCAGAAAACGAACAATGTGAGTTACGGTAACCGGGCGCGAACGATCCAGAGAACGCGTCTGCAAACGCCCATCTTGCGTGGTGTACGCAAATTTTAGGTTGGCCCAGTCGATAAGAACCGGCATCGCCTTAGGCGGACGACGCGGTGCAGCCGTAGGATTTTCAAGATCCAAGGCACCGAAGGCACCATTCGGCTGCGTGTACGCAGACGCATAGCGGTCTTCAAAAGTACGAACAGCGTCAAGCTCGCGTGGCAGTGCAAGGATTTCAGCACGCTCAGTGACAAGAAGCCCGTCTTCACTAAGGCGCGGCGTTGTACGAGAAGCATCAAGCGACTTTGCAATTTGACGAAGCGGAATTGCGTAGTCAGGAGTTGCCTTGATAAGATCGCCATAGTATGTCAACCCCCACTCGTATAGCAGACCATGCAAGTCCATCGGGCGGATTTCAACCCAAGAAGAATTGGTCAGGAATTCAGCTTGACCCTTTGTGATAGTCAATTCCAAAACCCAAGCATCGAGTTCCCCGAGCTTTACAAACTTCAGAACTGGACTCGCTGAAGCGATACCTGCTTTGAACTTGTCATTGTAGTTACCACCCGTAGCCGGAAGCGATGCTAGCGGCCATTCCCGGCCTGTACCGAACTGCTCAAGTTCTTCATTAGTAACGCCGGCGCGCGAGGACAGCCGAGCTGTAATACCAGGAAGATTAAGTCCAGTTGAAGCAAACAGCGGCAGCGTAACGCGAAACTCGGAAGCCTGCTTTTTAACCGTGGTCAACGACACGGCACCACGACGCTTGAAGGATTCGATCAGAACCTTGTTTATGGTTTCACGATCGCCCTTTGTCATTTCCTTAACAGGCGCGCTATTTCCACGAACCTTCTTGCCAATAGGAATCTGCTCTAGCGTAGGATATGCAGCAGCCGTAACCATGGAAAGGAAAAGGTACATAGCTTTCTGCGCTTCGTACCTGCCGTTGAAAAGGTATAGAAAACCGTTATTGCGGTCCTTTTCAACCAGCTCAAACCTAGCGTCAGGGTACAGAGTGGAAACCTGACGGATCACCGGAGCTGCAGTAATAGCGCGTGCTGGTTGCGACACATTACGAGCGGCAACAGCAACTGGCGTGAATTGAGGCTTTTGCCGAAACAACGGAACAGTGATAGTTCTGTTTTCGGTTACAAAGTTAGAAATCATGATTGCCCTTATCTGTGTTGCAATGCTTCAAAAATGAGTGAGTGTTTCAGCTTAAAGATCTGGTAACTTGCTGTTCAACTTCTGTGTACTGAGACATCATATATTGAGCCAGATTTGTTTTCATACTATCAAGCGCTTTTACAAAGCGCGCGTAGTCAGTTTCTTTCATACTAACTCTAGCTATCGAGTCAAGCTCAATGAAGGCTTGAACTATCTGCATGCTGATACTTACAAAAACTGGACGTACGCTCTGTTCAACTATTCGCTGCCCTATATGGCCGCGATCCTGATGGGCGCGTATGTCATTGCACATTTCTCGCACCTGAGATACAAGCTGATTGAATCCGTACACGCCCTTTGCACCATCGGTCTTTCTAACGTTGTTCTCTGCTATTGGAAGAATGTCAACCAGTGTCTGCAGCAAGGATCTGCTGACAAGGGTAAGCGCGCCATCGCTGTCATCCATTTCCAGCATGTCTACAATCACACCGGCTTTCTTACCGAACATGGATTGCAACTTCTTCTCTACATCTGGTGCAATAACGGCAGGCAGAGATTCGCCTTCGGCAGCTACGCTAGAAAGCCGTTTTTGTGCCGGGTTTCGTTCAGGAGAAACGTCAAATGTAATGCTCTTTGTCTCCTTCACAGATTCTTTTTTCTGACTCTGTTTCTCTACTACTTTTTTGGTACTTACCGCTGCAGTTCGCATGGAAGTCTTGGTCGCTTTCAGTGCCATTTTGTATTCCTGTTTTGTGTCCGCAAGCAACTATACCCCGTATCCTTTTACGGAGTACGGGGTACGTATGATTTGAACTTACATTGATGCTTGTTCTTTGATAACCTTCATCATCAGCTTGACGTAGGCAGGATTGTAGCTGAACAGCTTGCGATAGTATTCTTCAAGCGACATCTTGCCATCATCGGTAGCAGCACGAACCTTCTGAGGGCGTTCACCTGCAGTCTGATACGCAGCAGCAATAGCTTGCTTGAGTTCATCAGTATCAAGAACATGCGAAGATACGACTTCAGATTGCAGAACTTCAATCGGCTCTTGAACACCAGCAACGATAACTTCGTAACCGCGAGCTGTAGTGCGAACGCACATGCCGTAGTCAACTTCTGGCGTCATGCTACCGTGACTGTTAACAAAGGCGATGACTTCGTTTGTTTCAGCCTTTGCGCTCTTCACGCTGTGCATACGAGGAGTGGAGCCACGAGGCGAGCGACGATTCGCTTCAATCAGTTCCGCTAGGTTGTCGTGACCTTGACGCACAAGATACTTGCCAGCTGCGCCGGACTTCAGTTCCCACACTTGGGAATCGTCATTGTCCATGAAGATGTTTGCAGCAACAAGCTTGTAACCGGCTTGAATCGGGCTTGCTTCTTTGTCAAGGACACGAACATCCTGCGACGCAGTAACATAGCCGATCATGCTGTTGCCGTATTCAAGCCAGCGGAAAGAATCCGGAATAGCTGCAGCAGAGTTCTTCAGCGTGCTAGACAGCGAAGCTGCAATTGCAGCCTTGTCCGTGCTAGACGTTGTCAGAATGACGCGAGCAACGCGAGGGTTGATCTCTTCGTATTCCGTGATAGTAACAGGGGTGTAGCCATTCAGCATGCTGGAAGCGGTAAGTTTCATGTTTCACCTATAAGGTTGATTGAGATTTCAATACCCGTCACGTTCGGACAGGTTGTCAATGGAGTCCACGCCGGTGTCAACGACACCGTCATCTTCAGCTTCTGCATCCGAAAAGACGGCTACTGGATTGTCGTCTACTTCGTCTGTATCGATGAAGTTGTTTTCATCTGCCAATGTTTCTTGAGCTACAGCACCTTGCCTATCGAGGTTCTGTTGTATCAAGTCCCTAGCGTCTTCTGAAAGCTCTTCGTCTTCAAGAAGAATTGAAAGAGTATGATAAATCCCCTGTTCAAGTTCTTCTGGTGACATTCCAAGAGACTCTGCAAGTTTGTGAACCTGTTCGTCTGTAGGACTTGGCACTAACCGCAGGTAGCTCTGCAGAAGCAGAAAGAAGTCGTTAGCCTCTTCAGCTCCTTCCGAAAGAGACTCGTCAACTGTTTCGTCAACGTCGTCAGCAGAAGCAATCATGTCGTTAAGACTTGCGGGTAGATCGTAGCCGTGACTGCTAGCTGCAGACGTATCAGCGTAAGCGTCAGATTCCTCACTGGCGTCGTCTGCAATCTCTTCAGCATCATTGAACTTCGGACGTTGCGTGTCCTGATAAGCAAAGAAGCTACTTGTTCGAGAAGCAACAACTTTGTTGCGTGTTGCTGCTTTAAGCAGAATTTTACTGTGTAGCACTGAAATCGACATACGAACCTTTCTGGTTAATCCTTGAGGTATTCGCCATAGTGTTTTTCTATGAGAAGGTTCAAGAAGTCTGCGTACTCTTTGAAGGAGCTTAGCAATGCAATATCGCTTTTACTTACTGGTTGATCCTTTTCATCCATGAAGCTATCAGTCTCGTAACGAAGCTGAAACTTGCGAACCTTACCAGAGTGGTCTTTAAGTCGAATGATGTAGAGCGGACCTTTTGAGTTGTAATTGCTGAACTGGTTCGGCCCTTCTCCAGAGGTAGCTGCAGTGCACCCGTCAGTGCCTTTGCCAATAGCGCAGGATGCAGCTTCGGTCTTTGGAATAACAACAGAGAAGTTCTGGCTGTTGATAACAGTGTCAACCTGACCACGGACCTCTCGGTCTTCGTCACCCTTTGTTTTCTCTGTGTAGAAAGGAGAAGCTGCATCCTTCAGCTCACCGACGCTGGTGTACTGATTGATGTCACGCTTTTCCATCTTTGGCTTGAACTTCTCAAAGGCTACAAGTGCTTTCTTGATAGCAAATGCGTCTTCTGCGATCTTGAAAGCGTTGCCTGTACTATACATCTTGCACAGCCAAGCAATGTAGACACCCTTGGGTGTTGGATCGTAGTTCTCACCAAGATAGGTTGCAACCGCCGTAGCGTCAGCATCGCGTAGCTTTGCTTCTGCCGCAGAGTGGTCTTTCTTTATTGCCTGTTCAAGCTTTGGACCATACTGCTTAACAGCAAAAGCAACACGCGCTTCGGGCGCTGCAGCAGTGATGCTGAAGCCGCGCCCTTCTGCACTAAAGGCTACTATGGCTGTGTTATTGCGAACAGTCTTGCTCAGAACCAGAGTCTTGCTATCAGAGCTTGCATCAGTATTGAAGCCCTTAGCACGAAGGCTTGCAGCAACAGCCTTTATGGTTTCCCTGTCTGCATGCAAGCTGATCTGCTGACAATCAGGTTGTACAACTGAGGCCTCAAGATTGAACTTGACGCCTGCTGCAGACAGACTTTCATTCAATTTCAAAGCGCTTTGAATTATGAGTGACATAGGCTATTTCATGTGTGAATGTTTAGACTTGTGGCAAGTATGACAGAGTAGAGTAAGGTTGGCTTTTGTTGTAGTTCCGCCACGACTGAGAGGTATGCAGTGATGCACCTCTCCGCCGCTCTTCCCTAAAAACAACTTGCATCGTGTGCACGAATAGCGATCACGTTCACGCACTTCGGCACACAATGCAAACCAACCCGACTTTCCTCCGTAAGAGTCTCTAACTATACGCGATACGTCGCCAAGGCGTCGCGTATAGCTTTTTCGTCTTATGGAAGAAAAATGCGCAGGCATGTTAACCGCACGAACCTAAGTAACCACAGTTCATGCATTTCTGACATCCGTCAACCCTGCGCAACTCGTGAGCACCACAGTCCGGGCACTTCTTTCCAGAGCCAGTCATGATGCTAGGAGTAGCCGCAGTTGCTTTATCAAGAACAGGTTGAGCAACTTCCTGCTTTCCGTTCAACGATTCGGCAAGCTTCTCAACAGAAACCTGCAATCCTGACGACGTCAGAAAGCCACGATCAATGAGTATCTGTTGAATCGCATAACCTACAACTGCGCACTCGGAGTCATGGAAGCGCGGAACACGCGACCCATCGTCTTTTACAAGCCAACCGGATCGAACTGGACCCTTGTCCCATCCAACCTTTCGCATGTTTGCTAGTGCTTTAGCGATTGGGCCACCAGCACGCGCAATCAGCGACAAGTTACGCATATTGGAGGATATCCACTGCTGCGCTTCTCCAAGTTGGTCAGACGGAAGGAAGAACTCGATAGGTCGTTCAATGGCTACTTCGTTGCCGTTTACTGTTCCTGACGTCCTTGCAAAGTTAACAGTAAGGTAGAAAGACTTGTCACCGTCTGACGTTGTGTAGCTTACACGTTCTGTAACGCCTTCAATTCTGCCAAGAGGTCGCTTGTCAATAGCCTTGGTAAGCGGGTTGTCATCTTGTGCTGCTACTTGCGACGTCTCCTTTACAGGTGCTGCCGCAACAGAAAGAACAGATCCAAGAATAGAGTTGGGACGATATGTGGCTAGGCCTTTCAGTTCTGCATTCCATGCCTTAAGATACATGTCCTTGAAGTCTTCAAAGGGATAGTCCTCAGGAACGTTGACAGTTTTTGAGAGCGAGGTGTCTATGTAGGGCTGAATAACTTCCATCATCTTGATGTGGTCATCAACCGACATTTCAAGCGCCGTGACAAAGGATTTCGGAAGAACGTCCTTTACTTGATATGTGTTGCCGTTCACGTCAAACGAGGTCTGGTATCCGCAGATAGCAGCCATGAGTGGCGTGCGTAACTCAACTGGGCACTCAGTAGAAACAAACACGCGAAGAGCATGATCCACAACCGCATACATTGCATGACCGCCGTCAGCTAGACGCTTCTTGCGATTGTATGCAAGCGAGAATGGAGGCTCGATGCCGTTACTAGCGTTGTCTGCAAAGGCTAGACTAACTGTTCCTGTAGGAGCAATCGAAAGAAGATGCGAGTTGCGAATGCCGTGCTCTCGAATAGCTGCCTTGATGCTCTCAGGAAGCCGGGATGCAAACGTTCCTTCCTCAAGGTACTTGTCAACGTCAAGCAGTGGGAACGCACCCTTTTCTTTAGCTAGTTCCACAGAAGCTAGATATGCGGCACTGCGCATATCAAAGGCTATGCTTTCTGCAAGTTCACGCCCCTGATCACTGTCATAGCGAACTCCAAGCATAGCTAGTGCGTTGCCAAGTCCGGTGAACCCGATACCGATACGACGCTTGTTTGCTGCTTCAGTCTTCTGCTGTTCAAGCGGCCACAGCGTTGCATCAAGCACATTGTCAAGCATGCGACATTGAATAGCAACAGCCTCCTGAAAAGAAGAAAAGTCAAAGTAAGCCGCTTCAGTGAACGGATTGCGAACAAACTTTGGAAGAATGATCGGACCAAGATCACAGCATCCATACGCCGGTAATGGCTGCTCACCGCACTGTCCAGTCACAAGCCCATTGAAGATTACAGAGTTGTGATCAGGCTGAGTTACGTCATATACTGCTTCCTCTCCAGAGTATTCAATACTAGTAATAGCAGAAGACCACTTGCCACTTCTAGACGGTCCAGGTGTTCCATCAACCTCAACGTAGCAGGTGCCATCCGTGTTTTCTTTTACGTAGCTGAAGTGTCCGAGGTTTGCTAGTAGCACCTGAATGTCTTTTGCTGTGTTACGGCTAACGTTACCGCACCGCATAGCACTAAGGTTCCACTTTAGTAAGTAGTCGTCTAAAAACAAGGATGCAAGAAAGCCATTTACGCACTCTTGAGTTCCCTTCCAAACGAACTCCGGCACCGTAAGCTCTGAGTGGTATGCTCCTGCGGCAGCGCCTGCCTCTTCCGAACCTTCAACGCCAAACTGCCCAAGACCTGACTGTATGAAAAGCTCGTCACCAACCACCAAGTCCTTCAGTTCAATCTTGCCGCGCTGCGTATAGAACTTATGCCACTCGGTAGCCGTAACCTCGTAACCCGCTTCAGTGATAATCGTCCAAACCTTTGCGCGCGGCGAAGTCATAAAAGCACTAGTTGACTGGCGCGTTGCAGTACCGCAGAACTGCTTTGAGTCTAACGTGCGGGCGTCTACCGTAACTTCAAGCTTGGACTTGTTTTCGTACAACTCGCCGATGCGAACCATTCCGTACTGAGTATGCAACCGAGTGTTTGCTGTAACGCACGGATTAGTAGCGCTGATAGTCTCAACGTAACGAAGATTGTTATCGTTATTGATAACAGACAGGAAAAGAATACCCGGCTCTGCATAGTCGTAAGCCGACTTCATGATCTTGTTCCAAAGATCAATAGCCTTTACCGTTCGGTAAACCCACACCCCATCCGTACGCTGAAAAGCTCCTTCTGAAATCAGACGATCGCAGGGCTTAGCCTTGTGAACCAGCTGCCAGTCAGCGTCAGTGCTTACGGCCTGCATGAACGCGTCGGAAACTCCTACAGAAACATTGAAGTTGCGCCAGCGGCCTTCGGTGCGTTTAGCTTCGATGAACTCTTCAACGTCAGGGTGCTCAATCTTCAAAACACCCATCTGTGCGCCGCGCCTCGAATTTGAGGAGTAGATCCCGTCGGCACTGAGAAGGTGCACGTCCTCAACTTCTAAGTCAAATGTTGGTTGCTTGCCTAGCAATTCGCAGCAAACAATCTCATCGGTTATTGTTTGCGTTAGTTCTGGAGCACAGTCACTGTTTATAATTGCGTTAAACGAAATCCTAGGATAGCGTGAAATGTCTCCAGACCAGAACTTAGAGAACCTCGACTTACTGTAGCCAAAGGCTAGTACGTCCGTAGCCGGGTGTCCAATACCGCTGCGGTCTCGGGATGACAAGTTTTGTAGCCTATTTATTGAGAAGGCACCGACAGTTTCGTTATAACGTGTTTGCGGAACCGGACCGAGTACGCATAGCCTCCACAGTGCTTTCCAGGTTTTTTCTGCTTTTCTGTCAACAGCTAGCTTAGAAACTACGCCCAGACTGGCTAGAATTTTCTGAATGCCAATTAACAGTTCTTTGGTAACAGACGTGGCTTTTACGTAGCTCTTTGTTTCGTCTAGGTAGCCGTCGGCCTCCATGTAGCCAGCAACGTAGGCTGCCCGTACATTTAACGATGACCCCATTATGAAGTCTGGTACCGCCATGTCAGCGCCCTTGTTAACACCCCGGTCGTACCACTCTCCGTTAAAGTACGCAGTGTCATATATTGACACTACTAAAGTGTTTTCGCCTGTGACTTTTTTACTTCTGGCTTTCAGCCCCAGGCTATGAGCACACGAAAGCAGCTTATCTACCACTGAGCTTTTAGTGGTATTGTTTGCAATTTTTATTCCCTTTACGTTACGATAGCCGTCCTCGTCAGTATAGTAAACCCAGCTGCCGTTACCTTGGAACGCACCGATCAGATAAGCTTCTTGCTCTTCGCGGGACCAGGTAGGTTCAAGGGCACCTACGCTAGGAACTGACAGCAGAATAGACTTGTTGTCATTGCTTAGTATCTGCTTTAATGGCGTAACGCAGATGGTTCCCCGGTTAAAACGAGCCATCTTGTGATTGATGGTTAGCTTGTTTACAAAACCGAGTGCCGTCTCTATTTTCCAGACTTCTTTGATGCCATTATAGAATTTTGCGGTAATACGCTTCGGACCTAAATGCGTAACAGCAAAGTAGTCCTTAGTATCGTCTTCTACTATCTCTTTGACGGAAATCAGCCCGTCAGTTGTATTGATGAGGGTGTCAGCTGCAAAGCAACCAGCACTTTCCACTGTGAGACAGCTTGTATCAAAAACATTCATGTACGAGCATGGACCAGAGGCCATTGACTGCGTACTGTTCACATAGGCATTCTTCGGACGAATAGCAGAAAAGTCGTAGCCGACACCACCACCGCGCCGCATGGTTTCTGCAGCTTCAGTAAGAGCGGTGTAGATACCAGGAAGACCATCTTCATCAAAGCCTTGAATGCAGTCTCCTACAGGTTCCACAAAACAGTTAGCTAGCGTAGCCTTAACGTCAGAACCAGCAGCTGCCATGATGCGACCAGCACCGATAGCGCCGCGCTTCATGTTTTCATAGAAGATTTTCTCCCACTTCTTGCGCAGCTTGCTTGTTTTTTCTACTGCAGCTAGACCTTTTGCAACGCGACGGAAGATATCATCTTCCGTTTTCTCGTTATTCTTTGCGTACTTCTCCAGAAGCACGTCAGTGGTAACTTGTTGCGGCTCCAGATTGAGATTGATGTCTGATGTCATTGCTTTGGCTGTGTTGGTTTAAGAAAGCACTGCTTGTTGTTCACAGTAGCATTCACAGTTTCAATTACGAACGGTGGTGAAAGGAGAAGTTGTCTGCACGGTTGTTCCGCTACCTGTGTTGCTAGCGTTATTTATGTAGTTGCTTGTTTGAATCAACTGCGTTGTCTCATCTGTTGTAGGCAGGGCGTCGATAGCTGTCAGTACCGGCGTCAGATCCGTGCCAGTAGTTAGCGTTCTTTCCGTGTTTGCCCACACGTCAGCAGGCAGTGAACCTATTGCAGTAAGAACCGGAGTCAGGTCTGTACCAGTGGTTAGGGTTCTTGAGCTGTAAGCCCACACGTCTGCTGGCACCGAACCTAGAGCAGAAACTACTGCACTTGACAGCGCGCTGTAGTTTATATAACCGCTGTGACTTGTCCCTGAAGTGTTGAAGTCTATGGATGCACCGACTGTAAGTATCAGCGTTCCTGTGTTTCCGGTTCCTGTTTGGTCAAAGTTGGTAACGCCACCAGCTGCAGTTCTGAGAGCGCCTATGCACTTCAGGCTCCACGGAGTTGTGGTGCTTCCAACAAGAGAACCATATACAACCACCGCGTTTTCGGCTTCTACTGTGGATAGACTTCCATCGCCCCATATGTAGTCTCCGTCTAGCGTACAGGTAGAGCCAGAAGATATTACAACACTATCTCCAGAAACAGGTAGGCTTGTATCAGACCACAAAGCAGTGTCGCTTGCAAGTCCAGTACCAGTGAAGGTTTTTACTGCCATTTACACTCTACCTAGTAAGGTCAGAATCCGTAGAAGCGACTGGTGCCCCAACGTCCGAACTGCGACAGTTGACTTATAGTGATGCCGACTCTTGGCCGATTTCCAGAGATACTGTTGACGTCACCGTCGCCTTCAGTGCAACCTCGCATTTGAAGGTTTGACTTAAGTGGTCGCACATCGTTGTTGAGCCTTCCAGAAAGTTGATCAGCCGCAGACTGATAAGCTTGCGCGCGCTGTTCTGTATTCAGACTTATAGCCTGACCCTGAAAGTCAAAAGCCTTTTCTCCTTCAGCAAGGGACTGAGCTTCAAGAAGAGCTACTTCGGTGTACTGAAGCCAGTATTCACGAATAGCGCCCGTCGCGTTTGACATGTTGAAGTTTGTGACAAGACCACCAGCTGCGTTGAAGTAGTCACGTCCGCGCCTCAAGTAAGCAGCGATATCCGAAGACTCAAAGATCATGTCAGAGAAGCCGGTCAGCGTGGTGCGTGCTTTTGAAACTCGGCGCTTCACGTCATCGATAGCCTGCAGAAGAGATGCCGAGAACAGAAACAAGGACGAGGTTTCACGAAACACTGTTCCGGTAGCTAGGTTGTTCCAATACTTCCACACTACTGTGTAGGCTTCAAGACTAGCTGTAAGTGGACTGGTCTGAATCGATATCTGATATAGCCAACCACTAGAAACTTTGACTGGGTTAGCTACAGGCGTGTAGTTGACTTCCTTCACGTTGCCAAGAAAGATTTCAAACCCAACATTGTCATACAGCTTTGTGGTGACAATTGACAGACTGATAGGATCACCGGCTAGTTCAAGTGCGTCACTTGGACCTGTAGGTACAGATCCTTCCTTGGAGGATACGCGAATGGACTCAAATGAATACTGGTCTGGCGTTCCCGGAAGGTGCAGCTCCCATCGCAGCTGATAGCTGTTTCCGTCCAGAGTTGACGGGACGTCACTCGGAACGTGAATAACTGACTGAGCTTCAATCTGCGTAAAGAAATTCGATGGAAGGATTCGATAATCAAAACCGTTTCCAGTAGCAAAGGTGACACCTCCGTCACCCAGCAGAGTCCACGTTACGTAGCCCTGAGAAGCATCAGCATCCGCTGCAAGAAAGAAGATTCCCTTTCCAACTACCGACTCGCCAGCAGGTACCTCGTCAACCGTTGTACGAAAGCTGTAAGGGTCTGATGTGTCGTACGGTGACAGCAAGTCCTGAGCTACATAAACTGCAATTGGTTGTGATATCGCTCGGGGAGTTGACGTGAACAGCGTTAGCACTGCTCCGTAAGAAGTGTTAGCGTTGCCGGCTTGAAATGTCAGCAGAACGCCAAGTCCGTCAGTAGTAGGAACCGCGTCTATTACTATAGCAGGAGACGTTACCGGTGTCACGGTAGCTACGCTTACCGAAACTATGGTTTCTCCCAAAGCAAGAGACGCAGTCAGATCAAGCGTAGGTGCAAGATCCTGAGACAGGCTCTTTACAAATACTGCAGTGGTTGCCACGATGTAATCCTTTACTGTGTTTCAAATGAAAAAGGCGATACAAGCTGAACACTCGCATCGCCTGTTTATTCAACCTCGTCTTACTTGCAGTGACAACCGCTCGGATCAAATGTGTCCAGGAAGTTTTCACAGATGAACTTTGCAATCTTGTAACGCCAGCCGCTAGCTTCTGCTTTGTATCGGCTGAGTCGTTGACTGACAGTCCATTCTTTCGTTGCTTCCATGAACACGGCAGTCAGCATCACGTTGACAGAAACGTCAATGAGAAGGCCTAGACCGATCACAGGAATACCAAGAACCAGTGCAGGCTTTGACAGTGTTCCTTTCTTGCGAGCAGCGATCAACACCATTGAAGCTAGAAAAAACAGCCACAACGTGTAGACAGAAAGGAACACTGTCAGGGCAAAACCCGCAGTCATGAACTTGGAAAAGGTTGAAAGCGAACCGAGAGTCGGAAGCGCGCTAAGACCTGAAGTTATCAGGCTGGTGATAGAAGCAATATCCATTGAATTTCCTTAGTGTGTTCAAGTGGTTGGTGGTAGAGAACTGTTGTTTCCTGTGCGTACTGCAACCCATCCCTCGATAAACTTCTCTGCTACTTTGGCGCCGGACCACACTGCAAGGTATATACCGAACAGATAGACTAGGTCAGCAGAAACCATTGCTTTGTTGAGAACAGCGTACACGAGAACCCAGGAAGAAACCGCTATGGATACCAAAATACCAAGACGCAGCGCAGACGGTTTTCCGTCGCCACCTTTTAGCATTTCAGACCAGTCGAAGTTGTTCTTCTTTGCTGCCTGTGCACCTATCCAGATAAAGACAACAAGCAGTGCTGCAAGCAGCAGGTTAGCAATGTTAAAGAAGTCAAAAGTGCGAGTTAGAAGTGAGTCCATTGCTTGATCCTGTTATCTTTCGTGTTTCAAGATATATGTGGCGTACTATGAGAATTCCTGTTACCCCTAGCGAAATGTCTTTTATTGCCCACCAAGGATTCGTTAGCGTCTCTATTCGCAACCCGTACATCAAAGCTTCTGCGATTAGAACAGCTGCTATCGATGCATAGGTCATGCGAATGTATCTTGGCCAGGTTGATACCCACGGACTGAAGATACTAAGAAACACTAGCACGGCGCAGGCTGCGTTCCATACAGCTAGTGCTGTGTAAACATTTCCTAAATCTTGGTGTGTATTCATGACTCACTCTTCCGGTTATCTATCAAGTCTTTCAAGGAGGCTACCTCTTTGGAACTGAGTTTGTCTGCAGGACTCTCAACAGTAAAAGCAGAGTCCTTCATGCCAGCACCCTTGCGTGCGTAGTTGTTTAGAAATATAATCAGCGGAACGATGAATAGACCATTCAGAGCTGAGGCTACAAAGTAACCCTCTATGGACTCCTTTGCAGCCGCTGGTATGAATGTTGAAGCAAAGGATATGGTAAACGATGATGCTACTGCGGATATGATCAAACCTCCTAATATCAATAATATGTTCCTCTTTACGAGGTGTTGCGGTTGTGCTGACCAAGAGACACCAAGGCCAGCAGCAGCGCCTACTAATTTAACTGCCCACTCAATGACGGGCGCCTTGTCAACTGACATTTGTTCCTACCTAGATGTTAAAAGCTTGTACTAAAAATGAAAGAACTACACTGGATAGGAGAACGTCAAGGAGTCAGTTGTCTCAATAAGAACAGAGTTCAGCCAAGTTATGTTTACACCGGACCTAGTGAAGTCGAAGCCTTCTCTGTACGTTACTCCATTAAAAAGAAGCTTGACCGGCCCGGTTGGAAGTACGGGTAGCGTGAACGCACTCATACCGTCAACTAGTGGCGGCGAGTACTGAAACTCCACACCACCAGAACCAGAGCCTTGGCTGATGTAGGCTAAGGCTTCAGTCAAAGCTTGCGAGCTGTTCATTACTTCGTGCACAGAAGCACAAAGATGCCACAGCGGAGAGGCTGCTACGTAAACACACAGGTTTAACGTAGCGTAGCCTGTAGAATTTGGGTTTGCATTTAACCAGAAGCTACCGACTACAGGGCTAGTTGGAGGCAGCACACTAACGTAGCAATCAATAAGCACTGGACTCACCAAACTTCCACCTATGGGAAGTGGCGAAGTGCTCACTCTAACCTGTATCGTAGTTGGTAGAGCGCTTGCTTTTACTGCGTTAGATAGTAGGTAGTTTACAAACCCATTGTAGTCGTTAGAGGTAAATGCAGGAAGTTGCATACTTTTGAGTTTGCTACGGGCTGAGCTGATCTGCCCGGTTGTAAAATTCTAGCAAAGAACAACAGAAGTTTTGTTGGTAGTGATTTGTAATGTCTCCACTCTGTCAACCAAGATGAACGGAGTACAGCTAAGAACACGCTACACCAGACTAGATCGACGTGAAAAAGGTTTTGAAATTTTCATGATGGCCATAGTGTAGCGTGGAAAAGCCTCCTGGTGGAGGCTTGGGTTACATTCTCACGTAATGCTATCGCATATCACCAAATAAAACATTACTCTGAGTCCCTGCTCTAACATTCGCGCCCACTGCCGCACATATTGCGTCAAAATCATTCGCTCTAATGTTTAGTCCGCCATTTGAGCCCCATGCTACGTCAGTCGGAGATACCCCATGGTGGAACATCAGATTTACATCTGTTCCACGTAACGCAGCATCATTTATGATATTCGTTAGAAGGGTTATATTCGTAGTCTCTGCCCCACTACTGACCCCCCTGAGAGTGCCCCACGATTGGTAGCATGAGTTGGTTCGGCCACTGAGGGACGCAATATGAATATCTCGTGACAGAAGCGCTTCGCGCATGTGTAATGCCGATTGCCCTCAGAGCGTTGTCGTAAGCAAGATCATCAACATATCTTGCATGGGCTCCGCGAGGCCATATATAACAGCTTTCTGCCTGTACTCTCAATAAACCCCAGGCTCTGAGGTTGTTTCTGTGGTATTGAACATCAGCTACAGCGGAAGCTACTGGGTCTGGATCTGCCAGGTAGTTATTTACGATATCCCCAGTAATAGAGCCTAAAGGTCCATGCGGGACCAGCTCGTGCCCCTCGTTATACAGCGTAGCGAGCTGATATCTTGTCATAAACGAGGGCGTATCTGTCTTATTAGTAATGATTCCCCATGTGCCTTTCAGGTTGTACTTGTCTAGCACTGGCTTTAGCCACCGAAACGCAGACTCGTACCCGTCATCGAATGTGATGCAAACACGCGACTTGCGTCCAGATGTAAGCGACAGTCGCTGTAAATACCCGCACGGGGTAAATGTTGACTTCTTTGTAAACCTGAATCTGATCTTGACTACTGGGGTCGGGTAAGTTGGTGGTGTAGCGATCCATGTCCCCTGATATCCTGGGCTAAATTGCACGTCTGCGACAGTCCCGCCAGCAAAAAACTGGAGCATAAATTTCTCTACGGTGCGAGAAACTAAAGCGTTGTTCTCGGCCCAGGCTGTTGGTGCATAGCCGCCCTGTGTATAGGCAGCAAAAGCTCCATCAGCGCTCACCAACATGCCGAGATTGGCAGTCACTGATGTGTCGCTCCACACGGTGGCCGTTGCCCCGCCGTAGAACAGCGCAGGAGTGGCCGACAAATCAAGGTCAACGTATGTATCAGTATTGCTGGAGCCCTGCACCTTGACGACAGTTTCGCCGTCTAGCGTTGTCAGACTAAGAGTGCCTGCCGTGACAGTTAGCCCAGTCAACCCATTAACATCAGCAGACCATACGGTATTTTTCACCTGTACTTGGATTGCCGTTTATACGCGCAACGCCGTCAGATCCGTAAACAACCCCAGTAACCGCATCCTGCACAAGCGGAACCCCTTGATTCCCATTAAGCGCAGCGATCTGCGCAGCTGTAAGATTACTACCTACTTTGATCATAATTCAATTTCCTTGTTAGTCCCCGAGACTTCTATTTTACCTCGGGTGTGAGAAGCCGAGCTAAGATTCTTAGCTCGGCTGAGACGCTGTTGTAAGTGGCGAAGGTTATAAAAGCGTTAGTCCTGTTACACGTTGTAAAAGCCAGATACTATTAACGAAGTGACATTGGTATCCATAGGGACACCCAAGAATGTTCCTGTAGCCGGATCAATCTGTTGTATCTCAATAGCGGTATTATTTCCAGGGATTCTCGCAGATAACTGCCAACCAGCAGTCCACGTAAGACCAATAGCTGAGATAGTAACCGGCCAAAAATCGTAGGCGGAAGCATTAGAAGAGGTAAACGGAAGACCTAGTACATAGAAGTTACCAGTGCCGGAGTGAGAGTTCCAAGCTATGTGTAGGCTGAAGTTAACAACATTTCCAGTCTTTGTGTACCGACCACGCTGTAGAGAGTAAGACCCAGTTCCAGCTACAACGGTCCCGGCTATGGTTGGGGTAAACGTTCCGGTGGTTTGGCTTGCGGCGTAATTACCGACATTTCCTGAATGTAAGATCTCACTCCACGAACCCCAGGTTGTGTCTAGTCCCGCACGGAACTTCAAGGACGGACTAATGGCGCTACCAGCGCCAGACGGGTGAAACGCAAGTTGGTAGTTCGCATCTCCCGTGGAAGCTACAGTCCCAACGTAGGGAGCAATAGTAACCAGGCCAGTGTAGTTACCAGTAAACCCGTATAGTGACGAGTTCTTGAACTCCGCTGCAACAGTGCGCTGATAAGTGTTAGGCGCTAAGTCTACGGATCGAGAACCCGACGTTGCTACGCTCGACACTGCAGTTGGGAACGTAGTACCGTCCGACACTGCTATCATGTTGGAGGAACCGTTAAACTTGGCAGTTATGGTTCCTGCAGAGAAGTTGCCCGAGCCGTCTCTCAGAACATTAGCATTGACAGTGTTCGTTGAGGTAGCGTAGCCCACTTGCGGCGTGCTTACGGTTTGGGATACTGATTCAAAAGCAGTGCTTTCAAAACCAACAGACCAGCCGGTAGCCCAGTTAGAGTTGTATCCACCGTAACCAAGCTGAACATCAGTGACGTACACCTGCGGGAATTGCCAAGTAGAGCCTAGTTCCCCGATATAGACGCAAGCTTTTCCTCCGGCTGTGTAACCAAAGCGAATAGTGAAATTGCGATTTACATCTGACTGTCCTACTATATAGGCGGTTGGATTATACCACACACTAGTCGGAGCATAGTTGTACCCTGCTACCACTGCATCAAAGCCTGCCCCGGTAGCGTAGTTGAAAACCTTGACGGTAAACCGCAACAGGGTATTCGTCCAACCAACAGGCAGCGTTATTCTAATTGCGCCCGGTTGAGATCCAACAGTGCCAACAGAAAGTCCACCACCAGGACTTTGAATTCTGTTGTACAGAGTGTCAGCGTAGGACGCAGTGTTAGATAGCGTTATACCTGCTGCCGAGAAGGTAGCAATGTTGCTGCCACCAAGCGCTACGCCTACCTGTGACGCCGCAGGTCGGTAAAGACCAGTTGTTGTATCCCCCGACCATGAAAAGCTAGGTGTGGTTACTGTGTCTGAAGCGTTACCTTGAAAGCCTACACTGCTCACATACGGGAGTGTTGAGGTTACTGTGGAGTTGTCCACCACAACACGATCGATACCGTTGGTGTTTATGGAGACGTTGGAAGCAGTGGTAGCACTAGAATACAGGGTTACACGATTAGGTGCTGAGAAGGCGGCGGAGCGGATTATCAAGCCACCAGTGTTTGCTCCGTTGCTCAATAGCAACCTAGCGTCTGCCCCAGAACCTCCGTTGCTGTTCAGTATAGTCAGCGAGTTTGAACCTGTAGTGTTGTTATTGGAAGTAACGGTAACCGCATTGACAGTTGTGGTTGTCAACGTGGAACCGGAAACCATGTTTATGTTGTTTCCGGTGTACTCAGTGTAGGTAGTTGGTCCGGTGTACAAGCGCATAGCACCCCCGGCATCCAGCAACTGAATACCACCACGGAAAGTACCCGCACTCGTGCCTGAAACAAGCCAAGTTGCAGATGCGCTTGTCCCCATGATTGCGTTGAACGCGCCGGTAAGGGTGCCGTTCGTATTTCCCCATGAGTTGCTTCTACCTACTGCTTGCATGTAGGACGTACCGTTATACAGTAGTTGCGCCCAGTCGGACCAAGTGTCTCCAGAGGAATACCCGATGACTTTTCGGAAATAGACGTTTCCGGTTGCATCATTGGTTGTAGCAAACTGAAACGTCCCTGCATCCGAACCAGACCCTGATGCCCGCCTAACTTCAAACCCAATACCTGCTACTGAAGGGAAGTTAGACGAACCAGTAGTCCAAATAAGACTACGCATACCAATACCATTATCCGTATTGGCATCGCTGCTTCCAACATTATTAAGGAAAGTCAGAGGTGTGCTGGTCGCGCTTGTTGCAATACCTTTCGTATTGAAAGTGATAACTGGAATGTTTCCGTTTGATCCATAAGTGGCAGCAGTAACACCTGAGTTAGCAAGCGTGACAGGAATAGAGGCATTAGCCGCACCAGTGAAAGCTGCTGAAGTGCCTGTTGCGTCACCAGTTAACGAGAACGTCCTTCCTGTCTGCAGAGCAGTAGACGTGGAAGCGTTTCCAGTCAGGCTGCCAACAAAAGGAACCGTTGAGGTAAACGACGTTGTGTCCAGAACTATTCGCTCAACCCCATTGGTTATGAACGAAATAGAAGACAGCGTACCCCCGGAAGAGTGCAGCGAAACTCTGTTTGGTGTAGCCGCATATGCAGAACCTCGCAGAATTACGCCGCCAGTGTAAGTACCGTTGTCTAGTACGTACCCGGCATCCGCTGCAGTTCCCGCGTTGTTATTAACCAGCGTGTAGCTTACCGAACCTGTGGAAGAGAACGAGGTAAGGCAGTTAGCCGTAAACGTCTTTGCACCAGCAAACGTCTGAGCCCCGGTAGTCACAACTCCAGGGACTGTTGCCGATGCTGGTTGAACTTGTTTGCCTTGGATTTGTGACATTCTGTTTTAGCCTATTTGAACTCTGATAATGTGAGGATCGGTACAGATTTTAGGGTTTGGTGTGGTGGAAGGGGCTGGGAATGGGTGGGTGTGAAAAAGCCTCCGGGTGGAGGCTTTGGTTGTTGCTATGGTAATGTGCCACTGTCATGTCTTCAACAGACTAGGATTAATCAGTGCCTCAGCAAGATATCGAGCTTCTGCCGCGTACCCAGCGCCAGTCCGATGCACAAAATCAACATAGTAGCCAGCTGTATTCCCTGCGTTATAAGTGCTATTAGTGGACGCATCTACGTCATAAAAGGCTACTTTACCTACTGCCAAACCCTTGAGTGCATCTGAAAACTGTCTATATAGTATAGACTTGTTGTCTGCGGTTGAAGATACTGGGTCAGCAACCAACAAAACAGATTTTACATTAGTGTTTGCAAGAGCAAGCGTGATTAGTGACTGAACATTTGCCGTAAACCCGCTAATGGATAAACCATCAGCGACTTGGTTAGCCCAGTCATTAAACGAAAACCTGATTATGTGTAGATGCGTTACCAGCGTACTAAAGCTTGTCCGCTGAACTTTTGTAGATAATCCAGTCCAAGTGCTAGCCTTACTGCCACCAAATCCAAATCGCCTTGAAACAACCCCACGTCCGCGTGTAATAGTTGCTCCGGTAGCTAACACCTTACCAGTAGCCCAACTGACAGACACGACATGAGAGGCATCAGACCCTAAGTCCAGTCGCACGGTGCGGTATGTATCAGTAGCCCCCGCCCCACCATTTGAATTTATAGTGCCCCCGCCACTGCCGTCTACCGTCCAACTTGCAGTGCCGACATAAGTCGGGGCATTTTCCCAAATCTCTACGTCCAAATACCTGCCGTAGACGGTCCATGAGATATTATGGCCTGCACTTTCCAGCGAAATCGCGCTACGACTAACAGTTACGCTACTGCTATTACGATACGCATTATATGGACCCCAGTTGGCAACTATGACTGGCGATCCGCTGTTACTGACGCGCGTATCGCTAGGGCTGGCCTGTGCAGGTAGCCACTGCCCACCATCTGGTGTGCCTAGTCTGCTATTGATCTGGGTGCGTAATTGCGCGACGAACCCATCCCTCTCTGCTAGAACATCGCTACTTTGTGCCGCAGTATCGCCGCCAAGTTGGATAAGGCTGTCTCCAGTTGCGGTAATATATACCTCCTGTGAGGTCGCCGACATGAGTGTTTGAGCAATTGGTAATAGTGCCTGTATATTAGTAATCGCAGAAAAACTGACCATAGGGGTTATACTACCAATCCGGTCATAAACAACCCCAGTAACCGCATCCTGCACAAGCGGAACCCCTTGATTCCCACCAAGAGCAGCCCGCTGCGCCGCGCTAAAACTCAATCCCGGTTTATCTAAAATTCCCATTTATTTTCTCCTTATGCTACCGTCATTGCCGGGCGATTACTAACCGACCCATTGGCATCACGAGTCATGGTTGGCTGAGTTACAGTCTTTGTGGTACTACCTACATAAGTTACCGTGTAGCTATTGATCGCACCCCAGGTTGAGTCAATAGCAGTAGCAGTGAAAACACCACTTGTTCCATCCGGCCACACCACACCAGCTGAGGTGATAACTCCACTGGCATCACGAGTGATAGCACCTGTAATCAGGGCATCCAAATTCCCACCAGCATGCAACTTGAGCCAGCTATCCGTTCCTGCATCAGAGCTTGATATCTTAATCATATCTTTTCCTTTTTCCTTAGTTCAATCAAAGCGCAGCTTTGGTATAAATAAATCGCACAGTATCCGTGGTTTCCAGAGGAAAGTCCGTTGCCGTGTACGTCACAGTTGTGCCACTGACAGAAATCCGGTCCTGCATATTCTGACCGTTGACCTGCATTTCAACTAGCGTGACGTCCAACGGAGTTCCCGTTAGAGTAAACGCGGTCTGCCCGTTGCTGGTAACCGCTATCACTTCATTGACGTGAGCATGGCGTGATGAGTCAACGCTGGTTTCATCGATGCTATCCAGACCGTAGATAACGTCGGTTGCGTTGATGTTGCTAAGCTGAACCGCTTCGCCGTAAATGATGTTTGCTACTACGCCAAGCGAAGGGTGCCCTGCAGAGATAGTGTAGGGAACGTCGTTACCAGAGTAGAAGGTAAGAGTCCACACCGCTGCAGCGAATGTCAGACGCCCGTAAACCTCGTTAGCACCACCAGCATCCGTCAGGGGCTTGCCCGTAGTGCTGATGATTATTACTACCTTGTTTGCAGGCGACGAGGTGAACACACCGACTGCCGTGTTGCTACCACCAGAGGTCTTGCCAGTAAACGCAGTAGTTACGTTAACTGAAGCTCCGGTTGCAACGGTAAAGGCGCTGCTTGCGGTCCTGAGTGTACCCAGGACTTTATCAATCTGTTTTGCTTTGATTAGTGACATTTTTCTTTAACCTACTGAAAAGGCTGATAGCCTGGTTGAAGATGATTTTAGATCAAGGCTTGGCGGGTATGTGAAAAAGCCTCCGCCCGGGGGCTTTAGCTAAGCTGAACCAGTCGGCGTGATCTGCTTTGCAAAACCTGGAACCGTAACCTGCTTGTTAGGTACTTTAGGTATAGCAACCGGAGGCATCACACCTGACCAGATCGACGTGAAAAAGGTTTTGAAATTTTTCATGATGGCCGTAGTGTAGCGTGGAAAAGCCTCCGGGTGGAGGCTTGGTTGTAGGTTTCAGTTGCTGTCTACTAAGATACGGGAATCTCTGTTTGCGTTATAAAATCACACTTACCTGCTGCCCCACGAGATGCACACCCGTCTATAAAAGATATAAGTTCACTCACAAGTGTCTGTGCTAGTTGGAGACCCTGCCTGAATTAGCTCGTGTAAGTATATGACAAGATTTCTGCCCTCGGCGATTGCATTGTCTACACATGCAAGCATTGTTGCGGCAGTCATTGACGATCCGCCCCCGCCGTACCCTGGCAGCTCATACTTTCTGAAATCACCCATTTGTGGCGACTGACCCTGACCGCCAACGATACGTGCAGAGCGCATGCCCAAAGAGGACATCAGTGCGGTAGAAGAGGTGTTGAATTCGCCACTAGGGTATATCCAGTCGTAGGCTCCCCTCGGCATACCATTTGCAATAACGTAGCTTCGCGGCCCTACAATCTGAGCAGTCATTTCTAGTATGCTTAGAGACTGCCCTATTGTAATTGCTCCAGTAGCTGCAGCATCGATAGATACAGAGTTGACTTTGCTGAAAAGATTTAATGTAGGAACCGGCGTACTACCAGTCCAGGTATATAAATCTTCTGACAACGCACCACCAGTAGCATCGAGCCCCGTTATTGTGATTATCCTGCCTTGGTCACTTGCCGAACGTACACATACGTGACGCGGAGCATCAAATGCGGCAGTGCCAACTGAACCATTCAGCGTGAGTGCTCCAGCGCCAACTGGTGTCTGTGCCTGTGCAATACTGTTTGGTAGCGTAGCATTGCCGGTGCCGTTGAATCCGACATGTGTCACCGCATGAGGCACCACCGACCATCCGGCCGCATACATAGCTTGTAGCTGTGCCAAGGTGCAGTAGTTGGCCACGCCTATCAGACTTTGTGTTACTCCAAGGGTTCCAGGTATGCCATACTTTTACATATACCTAAAAGCCTCGTAATACTGAGATGCGAACCCATCGTCAAACGTAATACAAACTTTTGGGCGAGTAGTAGGCGCAACCATCAAGTTGCTTATCTTTATCCATCCGGCGTGGCTTTGGTATGACGAGGTAACTCTTATTCGGAAAGACTTCCAGGAGCCTGCGGTAGCTGGTGACCCGCCACCCAAAGTAGCATTCGCTGTATTGACAATAGCGAAGTATCTCTGCCCACGGAATACTGCGCCTCCGCTTCCGCCAAACTTGTAAATCCGCCAATTAGTAAATGTTCCACCCGCCTCATTGCTTACTACAACCTCTATAGATGCAATGATCCCAGGGTCGCTAACCTCTATCCACGCCCCCAAGCTTGTTGACGAGTCATATCTGACGTCTCCAATATCTTTGGTCATAAACAGATTCGGCCCGCCAGACCCATTTGCGAAAAATTTCAGGCAAGCAGAACCGTCGCTCATGGTGTCTGCTGTAATTGATCCATTTGTCTGAGTCAAAGACCATCCGGCAGTGCTTGTTAGCGAATCAATAGTAACACCCGGCCATGAAGAATAGTTTTTATCTACTGATGCACCAAGCCTGTTGCCAGGGGCGTGCCCAATGCCTGTGCCGTCATAAACTACACCAGTAACCACATCCTGCACCAGCGGAACCCCCCTGGTTCCCGTTCAGCGCAGCAATCTGCGCTGCTGTAAGATTATTACCTACTTTGATCATAATTCAATTTCCTTTTACTTGTAGCCAAACACGGACTCATAGTCCTGCATTGTAAGGGCGCTGCCTTTTTCCTTGGAAGCCTGAACCAGACGCTCCACTATGTTGTGCAACTCGGTGTCAGACTTCACGTCTTCGCGTATCACTTCGAGCGTACGAATAAGAAACGGCACATCGAAAGCAACACTGTCAACCGGATCTTCCAAAGCTGCTGCATGCACTAGGTTCTGAAAGATCTTCATTCGGTAAGCGTAGTCATCCTTGTGACCGTTGCCATTCTCGGTAGCAAGCTTGTCAGCTTGCTTCCACTTCTTTTCAAGAGCCTGGATGCTGCCCTTTCCTTGAGACGCTAGCTTCTTGATGTATGTGGTTGGCATTTCAGCCCCGGTTGATTTCGCGTACAATACGCTTCAGAGCTTCGTCAGAGAGGTTGAAGCGAAGCTTCAGGAACTCCAGATCAGACTCTTCAACAGGAATACCCGTCGGCATGCGCAGGTAGAAGTGAACCGCCATTGCGCCTTCATACTTCTCACCTTCAGGAACAGCAAGAACGCGCATGCGAAGCTTGACCTTTTCCTTGTTCTTTATCATCGTACGGAACAGAGGGAAAAGCTTGGTAGCTACCTGATTAGCCTTTGTCTTGTCACGGAACGTGGTGACAAAGATCACTTCCTTGTCTTCCAGCTTGATTGCTCGCAGAACCTTTTTCAGGTCTTCGCCAAAAGCAGCAGGCTTGACCTGTTCCGAACTGAGCATGAGCTTGACAGGAAGGCTACCGATGGAATTTTGAAACTTGTCAAGTTCAAGAAGTTGATTCAGACCAGCTGCAACTTCCTTAGCAGTAGACACGCGCTTCACAAACAGATCAGAAGTAGGAGGCGAGAATTCAGTAAGCACGCTCAGATAGTAGCCACTGCTTTCGCTAGTGCCGCTGCGATAGGTAACCACAACAAACATTCGCGGAAACGAAGTGCCTTCCTCGTCAACCATGCCGCGAAGTTGAATGTAGTGAGCAATGCAGATGTCACCGTCTTCTTCAAACAGGTAGGAATCCGCTTCTGCAGATTCGTAGTCAACACCGGTTTCAAGGATGCTGTGCACAGCTTCTGTGAACTTGCCAACAGCTTCCGGCAGATGCGACTTAGCTAGGCCGCTCAGAAAAGCAAAGTGATCCGTCATCTTTGCATTGACGGACTTCAGCATTTCATCAATAGCGCGAATGCACCTGTCAATCTGCTCTTTTGGAAAACCGTCAAGCTGCGTACGCAGGCGCGACTTGGTTGCAATCAGATCTGCACGAGTTTCATACAGCTGACGGCCAACAGCCGACGCCTTGCGCAGCTGCTCCATGTTTTCAACCTTCAGGCGCGGCGTTTCCTTCGGAGTAGGTGAGGAAAAAGCCTTGCCGCCGGAGCTAGAACCGGGTGCAGTTCTGATCTCAAAAACGACATCGCCCGACGCAGCTTTCACTACTCGGGCAAGTTGGCGTTTAATAACCGTGTCTACAGAAATCAGTTCTTGAACAGCTTGCGCAAGCTTGCGAAGCATGCGGCTAGCCTCTTCCGGAGAAGACACTGTTTCATTGATTATCTTTTTGATGTCAGTCATGGTTGTTCAGTACAGAGGCTAAGAGGTGTATGGAAGAGCTGCCGATTGTATGCTTTGGCTGATAGAACTTGTTAGCTTTACGTCTCAGGCTAGCATGCCATCTATGAAAAGCTGTGTGGTGTTTGTGCTTTGGTGGGTGAAGTAGCTTGTACTTCTTTCTGCGCAACTTGTCTTTCCACTTCTGAAGAGGTGACCTTGGTTTGCTATGCGCTGTCAAGGCTACGTCAGGACTACTAGGTAGTTGAAGCATGTGCTCTTTAGAATCAAGCTGCTCAAGCACCGACGCAATGAATTCAAAATTCTGATCGTAGCCAAATACCGATGCTGTCTCATAAGCATAGCACCAGCGACGCAAGGCCTCTTCAGCGCTGATTTTATAAGTTGACGATATGAGTTCTATAAGTTGTTGCGAGGGTTGCTCTATCTGCATCATGCTGCCTGCTAACTAGTAGTGTAGGTGAACCGGAGCGATTAAACTCCGGTTCAGACCCTTAAGTGCCTGCTACTTACTTCTTGCGAATCGGAAGCGAGCCGAAGTCATCGTCATCGTCGCCACGCGACGAGTCACCCTTGGGGGCGGGCTTTGCCGGCTTTGCAGCAGGAGCCTTGGCCGGAGCTGCATCCGGCTTCTTCGAGAAGCCCCACTTGTCGGTCGGACCTTGAACCTTGCGCTTCGGAACGAAAGGCGGCAGTTCAGCCTCAGCCTTCTTGGCAGCTTCAGGTGCCGGAACGCCCTTCGGTTCAGACGTCGGAGTCTTTGCGCCCTGCGACATCCAAGCCGGACGACGACCCTTGCCAAGAGCAGCTTGACTATCCATCCAAGCAAGAACCTTTTCGCCGTTCTTCATGCGTTCACGAATGACGCTTTCCGGAATGTCCGGAGCATCAATACGCATCTTGCGAATCGGAATGGTGAAATCGATGTAGATCGGATCGCCATTGTCATCGTAGCTTTGCACATAGCGAAGAACGATAGCGTTGGAGCTACCCGACATCTTGAAACCGCACAAGGCTTTGTATTCGCCTTCACCAGCCGGCTTCATTGTGTACTTCTTGAAATTCTTCTGGCGATCTGCTTTGTAGCAGGTCAGCGGCGAAGTAATGACAAACCAGTCAAAATCCGAGTGCGTGCGGGCAGCAGCGGTCAGATCAGCGGATGCGCGCAGGACGCGACGCAGCATTTCCATTTGATTGCTCATAATTTTCCAGGGTTATTGTTGGGTCGAAGTTGCTGCTGTATTTGTCATCAGCAAGGATTGGTCGATTACCCGTCAAAGCTACGACCCAGCTTTCGTTTCGACGAGCAGACACTTGTAATGGTCGAATTAAAAATGGGTGCGAGTCACCAGCTAGAGGGTTCTACTCTGAACTCATAGCCACGGCTCCCGTTGTTTACCACAGCAACTCTGTCTCTGATTTCATCAGCTAGCACTGACCAGTTCAGCTGTGCGAGTGCGTGGTTTATAACAAATGCTACAACGTCTGGTAGCTCGTCTATGGTTGCTTCAGAGCCTTCAAGAGCGCCCCAACTACGGCTGCTATTACTTGCGGACTCGTAGTCATCCAGGTAAGACTTTAACTGGTTCTTTGTCAAGACCTTGTCCAGCATAACATCTAACTGTTGAAAGTAGGTTGTTGCGCTGCTAGTCTCTGAGTCTTTTAGTTCTTGCCAGTCCTTTGGATCCTTTGCATCAAAATTTGGATTTGTCGCTTCAGGAAGTTCTCCTTCGATCTCGCTGCGCATATTCCAGTAGGCAAGCTGGTGAATACAATTACGCATCTTTTCCAGCAAGTCTTTCATAGTTGCGTCTGAGAGGTATCTTACTAAGTTGCCGAGTGCCGGAACCGTACCTGCCTTTGAATGGCCAACCAATGACGATGGGTTTGAATGTAATCGATACAGGTTCATGTTCTCTTGTTTCCGGTTATGTTGTCAGTGACCATTGCAGGTCGGCGGGCCTGAATAATAGTGCGGCGCTTTGGTAGCTTGGATATCAGTTCATGTGGCTGCGTAACTCTAACTTCAGCTTCCCATCCTAGTATGCTTGCCTTCTTGTCATTGAAGTTTGTCACCCCTTTGACATGAAGAGTTTTTCCAAGCGTAGACTCGCAGATAACGTCCAATGCACGCAACCTTGGTATCATCGGAGACAGAATAACCTGAAACGGATCTGTTGTTTCCAGAAGCGACATGATGCTTGACTTGGTTGTCTTTGGCAACTCAAACAAAGCCTCATCTCTGGAGACGTTGACTTGCACTTCAAAGTGAGTCCAAGTTGTTTCTTCAGGAAAGGCAATCTTCACCGTGTGCATGCGCCCATTGCAGAACGACAGAAGATGATGCTCCGAAGTGAGCCGCACGTCATCAATGTATATTTGAACAGACGTGCAGGGTTGCAATCCGTTGAAGACACAACACCTGTCTACTCCAATAGCACCAAACGGCAGCACTACGCTCCATTCGCTACTAATACCATGGCTAGTCGGTATGTCCTCTACAGTGTCTATATAGGTATCAGCAGAGTTCTTTACAGCGTCTTCAAAAGCCGTAAAGACTCGCCGCCACCCGTTGTACACTGAATAGCCGCCGGTGTATCCTGTTCCTAAGCAGATAGGGCAGGATATGTCAGAGTGTGCGTGCAACGTACGATCGAAGTTTGAAGCTAAGTCGTCCAGCGAGTACACACCGTCCGTTGGCCCGTTTACACCTTCTGCATCCGATATGATAGTTGACGACGCTGGATCGCTTGCATCGTTTGACATTCGGTCAAACTGAGAACCGAATATGGTTGTGTTAGCGTTACCAGAACGTGTGTTGACTTGACGATCAAAAGAGGATTGAGTCGGACGCTGTGTTTGAATGTCAATAACAAAGCTACCGTCATCGGCTAGTTGCCACCCCGGATTATCCGCTTGGCGCGAACCATAGCGGCGTACACCAAACTCCTGCCCTGTGAGTACCGAGTTGATAACGCCAGGGTCCGCATTTCCATCTTCATTGATTCTAGAAGATATCGTGTGTACCATCGATTTACAAGCGCATCGTATTCCGCTTTCAAGGCGCGAGTACAAAACGCCACCATAACCTTGAACTTGAAACGCAGCATGATATCTCCTGTTCTGAATCGGAATGATCTGATCAATGGTTCGTTTAGCTACGTCAATTGCTCTTGCATTTGACGGTAGAATTCGATTGTTAGTTGTGCTTTTAACTGGCATCTTGCCCTCTAAATACTGTGAAAGTCTACATAGACAGGCAGCTTTCTGCTCTGTAATAAAAATGTGAGTGATTCAATTATGCGATGTACGATACTAGCGTGTGATCCGGGTTCAGCTAATTATGGGTACTCTGTTCTTCAATGCGATCTTGAACATGAGAAAACACCGGCAATCAAAGTACTTCAGTTCGGGTGCCTACACAACACACTGAGAGACTTGAAGTCAAGGCCATCAAAGCAACTTGGAGTGTACTTAGGTTCTCTGAACGATATAGCTACGCGATACAAAGTAACGCATGTAATTGCTGAAAGGTACATGTCTCGCAGAATGGGAGGTGTCACCATCGAGCTGGTAAACATAATGCTTGGTGCGCTTATAACCAACTTTGCTTCCGTTGAAACAAAGGTGCTGCCAGCTTCGCAGTGGAAAAACGAGTTGAAGCGGCGCGGCGTTGATCTAGAATCCGTCTACGCTGCTTACAAGGGCGTGCGAATAACACCACATGCTATTGATGCTTCAATGATAGGGTGCTACGCTGCATACATTCTGTCTGGACTTAAACCCTATGATGGTGATTTTGTACCAGAGCACGTTATCGAGGCTGCTTTGATTCACAAAGACATTGGCATACGCCCAAAAACTTCAGGTAAAAAGAAAAGGAATCGCAAGTGATCTGCCCTATTACAAGCAAGAAACTTGCTAGCAATAACTGTGAAGTAGATACGTGTAGGTATTGTGTATCCAGAACCTGCCAACATGAGGCTGTAACAGCGCTAGCTGGAGATAGAGAAGCTATAAAGAACCACTACGGGTTGTCTGAAGTTGAAGTCATGTGTGATCTTTACAGAGTAGCTACAGCCATACAGGCTGCAAAGTACTTCGAGTTCATATTTGAAAGAAGCATATCGGATATGAAGAAGAAAGACGTTGAAGACATATCCAAGACTGAAGACAAATACAAAAGCTGGAACACAAACCAAACCAAAGCGGAATTTTCCGACATCGTGGACATGATTGTTTTCATATCCAACAACTTGACTTGAAAGGCATAAAATGCAAACGCTCACTACTGAAGAACTCCACGCTGGCAACGGCGCTCTGTATGTAATCAACACTTCGGATCAGGCGCGCAAGAGCCGAGATTCTGGAGGCGGTGACGTGATGATCTCTGTGAAGCACGGAGACGTTTCACGTATCATTCGAGTCCCAAAGACGTGGGTGCCGGTTGAAGTCACCAAAACAGTTCCGCGAAAGATTCTTGTCGAAGCTGCTTACTTTCTAGAGGCTGTTGCTGCTGGTTTGATCACGCCAGTAGCTACCAAGGATGCAATAGAGGTTCTACGCTCTGACCGGGCGCAAGAAGAACTAGAGCGTATGGAACAGCATGAGACTGCAGTAGAGGCAGAGATGCGTAGCAAGGGCATCAGCAAAAACACCTACGTTACTGGTGGCCGTGAGGAAGAGGAAGAAGAAAAACCGGTGAAGCAACCTAAGCGTGGAATCAGCGTAGTTGATTTTGATTCTCCTGAAGCGGTAAAGGTTTCGTTTATTGCTTGGACAAACAAGATCAACGCTCTTACTGAAAAGGAAGCGCTCAACGAGCTACGCCGCCGTGGTTCTGTGGAACAGGAAGAAGCCGTGTACCTGATTGACAACTGCAAGCACAAGAAGATCTGCGCTGGCTTGAAGAAGAGCCTAGGAATGTAAACTGCAAAGTACAGACGTAAAAAAGCCCCGCAACCGCAAGGTCCGGGGCTTTTCTTTTGGCTGAAATCAGATCATAGAGATTGTCAACGGCACACCAAGTGCGTCTGCGATAGAGTACATCTGCAGGATAGAAAGATTTGCAGTGCCGCTCAACCAGTCAGATACCACAGATGTGGGCCAACCGAGACGCAGCGCAAGTTCTTTCTTACTTATGTTTTTATCGAGCATGATCCATTTTGCTTGAAGACTAAAGTCTGCAAGCCTAACAGCGTCATACATTGCACTGGTTTCTTTTCTACGTTTGTCCCAATGTGCAGTCTTCTGCGCGTCTGTCATGTCTTCGTACTTCATGGTATAGCCTCGTTTAATTTCAACAATCAGCCTTCTCGCTGTGACTTTATGCGTGCTGGCATTGCATCGTCTTCAAACACTTGAACCTCAATCACTGGACGCGTGTCAGAGATACGAAAGACTCCAATGCATCCAGGATCGTTGCGTTTTGTTTCAGACGCAACCCAGACCGCCTTCCTACCTTCTGCTTCTAAACTTGCTGCAACCTTCTTGCGCCAAGTTGAAATCGACATGAATAGATCAATGTCAGACCCCCTTGACTGCCCACCTCTAGCCCACGACCCGGTAAGATACGCGTCTTCGCCCAGACACTGACTGCAACCTAGAATTCGCAAAGTGTTGCTGAGTATGATGTCCTCAGAAACAATTTTACTGTTCCTAGGCGTGTGAGTGCAGAGAGTTCCAAAGTCTCCAAGAAGAGTAGTGTCCACTTTCTTAATGAACTCTTCGTTTGGTCGCACACCATCATTGTCGTATGGGAGTGGCGCACAGTAAAAAAGATACTCGTAGCTAGAAACGTGAGCACGTACCAGCTGCTCCCACATACGAACTTTTTCAGCGTGTACAGAGTCGCCCCATTGAGTCTTCATGTAGCAGAAGAAGTCAACAAGGCTTCGATCACTCACTATCATGTCAACGCCACTCTGCAAAGACATGTAGCTTTCCATTTGGATCATGTTGCCGAGAAACCATTCCTGAGCTTCAAAGCGACTTTCCAGAAGCGCCGAGTCAAAAGGAAGCCGGCGGTCCTGCTGCAGAATTCCGTCAACACGTACACCGTAGAGTTTCAGTTCTCCACACACCTGATATGTGAGAGTCGTCTTGCCTGCGGAAGATGATCCTACAAATGCAAACTTTGGCACTTTCATTTCATTCTCCTTCAAACCAGATTACGCAATCCAGCAAACAGCTGCTGTACTTTCCTGCTGTCAGCACCGATGAATGCAGTCGCTCTATCCATGTACTTTTCAAACGACATGGACTCGTATGCGGCACTGTTTGACTGACCTAGCCACGCACTGAAATCTGCGTCATGCGCTCCTGTCAAGAGAAGCAGGAACTGCCGCTGCACAGGCTTCAGCCTATCGTTATTCATTAATTCACGCAGAGCAAACAACTGTTCCCAGTTACCCTGAGTTGTACCCTCTATATTTGTTACCAAGTAGCTGCTTGTAACTGTTGACGACCCTGGCTCTTCAATCAAGCTGGTGACATCGCTTGTCTCACCGAAGTCCAACGACAAGACTCTAGCGTGGCATGTTCCATCGGAGTCTGTTGTCAAATGCTGGTTCTTCTGTGACGTTGCATGCTTAACAATGTTCTGTGCGTGGTTGTGCATCGCCGTTTTAACAATGGAAAGAATGTGACCCTTGTCATCGTATCTCGGGTATGCACGCAACAGCGCGTAGAGCGCCCAACTCTTCATGTCGGATTTCAGCGTGTCACTGTCATAGCCATATCCATGTAGAAAAGCTAAGCGGGTTCCTACATAGTGACCAAGGTAGCCGCGTATGTCTCTACATGTCAATGCCTTTCCGATCATGTCGCTTAGACCAGACATCGAGAACAGAGCGCGATCTTCATCAATGAATTCTTGAAGCTTTGCGGCTAGCTCTGGATGTTTACAAGCCTGTCTGCATGCTAGTGCCTCTTCTTGTGACAGGTTGCAGCTTGCTGGCGTTACCGATCTGTCACCAACAAAGTAGGCAAAGGTGTAGACCTTGCAATTCAGCAGCAGCATTCCGTTTCGGTGTAGCAGTCTGCGCCAGCGCAGAAACTCAAAGTTCACACCAGTTGCCGATAACCAATTGCGTATTCTATGTTGATCTGTACCCTTGAAAAGGTACAGCATCAGAAGGCCGTACAGCTCAATGCGCCGTGCCTTGCTAACTCGTTCGTCGAGGCACGAAGCTACAGAACCGAAAAGACCGTGAACAAGCTTTTCGTCAGTTTCTTCTGACATCAGACGCCTCGTGCGCTTGTTACTTCAAAGGTCACGCTGCCATCGCTATTCTTGACAGGTACAGGATTGTTGCTAGATGCACGCATGCGTTTTGCCTGCGGCTTTCCTTTTCCTGCAGCTGCGCTATCCAGCCAGCTTTGAGCAGTTTCTATGGTTGGAGGTTCGTAGTCAATAGCTACCACGTGGTTCTTCTTTGGTTTGCGCGGCTCATAGAGCTTTCCAGAGGCAAGCATCTTGTCTTTCATATCGACGAACTTTGCTCGCGTGTAAAGCGAACTGCGCATGAGATACGCAGTGGTTACTGCGGTTCCCTTCTGAAGGTAATCGGAGCCTGCCACCATAACGTTCTTGTCTGGATCAAGTCCGAGAGCGTAACCGCAGAACCAATTGTCAAGGTAGTCCGGATTTCCAACAGAGAAGTAGACCTTTTCAAGGAAGGACAACTTGCAGCGTTCAAGCGAAGCTGCATTCTTGAGAAGTCCCATGAGAACACGCTGCTGCTGCGCGCTGAAAGCAGCAACCAGAGCTGCAGTTGCTGCAATTGCTTCTGGAGCAACCTTTCTGAAGACTCGAATGTTTGCAGTGTAGCAATGAGGTGCCGTGCCGAAAGACTGAACTCCGAGCTTGTTGCAGGGGCTACCTTTTGAAGGGTGCCTTGACTCGGCAAAGAACATGCAATCGCCACACTTCAGTTTGACGTTGGAAGCCGAAGACTCTCTACCTTCAACGATTTCATTCTTAGACATGATTGGCCCTTTCTGCTTCAGTTTAGACGCTAGCTTCTATCGGTGCCCAGTGCGTAGGGTTGCAGTACTCAAATACAACCCACCCATCGTCAGCTAGGCAGGTAACCCATTGCTCATATTTGCTTACCCACCTAGCTACTTGAATGATTTGTATCTCTGAAATAAAATCATCTTCCCATGTACCTCCAGCTAACAAGACAAATTCTCCAGTCTTGGGGGCTGTTTCGATAGGCTGCCAGTTTATCACTGTTTGCATGATTGGTCCTTTCAGTTTCGCTATTACGGAAATAGCCTACGATGCTCTGCTTCAATAAGGCACTTTATAGTGTCTGCCTTTGACTTCTTGTAGTACTCTGAAATTTTCGCTAGCTTGCTATGGAAGTTGGCGTTGCCGTTGACTTGCACAGGAACCATCCGGTTAGGGTCTTCCTTGAGCTTCCGTGTTGCCTGAACCACGCAGTTAGCTAGGTAGAACAGGCGTTGGTTTATTATAGCATGATTCTCACCCGACTGCAAGAACTCGTTGTAGCTCTTTCCAGCCAGCACTCGTTCTGCAATTCTGTGCAGCGAAGAGTGATGCCCACTGCACAGAGACACTGTTGGACCTTTTGTTCCACCGAAAGCCTGAGGAAATATATGGTGAAATTCTTGAATCAATGCAGAGTCGTTTCCGCCATACGCAATGAACTTTCTGTCGCACACGTAGCAGCGGTCTACAAGCGACACTAAATTTCCTGCTTTCTTTGGAACTGGGTGCGTCTGAGCTACTGACTTGAAAGCACTAAGTTCCAGTACGTTTGGCATACTTGTGCATAGCTTCAGGGTTTGCCGGTTCCAATTCGTCAACAGCGTTTCTGTTGAATGTCTTCATGACTGCCTCTTCGTCAGTCCATTGAACATCAAACGTCAATGTCTGCTTTACCAGAGTATTTGCAACAGACACCAGAAAGTGACGCGAGGGTCGAGACACCAACGGGCTGTAGCAAACAGTAAAGAATGGCACGAATCTCGGATCGCCGTTTACTTTCAGCACTTGCTTTCTGTATTCAGCAGACGGTGTGTATTCTCCGTCTTCACCGAGAAGAACAACGCCCATCACCATTTCTGTACGCTTGGTAGCGGTGTTGTGCACATTTCGGTGAACGATTGGCCGAACACTGATCTGAAAAGACATCGAGTCTTCAAGCACTGGAGACTGGTCAGAAAAAGTTTCGTCAGGCGAAGACAGAAACAGAATCGGCACGTACACCATGTTGTCATTAGGCGACGATGCATACATGTCGCGCAACAAACCGAGAGTGTCTTCTGTCGGAGTTGCAACTATGATTCTTGTCATTACTTTACCCCACTGCGGTAAAACGGAAAACTGACGTTCTTCACTTTGAGGTGCCCGCCGGAGCTTCCTGCAACAGTGGAACGCGACAACAGAGTAACTTGACCAGAAGGAACAAGCCAGCACCAGCGAGCGTTGTACCAACCAAATTTCGGACCAAGATCCTGAAAGCGCTGCGCTGCATACTTGCCTTTGATGGTGTCAACCAGATCATCGAGTACGTGCAACTCTGCATCCTTTATCTTCTTCTGCGTCTTTGCATCGCGCTCTTCTTTGAGGAACTTCTTAGCTTGATCCTTAGTCAAACCGAGAGCGTTTTCCTTGCCAGAGGATCCAGCTACCGCAGCATCCGCAATTCGCTGCGCTGCGTACTCGTTAGTGACACCAGCTACATACTGATCTTTGAGAATGAAATAGCCTTCAAATGCGTCAACGTTGAAACCATTGCGACGCAGTTCCGCCGGATTGAAGAATGGAGTGGCGATAACAACTACAGGCGCTTTGGTGAAGACGTATCCCTTCTTGAGAAGTTCTGACTTCAGAGCCGCTTCAGAGTCGCTATGCTTGTCCAGTATCTTCTGAGACAGAGCAAACCCGTCATCGTGACTATCAGACTTTGCATCGTCTGCTGTCTTTATAGAAGACAGAAAGGCAGCTAGCTTGCTATTGAATGCTGCGTAATAGCTTGCCACATATTCAGCGGCGGCCTTCTTTGTCAAGTCATCCGAAGCAAGAGCACTTGCTACGCTAGTCAAGCTATTCTTGAGTTCTGTAGCTATCTTCTTTGTTCCAGGGATCATCTGAACCATTTGATCCAGACTGACTTTTGCTAATGCAAACTGCTGCTTGCCAAGTTCTTGAACCAGTGACTTTTCCAGTTCAGAGAATGTGTCCCAGTCGATTGATGAGCTATCCATTGTGTTACTCGCGTCGGTAGTTGCTACCAGTAAAAAATGTTCCCGGGAAAAAGACCCCCCCCAGAAACGCAGAAACCCGAGTTAGTTTCCTAATTCGGGTTTCTTTGGTTTTGCACGGACAAGCCGTGCACTTTTCTACATGTCATTTGGGATCAGCGGTCATCACCATCGTCGAAGCTG